TTTGTCATACTGAACAACTAATGTCATATGCTATTTTCAAGTTTATGGTTAATACCTGTGATGTTATACTATCTCCTGGGTCTGCTATGATGTTTATTGTATTTGTTATTAAGTCATAAGACACACTCTGTATTCCAGGGATTCCAGGTAACCCTTTTAGGGGGTTACCAACCAACAAATCAACTATTGAATCAACATAAACCGAATCTGCTGGCACATCTGTTCTTGTATATCCTGTGTAAAATGTGTATCCACTTGTTACTCCGCTTGGCTCTAATGTGCATTCTGTTCTGAAAACTGCCGAATTTAAATTACATTTTGGATCGGTTATAGTGGTTGATCCGCTAAACTCCATATTCACCAAATCACTAAAACCCTCATTTAAAAAATCCAATAATCCAAAGTTATTTAATGGTTGTAATGAAAAATTTTGTGAATCCACAACATATATCTTATATGATGTGTTTACACTAAAACAATTTATGGATGTTTCTCTTGTTAATGTGCAACCGTTTGCATCTTGTAATGTCAAACTATAATTCCCCGTTGTTAATCCTGTTGCTGTTATGTATTGTGGGTTTCCACTTACATTGCTTGACCATGTGAATGTGAATGGTGGTGTACCATTTGTAATTAGTGCTGTGATTGATGCATCATCACCATTTACACAAGATGTGGGAAATAATGAAAAATCAATTCCATTGCTTGATGTAACTTGTATATTGTCCTTCTGTTCGCAGCCTGTTGCATCCACAACTCTTAACTCATATTGACCATCTGCTATATTCTGGAATGTAACTCCTGTCAAATTTGTGTCAATTATTGAGGTTGTATTCAAATAGAAATCATATGGTGGTGTTGCCCCGGTGCTTATATATGCAAATATGCTTCCATTGTTTGAACTACAAGTTGTTCCAGTTGTGGAATAACCTAATGTGAATTTATCCTCTGCTATGATTGTTATCTCTTCATCATAATAACAACCTATGGAATCTTGCATATAAGCAGTATATGTTCCACTAGATAAATTTTCAAATATATGATTTGTAAATGTTGTGGTAATAATTGTTGTATCACCACTTGGAGTTATCAACCCATAATTATACGGTCCAGTCCCCCCAACAACGCTAATATTTATTAACCCATTTGATGCTGAACAAGTTGAATTAGTCCCATCAATTGAAACTGATGTTACCCCATTGTCATTATTTAATGATGCAGTAAAATCTAATGTACATAATCCAGCATCAATAACTGAAATATCATAATCCCCAGAAGTCAATCCACTAATTACAAAATTTCTATCATAAGTTATAGCATAATACCCAGTATTTGCTGAATAATAGAAGGGAGCAGTACCACCACTTATGGTAATATTTAATGCCCCAGTTGCTGTAAAACAATTTGGTTGTGTTAAAGTAATTTGCTGAACCCCTAATGAATCAGTATTAAGAACTTCAATACTTTTAGTTTTTGAATTACCTTGCCCATCTGTAACATTTACAGAATATATGCCAGAAGTCAACCCAGTTAATGTACTACCTGTTGTATTATCAACCCAAAGATAAGAATATGGCCCAGGATTTGTTTGTCCTGTTACAAATATCTTCCCTGCTGGTGTAGAATTGCAAGATGAATTATTAATAACATATAAACCAAAGTCAAAAGCGTTTGATGTCTTAATAATGAAACTTTCTGTTTTTGCTGTACATCCACCAAAATCATTAGCCGTTAAATAATATGTCCCAGCACTCAAACTACCAAATTCAACTAAATCTGAATTATTTGTTTGAGTATATATTAAATCACCATTAGTAGAATAAAGATTGTAATCAACCGCAGAAAAAGCAGATGTTGTTGATGCACTAACTGAACCATTATTTTCCCCATTGTTTGTATTGACTGTTGACACAATTGATGCACAACAGCCACTAGAAACTGGTATGTTTATATAAAATTCTAAATTCTGTCCTAACGTGGAATCATTAACCCTAACACCATATGTTGTTCCAGATAACCCAGTTTGGTATATTGGGAATACATCTGTTGTAATAGCAACCCCCAAAGGTGGATCAACCCACTCAATGGTATATGGGGATGTCCCTCCATCTAAAGATATTGATACTGCACCAACACTTGTGTTTGAACAATCCCCAGTTACGCTTAAAAAATAATCAAATGCCGCCATCTTTTTAACAAATTATATTTACATCAACCCCAACATTTATTGTTAATAATTTGTTTGTTGCAATTTCATCAACACAATCCAAATCAATAAACTTAATAACACCATTAATAGGTGTTGTATAATTTATATCATAATAATATAAGTTAGATAATGCGTTAATCAACGATGTTTGCCATAAATCATTTGTTGGAACATCATCATTACCAATTCCATCATAAAACTTAACCTTTGCAACAATGGTTGAATTCAACACAATCTCACTATACCAACTAGTCAATACATTAGTCCCATCACAACTCAAATCAAGTTCCTCAATTGTTGAACCAATTGCATTCCCCAGAATAACTGGGAATGTTTCTAATGGTGTTGCCACCAAACTAATGCCATTCTTAATACAAATATCTGAAAATATTGGTGAAGTAATAAACTCATCTCCACTTGCAATTGGTGTAAGTGAACTAATATAAACATCAAGATTAGATGTTGTAATTACTTTAGGTTCATTTCCTGTACACCCACTCATCACCCTCTTATAAACATATTTTTGCTTATGGAATATGGAATTCTCAAATTTAAGACCCCCCATCCATAATGTTGTTGCTGGTATCATCTGTTCAACCAACTTAATCCAATATGGGTTTATACCCTCAACAAACTTAATTAATTTCTCATATGTATATTTGTTTGTTGGTATATTAACCGTATATGGTGATTCAATATATTTCCAAAAAATGGATTGCAACGTTGGGTATCCCCCGGTCTTACCATCATTAATGTACATCCTATTACGCACATTAATCATATTCTTTGCAAATGTTGCGGCAAACTCAAAAAATGATTTTGATTTTGGTTGTGGGTTTATCTCTGTTGCATCAGTCCCACCAGTTGTTGCATAAGGGAACGTCAAGCCACTTTGTGGTATTGGGTAATCATACTCATTAGATTGAACCCAAACATCATACAGAAGCCCTTGTGAGGGGTTTAAAAATATACTAGTGTTTTTGACATTCAATAACAATCTTTCATCACTAACAAAATAATAAGCATTATAACTTCCATCCACAGAAACCCTCATCAATGTATTATCCCTTGACCAAGATTTCTTATTATCCACATATTTGGATAAGGTAAAACCCTCATCAATATATGGAAACTTCCTAAAAATATTTAAATACTTATTACCATATGTGAATGGCTCAAACTCTGTTCCATATTCAATATTTGGTGCAACCCCAGTTCTTGTTGCTATTTCAAGGCTTTTATGCTTGGGGGTTAATTGATACCATCCAGCACCCATCTGAAAGAATAGTTGGTCACTATCTTTTGGCTGTTTGGGATAACCTGTCAATCTATCTAAAGGGTAATTTGTTGTGTTAAAATTAACAATTAATGATGTGGTGTTTTCTGTAATTGCTGTGTATGTATAACCTGATAAGGTATATGTACTAGCACTAAACACAGGATCACTATCAATATAATTCCCTGTCTGTATCTTTGATAAATCTGAATTAAATTTTGTTAGATTTATCTTTTGGTCAGCAATATATATATGCTCATTAAATTCTACCAACGCCTCTGGCGCACCAAACAACCTAAGTATAAACTCAATTGAACGCCTTGTACCTTTTGATTTAAATAAGTAAAATGAATTGATGACCAAATTCCTATAAAAAGAATAATTCAATTCTAGTGGAGTTTGTGACCTATTATATGCAGGATATTTAAAATCACTATTATCCCCAAATATGGATTCAATTAATGTCTGGTCTGTTAAGAATTGGAAATTTTCTTGCCACCCTAGTGTTTGTCCCAAATTCACCAATAATTGTGAAGGTATGTCATTCTTTGGGGTATAATTAACTGAATTCATATATGCCAAAGAATCAATGAACTTCTTAACCTCATCAAAACTTCTACCATATATTTGAAGCATACTTTCAATTCTCCTATCAAATGTATCAAATTCCTTCAATGAATCTGAAACAAAAAATCTTGATATAAGATTTGTTCTAGCATTATCAAAATAATTTGCAATAACTTGGATATTATCCAAGTATGCAGAAAAACTTTCACTTAAAATATCTATATTCCAAACCCCATCTAAAGGAAAGGTTATGTTTGTATCCACTAATGTAAATTGACCATTATCATTTTCTTGTGGCACTTGTAAGGTCATTGTATAAATGGGTGAAGATAATGTATTTAACATAAATTGCTCCAACTCATCCAACTGACTCTTCAATACCAAATTATATAGAAAATCACTTGGCCTAATTATAAAAGATTGAGCACTATTGGTTGATGATACACCAAATGGTGAACCTGAAACTGTTATAGTTAGAGTACCCTCTGTTAAACTTTCAGAAGGATTCAAAATAACCAAGGGGTAAACAACCCCATTTATAGATAATACATAATCAACATAATACTTTGTCAAATCCCTATATTCAGAAACAGCAATCTCATTTGCCAATAAATTAATTGCTGAATTTTGGCTAAAATCAACACCAAAAGGATTGTATATCTTCTCTATGTTAATATCAAAAGTTGTATCATCTGTAATAGCATCATAAACAATATTTGTTGCAGTATAACCAGTATTTAAATTGTTGTCATAAAAATTAACATCAATTGATGCCGGAAAATTATTTATTACATTTGTTATGGATACAGAAAATCTTTTGGATAATGATCCATACATAACAAAATTCATAACTTGGGTTATGTCATAATTTGGATAAACATCTAATTGCTTTGATATTGCTGTTTTAACATCCCCAATATCATTAATTCCCAAACTTTCCAAACTGACTGGTGCATCAAAAACATTTGTTTCAAATTTACGTGGATTAGTCTCAAATATAGATGGCGTGAATTCAAATGTACCAAAAGTCAAACCACCCCCTGTTACAAGTTGGTATCCAACCAAGTTGTCAAAAACACTACTAGCACCAGCAAGGGGGTTATTCTTAATGTAAATTATTGGCATTATTCTATTATATTATCAAAATTTTTGCTTATGTCTATATCATCACCCCTATCTTCCCTAACCTCATATAACAACTCATTAAACTGATTTCTAACCTCAAATAGATTATATTGTCTATATATGTTGTTTGCTGGGTCATATAATGTATAAACCCCATCTTCAATAGATTTGGTCTGATTGCCAAATATCCCAATTGCTAATGTGGATATATCATGCTCGGCTATCTCAATTTCCAATGTTGTGGGATTGAAATAGGTGTTGGTTATAATTATGTTTTGATTTGGCTGGCCAATAAAAGGTGTTGCATTTGTCTTGTTTGAAGGCGAACTACTTGGGCTTAAAGTCAAGAAAACCAAATTGGTGTTGTTATCAACATACCTATATCTAATTGATTTTTGGTTTGTATTCACCTCATTTGTTACAATTGGCTCACAAAAGAAAGATGATGTTATTAACCTAAAGAAGTTTGGAACTTTCTGCCCATTATTCAAATATTCAACCCTATACCCAACCAATTCTTGGGGAACTTCAAACTTATTTCTAAAATCATCTGGAACATCATCCAGATTTATAACAATACCCTTTACATTTGGTAATGCACTCAAAACTCCACAATCATTTATTTTTGTCCTTATTTGTGCTGGTCTTAAATATAATGTATAATAACCAAGTGCTGTAAATTCAGACGCTGGTAATGTCAAATTATATAACCCACCCAATATCTCATTAGGATGCTCACTATCAAAATAAGGTTTTAATATGGTTGTTGCATCCAATCTTTTTTGTGAAATCAAATCTGCCTGATCCCTTGTTGGTGCATATACCATTACTATCTCCACATCTTCAGGGCTTACATCACTAGGTCTAACTGTTCCATATGTGCCAATTGCCATATTATTATATTTTTATTATAAATAGTTTAGTTCTTTATTTATTTGTTAATTTAAAATACCCGTATCCATATTTTTCCATATCTTGCAATGTCTTTACCTCACCAAGCCTCTGAACCTTTTCATAACCTGAATTTTTACCCCTCTCCACAAAAACATTTGAGAAAATCTGCACATCATCTACTGATTTGATTAAAGCCTCATTCTTTGTGATAGGAACTAATTTAGCAGTATCTTTGGTCAATCCTTTGCTCTTAACCTCAAAAGTTGTAACACCAAAAGGATAATCTACGTATTTGATGTCTTGTATTGTATATGCTGTAAACGAGTCGGTTATATTTGTTACTTTACCATAAATGGCACCATCTTTAAACACATCAACACCAGATTTGTAGGAAGTCTTTCCATACAATTCCAACTCAAGCAAATTTGATTTTGTATATCCTGTAATAGTTACCTCACCATCATATATATAATCATCAATATCCATACCTGTATCACCAGTAAAAATATAATCATAACTTATTGGAGTATCTTTCCAAGGACCCCCACTTGGAATAAACTCTACTGTACCATTTGGATTATCACTAACCTTATCTTTATCAAAAGGAATGGTTATAGTCTTGCTAATGATATTTGTTCCAAAATTGTTTTTTTGTATTAATGTTATGACATATTTTGCATTTGTTTTTGGATAGACATGACAGCTCTTAATATCACCCATGGGCTCAACCTTGCTATTATCCCCCCAGTATATTTGATAATCTGATCCTTTGCTATATGAACTCAAAATTGATGTATTATATATACAGTATTCATATTTATTTTCTGCACTAAATACATAATTTAACACGGTTTCCTTTTGCTGTATTGCACCATCAAACTCTGAATAATACCCAGTGTCAATACAATCTTGAGTTAATAAAATGGGAATTGTAAGACCAGTCAAGGATGATGCCCCATTTACCCCACTATTCAATAAACTAGTCATTCCTGTATAAACACCAAAGGTATTACCACTATAAGTAATTTCCTTAACTATGGACGATAATGACTCAGGGGATATTTTAATTTTATATACCATTATTTCTTTGTTACATATTCATACCATTTCATAGGATTCTTCTTAACACCCACTTGGGTTTCATCCTTAATGTCATAATACTCATAAGTATAAGTATTGTAATTCAAATTTATCTTGTAATAAAAGTCAAAAACTTCATTCAAATTATACCTATCACTTGTTGTTGATTGGCAAACATTTGCCATTCTGGTAAATACGCCAGTCTTACCATTAAAGAAGGTTGCACTAACATAAAAAGTATCAAAATTAAAAACTTCTTTGTCCTTTAACCAATAAACAAAAAATCCTTCTGTATTCTCTGTATAATCCAAAAGATATGTTGGTGTGGTAATACCATCTATTTTAACCCCATTACTTGCTTGTAATATTGTTGTTATATAAATTTTTTGTGATTTGTTAAATGGAGTATCATAATAATCTATTTTAAAGAAAGAATTATTAAAACTATTTGACACATTTTTAATATCAGTATCCAAGAAATTATTGCTTGGTGTCATATAAGTTGAACTCCAATTATTGATTGAATCCAATTCCTTTCCATTATGGAAATTAAAATTTATATTTAAACTATAATCAATTCCCATTTCATTAATCTTTTATACATCTAATAGAATACCCATTGTTTGGGTCATCCTCTTGAAAATCCAAATTATCATTATCGTATTCCAACTGAACCAATTTCTTAAAATTAAGCCCACTTCCATTTGTTTGTGACCAAAATGATGTGGTTTTACCAAAATAATTAAAATTACCATTATACAATCTTCTTCCGGCTGGATATGCATTAAAACCACTGCTATTTGTTGCACCATCATTTGGACTATTCCACCATACAAACCCGGCTGTTTTCATCTTACCCCCAGCAACACTATTACCACCAAGATAAGTGCTTAATGTTGTTAATTCAGCATTTGTTGGCACATGCCACCCAGTGGGACATAAGCCACCACCATTTGATGTAGCATACCAATTGTATAAATACCCAAAACAATTATCAATAGAATTATTATATGCACAATAAGCACCACTACTTGTATTTTTCCAAGTTGTGGGATTTGTCACATATGGAATGATTGTTCCATTTTTATACCTTGTTGTCCTCAAATTCTCTGTAAACCAAGTTTGTGTTCCAATTACTGCTGTACCATAATAATTACCATCATAATCCCTAACATAAGTTGTACCAGAACAAGTATTGACACTTGTCAAAACACCACTTGAATTAATGTTGAATACAGTTCCCTTTGTACTGCTAACATACCAACCTTCAGGTAATATCTCATAACCAGTATCTGTCCCAATGTAAATAATATCATTAATTTCTATTTTCTGTGGAGTTCTTTGGTTTGTCACATATAACTTATCAAAATCCCCCACACAAGTTGTTGGTGTTGTTGTGCAAAATATTGAATTACAAGCATCCCCACTAGTTGTATAATTATACCAAGTACCACAACCACTTGGGGTTGGTGCTGAACCTCCATATATGTTAAAATCTGTCATATTTATTAACAATTTTGTTTAAATGCTATTAAATTATTTGATGAATAATATCTTAATTCAGTTGGTGTTACAGTTGGAGTTGGTGTTGGTGTAATTGTTTTAGTTGGTGTTATTGTTGGGCTTAATGTTATTGATGGGGTTATTGAAGGTGTTACTGTATTTGTTGGTGTTATAGTTGGCATAATTGATGCTGTTGGAGTTATAGTTGGAGTAATTGTTTTAGTTGGGGTGGGTGTAGGTGTTGAATTAATTGTTTTGGTTGGTGTAGGAGTAATTGTTTTAGTTGGGGTGGGTGTAGCCGTTTTGTTTGGTGTAGCCGTTGGTGTTGGTGTCTTTGATGGGTTGGGGAAACCTTCAATCAGTCCCCTATGTGAAAATCGAACAACCTCGTAATCAGTTAATGCATTTATAGAGTTTGTTAAAATATATTCCCCATAACTATTTATGGTATCTTGATGCCCAGCATTATCAAAATCTACCTTAATAGGTAAACTTATTGTCAAGTCATTTAATCTTGGTTGTAGTAATCTATATTTATTCACACTCATCTATCACTGGTTTTTTAACTAAAGGCACAACACCAGTTGATCCTATTATTCTTTTTGATTTAGTAACAACCTGCTCATAATAGTCGTAGCCCTCTGGAAATAACTTTAAAACATTATTAACAAAGGGATAAAATGAACCATTTACAAATGGATAATTAACTCCATTGTTATTTTCATCAAAAAATCCAACACTATAAATATCCCTCCATCTAAATTGACCATCCACCTTTGAATAAAATGCATAATTTGGAACATTATCTGCCAAGTTCTTATCAACCGTTTCAACATAATCTGAAAATACCTTTAGTTTTAATTTATTGTGTGGCTTATAATAATATCCTGATTTATTATTATCATAATTTGAAACTCTAAAAACACTTTCAGAATGTTTTATCTTATGATATAATTCAGATATTATAATTTCCTCTTGATTGTAAGCATTGTATTCACAAAAATCGCCATCAATTATGTCAGACAATAATTTAAAATATTTAAAATTGTTTTGTTTTTCATCAAAATAATTCTCAACAGTAATATCCACATTTGAATTTGATGTAGAATTATCCCACCAACTATTTGTTGGTTCTGTTATGTTAAATAACCAACCTTTCTTTATCACATCAAAAAAACCAGAATATCCTTTATATATTGCAGTTAAATATAATTCAGTTAGGGGTCTATTTTGATTATCAATAAGGTCATCAATACTTACATCATCAGTTAATGTGAAATTATATGATATATTGGAAGTTTTTTTAACATATGAAAATTTATCTCCAATAAAACTCAAAACTTTTGGCTCATCATATGCATTTGTTTCAAATCCTGATTTTGTTATAGTAATTTTATCTGAATTACTAATAACCTTATGCTTTCTAACATAATAACTAGAAATAGTTTCACCACTATTTTCAATAAATAAAACCCTTTTTAATGCACCAAGTTTATTGTCTGAAATATTATTATCAATATTTAATATATTTAAAACAAAATTCTCTGATCCAACAGTACCATCACCAAATGAAAATATTTCATAAGCCCTACTAACTGAATCTATCTTAACAATTATAGATTCACCTTCATTTACATTATGAGGCAATGCACAATTAATTCTAACAATATCAAAACCACCTTGTACAACCAAGTCAGTTACAAATGGTATCCCATCTTCTGCAACCCAATCATAGAATCTATCTCCTATTTTAACATTTAAATTTTGTTTACTATCCCCGGTATAAGGGTAAGTAATATAATAATCCCAGTTATATTTAAAAGCATTGATTGTTTCATAACCAAAAGAATTTGCTACATTTGGTCTAAAGAAATCAAATTCATATGATGGCAAAAATCCTTTATCCACATTTGATATTGATGTTGAAGTTTTGTTGTTTATGTTATATATCAACTGTGATTTATATTTACTATTAGTTGTTCCAGAATAAAAATTATCATATAAATAATTAATTTTAAACGTTGGTCTTACTTTAAATGAATTTGTTTTTTCTTGGCTATATAATTTCTTTAAATCAACAACAACATCTCTGTCAAACTCAATAAGTTCTTTCCTTGTGCTATCAAAATTTATGGATACCTGTGAATTAGTGTCATCACCAATTTTATTCTTAAATACATTAGGTACAATATGAAACTTATTCATTTAAATATTTTGTTTTAAATATATCCAAAGCCGAAGCCCCTTTTTTTATACCAAAATAAAAATAAAATGGTGCGCCAACTGCAAATATGTTTTTTCTATTATTATATTTAGTTGCTTGATTTTTACTATTATATAAATAAGCCCTGTCATTGTTATAACTCAAAAGATTTTCATCATTATAGAAATATTTTTCAGTATTCTTTGGGTTAAAAGAATTTTTTAGTGTTGCCAAATCTGGCTTAATTCTATCTAAATTTTGATATTCATCAGATATAATATTTGTTGTGTACCATGTGTTGGTTTCATCTCCAAAAAAAGCAGTGGATCCAGATATTGCCCATTGATAAAATGGAACTTTTTGTGATTTAATGCCAAAATATTGTGGCTTCAACTCATTATTTAATGTCCTAAAATTAACTCTACCAGGTGTCAAATAATCTTTTAATTGCAAATCATCTTGTGATGATGAATAAAAAACACCAATAACAGGATTACCCTTTTTATCATATTGAATAGATATTTCTGAATCAGCACTATTTGTCATACTGTAAAATTCAGTAGAAAATTTATCAACCCCAAATTCAGAATTTATTGATAATAATTGACTATAATCTCCATCTGTTTTTTTATACCCTCTTGAAAATAAATCATTAATATTTTTTAAATTTTTAATAAAATTACCATTAGTAATTCTGCTAATGGCAAATAAATTAAGAATATCTGAATTATCTCCATAACTTGTTGGTTCTAACTTATCTAATACAAAAGAATAATATTCAAAATTATCACTATTAAAACCATATAATGAATTTTTATAACCCAAATCCATTATTGTTGTTGGGAATAGTAAATTTTTTTTATTCTCCTCAAATTTGTTTGCTTTCCTACCAACAAAAATATTTTCACTCATATTGTAGGGGGAACTACGATAGTAAAAATTATTTGTAATTTTATCAAAGTATATTAAATCATTACAATAAGATTCATCATCAATAATTGCTTGATTATTATTATCATACTTAATTTTTGTCTGGATTGGGAAGGCAAATAATGATCCATTCACCCAATTATTTACAAAGACCTCTGAAACCACTCCCCTACATAACGCATAGAAAAATCTAAATCTATTAATCCATTCTGTATATGTTTTTAAATCTTTTGGAATGTCAAGTAAAGTTCTTTTTGCAAAAGTATAACATCCATTATCAACAGAATCTTTATCTGAACAAGTTTCATCCACTTTAAAATCAACTCCTTTGCCTTTGTAACAACCTAGACTAACCATATTGTTGCAACTATTTAAAGTTGTTAACAAATTTTCTGACATAGTATATCCTGAAAAATCTTGTGGTGAGTATCCTGTATCTGATGATGGTATTGGATTGTCTGCAAATTGTTCTGCCCCAACAATTTCATAAGTTGCAAATCCTAAATTTTGTTGTAATGCTGCTGCCATACCACCATTTATTTTAAAATTATTCACAGTACTAGAAGACCATGATGCCCCATCCAAATAATCAGAAGTAGGTAGCCTATCTGTCCTAAATAATGTTTTATTATTTACACTTAATTCATTTAAATTAGTACCTGACCCATTATCAAATGAAGGTTTTGAATAATAAGTATTATTATAATCTGTATCTTTTTTTATTAATTTTTTTATGAAAAATTTGCTCAACATTGAATTTTCCAAATAAGATGATGAATGATTTGTCAAGTTATCTGTTTTATTATACCCATTTTTAACCTCATATTTATTTGAAATTAAAGTAAGTCTAAATGATCCATTTTCTAAAAGATTATCATCACTAACTCTAAGACCTATCAAATTACTAGTAAATTTATTACTCTCTTTAAACCCTTTTTTTAGATACTCACCCTTGTATGCTGTATTTGTGTAATAACCTATAGCATTTGTCTTAAAACTTAAAGGATTTATTGGCTGCAAAAAGTAAGAATCAAATAATATTTCTGCTGGATTATCCACTCCTTGCATTGAACTTGTGCTTGTTGGTGACAGTGCTTGTATTGGCACATTTAATCTTGTTTTTGTTTGTATTCTAATACTTTTGGTATCATCAAAACCAAAAACCTTCCCCAACTCAAAATCATTATCATATAATGGAGAATATGGATCAACACCTCTTTGTAGAATTAAAACATATTGATTTTCAATATTATTAAAATAAGAAATTGTTGACTTTAATTCTGGTATAATATTATTTTCCCATTTATTTATTTCATTATCATTACCTTTCCTATCATAGAACAATAATGGTTTCTCCTCACCCAAGCAAATATTCAAAAAAGAATCTTTTTTATTGTTTGCTATTTTTTTAAAATCCCCAATAGTTAATCCGGTTAAAACTTGATAATATTCAATATCAGAAGGATATAGATATTTATCAATATCAATACCATATGGCAAAACATATGTTGTTTCTAATGAACTTTTTGCATTTGATGGGTTTGCATATTTAACAACCACTTCAGCATTTTTTGTTTCTGCTGATATTTTTGTTGTTGCAGTATAACCAGATATAAAATTTATATCTTTTGATTTATCAAAATTCAAAAATGATAATAAAGTGCCTGATTCTCTATTTTCACTTGCAATAATAACTATAACATTATCATTATGTGTTTTTTGGTTATTTTTTGAAGCAAATGTTACCCCTATTTTTGTATTACCTTGGAAGTAATTTTCTCTACTATTAAATTTATTCACTTTTTCTGCTGGAGATAGTCCAACAGATATTGCAGCAATTTCTTTGTTTGAAGTTGCCAATGTTTGAACTTCTGAAAATAATCCCCTAAAATAATATGGATTTTTTGAATTATATACTTGACCTATCATAGCTTGTGTTGTTATGTTTGAAACAACATCTAAATTAGTAAACATATCTTCTTTAAGCCCAGAATCAATTTTTGTATTGCTTTGTATTTTACTAGAAAATAATTCTGTAACTTTTTCAAGATATTCAGCAGGGTTAGCTAACTGAGTTATTAACCCTCCTGTTGGAATTTCACTACTAGATAACTCCATATCACCCCCACTACAATCACAAAGTTCACAATCAGGATAAGTTATCATAGGTAAATCTAATGCTTGAAATCTAAAATTCTTAACATCCTTAAAAATCTTAAACCACTCTATTGTTGCTTTTGCTGCTAAAGCACCCAGTGTTGAAAACCCTAATATCAAACCAACCGAAGGGAATGATGTTGCTGCCTGAAGAAATAAAAATGCTGTGACAATAGGTAATGCAAGTGAAACAGCATAAACTAAAGGAACTGCAAATAAATTCCATAAAAATTTGACAAAATGATAAACTATTATTAATACCCTACCAGTAGTAGAAAATAAAATAAACAATATTGAAAATAGAAAATAAAAAAAATCAAAATTCCTAACCCCATCATTAACTGGATATTTATTTGTTGTTGCATCACATGATGTGTCTGCAATTTCCTTAATACCAATAAAACTACCCTTATTTGAACCCCCTCTATATTGGTCAATCAAACTTGATACTGTATATACTTTATTTGATTTAAATTCATAGAATGTATCTTCACACTTTATTGCAGCATCACTATTTGTATAACCAGACCAATCCAATCCAAAATAATATGAGCCAGCAAGTTGATTTTTATTATCATTATTAGAATTCATTGGATCAATAGTGCCCAATTTATTCCAACCATATTCTCTTATATTTGGGACAAGGAAATATGCCCGTTTTGTTTGTTCACTTATTTTCCCTGATTGTTCCCACTTTACTTTAAATCTATATTTTGATTTTGTTGGTATTCCTATGGTTGGGTCATTTGTTATTATCTTATCCCCATTTTCATCTGTTATAACATACTCCAAATTCATAGGTAATTCAACAACCCATGCACCATTTGCATCTATAACCTTACCAACCCTAAATGTTTCCAGCACTGGTAAACCTTTATCATCTTTATTAAATGATTGTCTTATTGCTAATATCTCACCTGGGCCACTTTCTAATCCACATAAATTACCAAAATCATCTTTTGGTTTACAGTTTGAACGTATTCTTTTACTTGAAGCTGTGCTAAATATTGACCCCATAAATATTGCTGTGGGCTGTATATCAATATTAACATCATCCCTTAAATCAAAATCAACCCTATTTATGGATGAATCACAAGTTTCAATATTCCCCCACAATGGTGAAATATTCAAACCTTTTGATATGGACACAATTTGGGGTAAGGAACTCAAATCTGTTGATTGCTGATACTGATTATTATCAAACTGCCCCTCTGTTGCCATTCCCATCCTAATCAAATCTTGGGGGGTCAAAGAAAACTCGCCCATATCTGACAAATCAAGATCCATTAATATTGTATAACTCCCAACCGGAATACCAAATATCATATAATCCCCACTTGAATTTGTCTTTACGGTATATTTGTAATACTTCTCATACACCTCAATGGCTTGGCCATCAAACATAACATCATTTAGTGTGGGGAATGTTCCTGTTGCAACATGCCCAGGATATGATGGTTCATATGGCAATAAGTTATACCTATAACCATCTTCATTTTTATCATTTATTGACTTATATGGATATATAGATGTAATTAACTCATTGTTCTCATCCTCCTCACTTAATGGAATAAAAATTGAAACTCTAGCATTTGGAATACCAAAACCATTATTTGCAGTAACTCTACCCGCAACAACCCCATAGTTTGCACAATCCAATGTATAAACATCAGATTGCCTTATTTTGAAAGATAAAATCTCAAGGAATTCAATATTTTGGTCTAACTGAAAATTAACAACCTTATCTTGCCCAATTTCAGTCCTAATTCTATAACTATTTTGCATTTTATTCTTTATTATCCATAAATATTTTATTATATGTTATTTATGAAAGAATAAAGAATATCCCCAAAAAATAAATAATTTAAATAATGGTTAATCCATTATTTGTCTTTACCTTAACTGTAATATCTCTTTCTGGATACCTTATATGATATATTTCATTTGAATCAGCATAGATTGTTTCATCAGTTGAAAGTATAATCCTATTTGATGCTGGTGGATAATAACCCACAACTGGTTCTGCGCCAGAATAATTGCCACCAACCAAATTTTTGAACAAAATATTTGATACAGTAATCACCCCATTCAAATTCTGAATGCTACTCTTTATTTCAGATATATTTATATCTTTGCCCAACTGAATATTCTGTGGTATGAAATAATTATTTATTGTTGAAATTATATTATTAACAATATCTTTTGATGCAAAACCTGCTGATATGGTAACAGCAGCCTCAACACCAACATCTATAACTTTTGCTGATGAAACAACAATATAATCATTTATCATTCTATAATTTGATAAATAATTTGCAATATTGTCTGTTAAAAATCTTGAATTATCACTAATCAATTTTCCATTTGCATCATAGGATAAAACAAGCACTTGTATTTTATTATCCACCTCTTGAACTGACACCTTTGCTGGAGCCCCAAATTGTGGTGGCATATTACGTATGATTGATTCATAATCATTTATGGTAACTGCTCTTTTCTGTGCAGCAAAATTAAAGGATACAAAATTCCTAACCTCTTCTGTGGTTGGCAATCCTGCTCCCCCAATAGCCGGGAATAAATTATTAACCCTTAATGAATTAATAACAGCCGATTCTTGTGCTGGATTCCCTGCATTCAATCTAAATGAATTAACTCCAATCTGGTTAATTGTATTTGGCCCAAGATTTGTGTTTAATCCACCACCAACTCTATATTGAACAAACAATGTGCTATTTGCTTTTAATGTCCTGCCCAATGAGAAATTATTCAAATAATTCTGTAATGTGGGTAATTGACCAGTTGTTGTGAATTGGTTTAATTGCTCTAATGCTGTATTAACCCCATTTCCAAATGTCAATTTCTTAAATCCTTCTGATGTGAATTCACTTACAAAACGACTATCTGTTTGAATATACTTTCCAACCTTTATACCAGCATTACCTGTGTCCTTTGTTTGGTCAATAATGAAAACCCTGTCCTCTGCCAATGAATCAACCTCATACCATTTATTTGCATCCCCAATAAAGTCTGATGATGGGGGAATTGTATTTATCTGCCCATCTTTTAATAAAACACTTGTAATACCCAAAACATTTTTATCTGGCAAAAATAATTCAAAAAATGGTCTAACATCAGATGCTGTTATAACTCTCTTAAATACCTTTGTAACCCCATTGATAACTGGCTCACGTTTTGTTAAAGTATAATTAATAACTATATTATTTAACTTATTTGGTATAACTGTCCTATTTGGAAGACCCTGTCCATCATAATCTGATGAAAAATCAATATCATTTATGCTTTCAAAAATAACACCATTACCCAAAACTTGTGCACCTCTCTCAAGGATACCAGCATATCTTGCATCTGGCTTATCACCAAATGGGGGGACAACTATTGAAAAATCACATAAGGTCAATGAAGGTCTTTGTCCTGGTATTTTTAGTCCATATGTTCTTGCTATATTATATATGGATGATTTTTGTTGTGCATATTGCAAAACTGTTTCTTGCAAACTCCTATCAATATGATAATGCAAATTGTCAGCAACTGCTGCATTCAAATCAAGGAATACTGAAAATATGGAAGCATCATTAAAATCATTAATCAAGTCAGGGTAATATGTCCTAACATAATTTAATAATTCAGTTCTTATGCTCTGAAAATCCCTAACACCATATGATATTTTTCTATCTGACATATTATATATTTATTACGACAAATTCACTACCTGAAAAACTATTGTTATTTGTAGTGTATTCTATTTTTATTTTTGCTGTATTTTGATATGTGCCATTACCAGGCGAACGATAAACCTTATCCCTTGATGATAACCCCACATCATCCACACTCAATCTGTTTCCTTGAACCTCCTCATTCTGATCCAAAGGCTCAATAATTATCTTGTTGATAACCAAATTTGGTATATACTTTGCAACAGAATCCCTAATATCATTTTCAATCACATCAAATGAAACAACATCCAATGGTTCAAATAGAAATTCATATAATCTTGTCCCAAAATCTGGTAAATAATATCTGCTACCTTTTCTTGTTAATAACAAATGCAATAAAGATGCTCTAATCTCATCTGAAGCAGTTTCTGTCATCTTTAAGGCATCACCCCTAAGTGATGTATCAAAGGGGAAATCAACACCATATGTAAAACCTTCAGCCATTATAACTCATTTAAATATAAATATATCTTTTTCACAAATTTGTAAACTATTTTAATTTATTGTATATTTATATAAAAAAAAATATGAAAACAATAAAATTATCAGAAGCTGATTTAACTAAATTAATTGCAAGAATTGTTGAAGAAAAAGGAAGTGAAGGTCACTTTATGGACTACCATAAAGAAGGTAAAGCAAAAACTGGCAAAAAAGCACTATCTATGATTAAAAAAATCACAGATAAACTTTCAACAATGAAAGATAAATTTGATAATAGTAATTTTGCATTTAGTGAAGCTGATGTAAAAAAACTTGAAAGTATTTATGATACATTGAGTGGAAAATAAAAAAGATAAAAACCCCCAATTCTAAATTAATAGGTTGGGGGTTTTTTATTTAACAAATTGTATCAAATCTAAGATTCACAACTAACACACTCATTAATATTTCTTGCAAATGATTGTGCTGAACTCTGGCTAAACTGATAGTAAAGCGTCTTAACCCCCTCTTCATGTGCATATAGATATAATTGATTTATATCCTTTGCTGGAACTGATGGGTGTATCATCAAATTTAATGACTGTGATTGGTCAATAAATTTTTGCCTCTGTGCTGCTTGTAATATCAATTCTTTTGGTGATATTTCAATAAATGATTTAAACACCTCTTTTGTGGGAAAATCCAAATGCTGAACCGATCCATCTTTCTTTAAAATGCTTTCCCAGGTTTCTGGTGTATTTAAACCATACTTATCCAATTCAATTTCCAAAAATGGATTCTTATAAATTGTTTTTGATTTTGCCAAATCTTTAATAAAATAATTTGATTTGATTGGCTCAATACCCATACTTACTTGTCCCAGAATAAAAGAACTTGACTTGGTTGGGGCAATAGCAATTAATGTTGTGTTGGCATAACCTTCTCTTAAACATTCATATCCCTTCTCTTCATATAAATATTTTGAAGCCAATTCAGATTTTTCTTTAATTGTTTTAAATATTTGATGATTTAATTGCTTTGCCATCAAAGATTCAAATTGAATTAATTTTGATTGGAATAATGAATGATACCCCAAAACACCCAACCCAATTGCTCTATGTTGTGATGCAAATCTATTAGCCCTTTTCATACCAGCCATTTTACCTGACTTCAATATAAATTCATCCATAACTGCATTTAAGAACATAGTATAAACCTCAATTGCATCAGTCTCAATTATCTCATCCCAATGAAGTAAATTTAATGAACCTAAACAACAAACAAATGAGTTTAATGAATCTGTTGGCAATTGAATCTCGGAGCACAAGTTACTTGCAGTTATCTCCATACCCAACTCTTTATATGGGGTATTGTTGTTTGAGTTATCCTTGAACATAATATATGGAAACCCAAACTCATTACGTCTTTGAATAATCTTTGCCCAGATTTTTCTCTTGCTTGGGTCACCCCCCTTCATATCATTAATCCAATTATCTGAAACAGTAACACCATATTGTAAATTCTGGATTGGATTGCCCTCTGATCCAATATCAAGAAACTCCATAATATCCTCATGTTCAACTGGCAACCAAACTGCGCATGCACCCCTTCTTGCCTCTGATTGTTTGCATACATCAACAACTGTGTCATACACCCTTGCATAATGCACAGGTCCATCAGCAGTCCCACCTGTTGATATTTTGCTACCTCTTGCTCTAATATTACCTAAATAAGCACTTGTGCCACCACCATATTTTGACATCATACCAATCTCTCTTCCAGCATTTAAAATGCTATCTAATGTGTCATCAATATTGGATCCATAACAAGATATGGGTAAACCCTTCTCTTTGCCAAAATTAATCCATACTGGTGTAGAAAGGCTATAAAATCCCCTTGCCATATATTCCTCAAACTTAACAGCAAACCCATCAATTTTTAAATATTCTTCTGCTTTATTTGCAATATCTTTAATCCTTTGCTCGGGGGTCTCATTTATATACCCCCTTGATAAGAAAAGCCTACTCTCATCATTTAACCAATAATATTTTTCTTTATTCATTATATTTGTTTTTAAAATAAATCATCTTCTGTTATACTCTTACTTTTTTTATTGTAATCCACCGATTTTTTATAGAAGAAATCCCCCTCCTTTGTTGATAAAATCTCGACATCAAACCATAATGTCTTCTCAATCTCTGTAAAATCAACCTCAAATACTGGCTTCATGCCAATTCTACTTAATGAGTTGTTAAATCTATTCTGAATGAAATGTTTAATTGTGTCTTTTGACAAGAAACTTAATTCACCATTCTCAAATATCCAATCCAATATTCCACATTCAGCAGCATACGCTTTATGACAAGCAGAAACAATCAATTCCTCAAATTCAGCATCAAACCATTCTGGGTTTTCTTCCTTGATAATATTGATAAGTTCTGATCCAAAATTGCCATGAATTTCTTCCTCCTTTGAGGTTGCCTCAACCACATTTGAAATACCCTTGAATAGATTTTTCTCCTTGTTAAAGGACATCATAATCAAAAACTGGCTAAATAAACTCACGTGTTCAATAAATAATGAGAACAACAATATAGACTTTGTGTACATCTTATTCTCCTTACTCCTTGTTCCATCCAAATATTTTGATAGATATCTAATTCTATTCTTTATGGCGGGGATTTCAATAACTGATTTAAACTCATCTTCTAATCCAAGAATTCGTAATAATTGTGCATAAGCATCCTTGTGACGAACTTCGCTTTCGGAGAATGTCATACCAACATCACCAATTTCAGTTATAGGCATTCTCTTGTATAAGTCGGCCCAGAATGTTTTGACATTCACCTCAATTTGTGCAATAGCCAACATAGTTCTTTTAATAACTTCACGTTCTTCATTTGTTATTTTTGTCCTATAGTCATCAATATCACTTGTAAAGTTAAACTCACTTGCAAGCCAATAAGCATGTCTTATAGCATCCTTATATGCTAATAAAGATGGATATTCATAAGGCAAAATATTTACCCTCTTTTCAAAAATGTTCTTCATATTCCTTTTTTTATATGGTTAAGATAAATATAAAACCAGAGGATAAAAGTATCAAATTTTAATGTCAAAATCAATTTTTTACAAAAAATTATCATTAGTATTTTTCTTAACCAATAATTCCTTAATCCTTTCTTTCTTACGTTCAACTTGTTGTTCTTCAAATCCAAGGAATGTTGCAGTTGTATCTGTATCAATTTCAAGCATTTCATTATCAAACTTGCAATTCTCAAATACTATACCATCTTTTCCAATCCTTGATTTGGTAATAGCAACTGTGGCCAAATTCATCTCCTTTTGTTGAAGACTTTTTGCAATACTAATAATAACATGCCCAACTTGTGCCTTCTTTATTGAACCCCCCATCTGGTCATTTGTCACCACATTTGCAGAAATTGAAGACCTATTTCCTTGTGTACCAAGCCATCCAGCAATATTTAACTCATGGCACATAGCCTCAAAATGACGTATAACAGATCCCTCGTTTTTCCAATCATCATTACCTTGTCTATCAGGCACAACACAATCAATATAGTCCAACACAACCAAGTCAAGTTTAATGCCATCAGCAATAACCTTTCTTATTTGATTCTTTATTTGGTTCATTGTCAATGTGTCAGATGGTAATTTCTTTAATATTAGTTTATTTGTGTGGGTCTCTTTTATTTTATTAACCGTTTCAAATACTATTTCTTTATTGTTAGGTAATTCATCTGGGGCTATTTTTGTCCAAAGGGTAATATGCTTTCTCTGAATAATTTTTGGGTTATCTTCAAAAAAGATATGCAACACATTATAATTGTTATTGAACGCAGTATTTGCAACCAAGGTCAATAGGGTTGATTTGCCAATACCTGGGCCTGCAAATATAATACCAACCTCCCCCTTGGCTAAACCCCCCTTTAAGAGAGTGTCTATACCCTTCACACCCATTGGTATGGGGTGCCTATAATCCTCATCTAATACACCAATCAAATCATTGAAAACTTCAAAACCATTTGATTCTTTAACCCCAACTTGCAAGGCGTATCTTAACAACTCCTCAAGTTGGTCATAAGATTCAAAATCACCCTCATTAATAACTTTCTGTGCCTTTTCCAAAACAATCTTAACTTCCTCTTGTTTGCAGAATTTAAGTGCCTTTTCTTGGACAAGTTCAACACCATCAAGTGGTGCTGAACTTACTTTGGATATGGTATCAATAACAATTTTTAAAGCCAATTCTTGTGATATTTCAGATTTGGCAATCATATTTAATGTTTCAAAGTTTGGGGCAGCATCATATTTTTTATGATACTCCTTAATCATTTGTATGATTAACTTAAAATACTTATTCTCAAAATAAGATATTTTAATAAAATCCAATATGGCTCTTGCAAATTCCTTATCTAATATAATCTGGTTGATTAACTGCAATTGGAATGTCTGACCCAAGTAATCAAAATTCTTTGACATAAAAAAAAGATTAATGGTTAGATAATAAATTTTTCTCTAAATACTCATGTGTTAAATTTTCATTTATTAAAATATTTGTCAAATCCTTTAATGAATCTTTAATGAAGTGGCGAATATCAACAGTATATCTAACTTTTGGTGGATATTGTTTTCCATCAACAATTCTATGAGATACAATCTGGTCGCCAATTTTAACATAAATATTAAACAATTCAGGCTCATCTGTGGAAGATGTTTCCATAATTGAGGGGTCGTATAAAATACTATCCTTGTTTTCCATAAGATACCCAATTGACTTCATTTTCAAATAATGTGTCAAATCTTCTGAAAAATACTTTACAAATTCATAAAGTTCTAAAGAATCCTTTGCATCTGGATTAATGTTTTTAATGTTTAAAAATCTCTGAACAATAATGTTGTTGTTCAATGTTAGCAAGAATTCAACCTTTGTTACATCACTCTGTCTCATAATACTTTTTTTTGTTGTTAAAATTTTTTTTCTTTTCTACTTAATTTCATAAATGGTTTAACAAAATCAACCCAAGCATCGTCTTTCTTTGGTAAGAATTTGAAAAAACCATCATCTCTCATTAACTTTAATAAGTTCTTATAACTTCTGTCTGTTGGGTCTAACCTTTCATTGTAAATCTCATAAACCATATTTTTGCCTTCATCTGTGATTAACGGATTTCTTAAATCAATTATCTTTCCTGTTTTCTCAAAAAACTCATCCCCAACCAAACCAGATTTACTAATACCAGATATTAAATTACTCAAAGTCTTGCTTTTGTTCTGCTCAAACAACAATTTTGCCTCATTCAATACCTCACCCAAAGTGTAATCCCTCTTATCAAAATTAGGAAAAAATGTTTTCAATTTCTTCTCACCAAAATTTGTGATACCATAAATGTTGTCAGATGTATCACCAATCAATACTTTATAAACATAAACATTATTATGCGGAATATCAATGTTTTTGAAATGAATTAAATCCCCTTTCTTGGAATATGTTTTTGAAACCGGAGAATATAATGTAACATTATCTGTTATCAATTGTGTTAAATCCTTATCCCCAGAAAAAATAATCATATTCTCATCCTTTGCAATGTGGGTATAATGGGCAATCAAATCATCAGCCTCATTTTGCTCCACAACACATTGTCTTACAAAAACTTCTTCAAGATAATCTTTAACCCTCTCCCTTTGGTAAAGGTAGGATTCATACTTATAATCATCCAAAGAAATTCTACGATTTTCCTTGTATCTTGGGTATATGTTTTTTCTTATTAGTGAGTTGTCATTCCCATCCCAAAATACAACAACTTTATTATGATTATGTTTATCAAGAAATAATCTAATTGTATTTAGAAAATGGAAAACCCCACCAATATGTTTGCCTTCAGAATAAAATTCACGAACGCCATGAAAACCAATTGTAAATAAATTGTTTCCATCTATTAGTAGGGTTTTCTTCATATTATTCAAAAATTATTGCATCCTCTTCTTCCTTTTCAGAAAAAGTGATATCCCCTTCCCCAGATAAAATACCATTCCAGTATTGAGAATATTCCTTTTTATATTTCTCAATGGATTCTTTTGTATCCGGTAAATAACCTTGGGGAACTGCCAATATCTTCCCATCTTTATATGCAATACCAGTCACATGGTTCTTTAAAATTGACACCTTTGTTCTAATTGCATAAGAAACAGTTCTACCATTCTTTGTTGCTGTAATATGGTTAATACCAGAATTCTTCTGATTTCCAAATAAGAATATTAATGATGATGCCAACCATAATGCCTCACCACCTTTTGCCTTGATTGTTGGCTGACCAAATGGTGAATCTGGTAACTCTACCCAAGGTTGGTTAATAACAACCATTGTGTTATGATAGGGGTAATCTTCTTTCTTTGATTTTGAAATCCTTGAATGCAAACCCATTCCAATCTTATCAGCAAGAACAGCCGCATTATGCATTTTACCCCCCTTACCATCATAAGTCATCTTGCAAGGTATTGATCCAATACTATCAATCAAGAACAGAACAGAATATGGTAATTCACCTTTTTCTTGGGCATCCAATATCTCATTGATGAACTCTGTCATTTGCTCAATATAATCAAATGAATCATTAAATATGAAATCACCATCCCACTCATTATCATCATTAAGTTCAGCATTCAAGCCCAATTCAACAGCATGTGCCCAATTCCACTTCTTTTCTGTAATAATGAATATAGGTAAATGACCCTTCTTTTGAGCATCTGCTGCGGCTAATATCATTGCAGTTGTCTTACTTGTATTAGAGTGTCCCAAGAACATACTAATACCCCCCATTACTGGCCCAGGAACACCACAAGCATTATAAAAAGCATCACCACATGAATAATAATCCTCTGGTTTATACTTTGTTTTTGTTGAAAACTTCTCCTTGATAGCATCAACACTAGTTGCTGCACCCTTTTTCTTTATTCCTGCCATATGTTTTTTGATTTAAAAATAGAGATTTTTTGCACAAAGCATTCTTTTATGGTACTTTTTGCAAAAAATCTCTTTTAGGTTAATTAAAATGGTAAATCATCATCATTGTAGTCATCCTCAACAACCACATTTGTTTCTTTAACTATTGCGTTTTTTGCAACAGTTGCCCCTCCAAAGGAGGCTTCAGAATTTGATGTATTTAAATACACATATTTGCCCTGGGATTCATCCCATCTTGGGGATTCACCTCTTGAAATTGCTTCAAGATATTCTAATGGTTTTCTACTATAAACATCTCTCCATGTTGATTCATCTGTTGCCCATTTTTTTGCAAGATTTTCATCTTGTGATAATGGTGTTGGATCATCATACATAATTGTTGAAACACTTGTATATTCCTTACCTTTAGGACTTTTTGACTTAACTAACTCAATAATCAAGTCTCTTCCAGCATCCATATCAGATATATCCCCCTTGTTTCTGAAGATTGGAATAATCTTGTCAAGAATACCATCTTTCTTGTAATTGTGTTTGAACCTCCAATATTTTGGTCCATCTTGTTGATTATCACGGTCAATCACCTTAACAACATAGAATAACTTGGCTTTATAATCTTTTGCCATCTCATCATCATCTTTTCTCTTTGTTGCTTTAAGTGCATTATACACGTCAGTCAAAGGGGATGCTTCATTGTCATTTCCTGCTGGGTCATAAATCTTTTGGTAGTAACCACCAACTTGTAATTCATGAAACCATGCCTCCTTAAATACAGATGAACCATCTACTGTAGGTAAAATTCTAATCCTTTTTTGCCCTGTACTTTCTTTGTCATTTAACAATAATGTAAAATAACGCTTCATTCTGTCCTCTTGTGATAATTTTTGGGAGTCCCCTTTTTGGTTTTTTTCATACTGCGCCATTATGGCATCTAAATTCGACATATTATATAGTTTTTGTTTACAATTTTTTAACTCTACAACAATAGGTAAGTTTTACTGAAAAAAAAAGGGGTGTTACCCCCTTTTTCTAAAAAAAATATTTATTACTTAAATTCTATCATTGTAATTTTGTTCATCAGTATACTCTTCATCATCATTTGATGATGTATAAAAAGTATCCTTAATTTCATTAGGGTTGATGTTTGCCACATCATCAGTAGTTAAAACATAATCATTCTTTCCACTCTTTTGCATATCAACTTGTTTGTCATCAAAAAATTGTGATAACTTCTGATTAAAAGGATAAGAATCATATGTCCTTAATTCAAGTTTTTCTTCTGGAGTTTTTTCCCTGTATTTTTCAACCTTAGAATCTATTGCATTCAACTTATCAAAAATACTATCCATAGTTGCCAACTTTTCTTCCAACTTATTAATTTGAGAAAACAAATTGTCAAAATATTCATTTTGTTTTGTTTCCATATTTTTTTGACTTGAAACCAAATCTGTGATATCTAACTCTTCTGAATCATCCCCTTCTTCTTTGCTATCACCTTCATCATCAATAGCCATAACATCATCATCAGCCTCAACATCTATTGGCTCTGGATTTGCAGCACTTAAAGGGTCTTCACCCCCTCCTGGAGGTATTGGCGAAACTTCACCCGGAGGTGTTGTAGGTGCATTAGGCATTGGAGCAGCCATAGGGTCAACTGGAGGTGCCCCCATAGGGTCAACCGGAGGTGCTGCAAGTGCGTCTTGCTCTGTAATATACCTATTTATATTATGGTATCTATTAATTTCATCTAATATTTTCTGATCTATTTTCATTTTATTAATCATTTAACAATTCTTTTATACCCCCATGAGTTTTAACCTTAACTTGTCTATTTACTGTTTTAGTTTCAGTTCTTTCTATTAAACCATCTTTTTCCCTAACAACAAAACACTCACCTGTGATTAGGTCACAAACCTCTTTTGAACCATCATCCAATGTTTGTTCTTTTGTGGATTTTAAGTAATTATTCAAATTTTCAATCATATTATTTTATTTTACATATAAATATACCAATAATTTAAATTATCAAAATAATTTACTCCAATTTTGGGTATAAAATTAATTTTGTATAATTTGTCCGCCAATATTTAATATTCAATAATTTGTTTTCATTTGAAATGATATCCCCAATTGTATCATTCTCTTCATCTTTTTGATTTCCCTTGCTAAAATTGGGACTATCTTCAATTGAATCTCTAATAGTTTTTTCAGTTATTTTGTAAGTAATTGCTTCTGTTTGCCCAGATTCCGCAATAAACTTAAAACCAGTATAAGGAATATTGTCAGATTCCTTATCTATCTTTAAACTCACAGATATACTATATGTATCTGCTGATTTAACCTTAATATCAAAAGATGAAACAACTACCTTTGGTGCACTATCTAATATATATAATCTTACCAACGTATCTTCTATGGTCTTATTCATTGCATCCAAATATAACAATTCTTTTGGATTCTTTGCCTCAAAAAACATATCAAGAGAATATGGTAAACTATATTCTGGTTCTGCTGGTTTCCTAATTACTTTAATATTATTGTAGGTATATTCACACACCTTACTTAATTTAGTTTTCTCTGACTTGTTTCTTGCACTAACATATAATTCTTTTTGGCTTTCTGTAACTTCTGCTGGGGGTGTTAAAGCCTTTAATGATGCATTAGCATCTGCAAATTTCTTATCTAATTTAGCATAAAAATTTTCCTTAGACAATCTTTCATAATTCACTCTAGCACCTAAGTTTGCATCATTACTAAAATTCTGACCATATAGCCAAACTGTAATATATAATTCAGTAAAAGAACTTGACCCTTCCAAACCAGAAAAAAGACTAGAAAAATCAGTCAAGGCTGATTGCATAAATTGCACATATAACTCAAATGATTTAAAAATTGCAAAAGGTGTTTGTATTTTTTTATTTTCAACACTTATTGCACAATAAAATAACTGATCAGGTGCATTATAAAGTGAAATATCACCCCTATTATAGGTTAACCATACATTTCCAAAATTATTGTGATTTGCCTTGAATCCATCTTTATCATAAGATGCCAAATAAGTAATTAGATAGATATTATCTGCCATTTTCTTATCTGGAACCAACGAATTTATTGCTGCATGAATTTGTGTGGCTGATGAATAAGTTATTAATTCCTCTGTTGTTTGTTCATAATTAGCATAATCCGCATATAAATACTTCCCACATACACTTGAATTTGTTTGTTTTGAATCACTAGTTTGTGTGCTATTTGTTGCAGTAGCCTTTTCATCTTTTTCATTAACAATTGATTTTGAATAATTACTTTCAATCTTTGTTAATAAATTTTCATTAATACTTGTAAGATATGTATCTGTGCTAGGGGGTGAATATATACTTTGCCTAACCCCTGTAAATGTTGTTTCAAATGAACCTGGTGCAATGTTATGTGAAACTTCTGTAATAAAATAAGGGCCCCCAAACATAGGAACATGTTCCAAATTGAAATACATTGTTGGTTGTATCAACGCATTACCCAGACAGTTAATTGTTGACTTATAACTCAAGTTCTTATACAAGTTAAATAAGGATACACTCTGTGTTGTTACCTCCCTATTTGATACATTATTTCTTAAAGCCTCTTGTTGGGTTAATGATTCAAGAGTTGCTGTACCACTATTCTGGTCAACTTGGATACCATAGAATATGGCTTGATTTCTAATTCCTGCATCAACCAAGAAACTAACACACTTATTTGATTGCGACCAGTCTTTCTTGCCTGCCTGATCCTCCAAAAAAGGTATCTTTGATGGCTTTAGCATATCAATAGCATCATCCCCATACCTAAAATCTTTTGGTCCGGATGGAGTTGTTGAACCCCTACCAGAATACATGCAAACCAATTTTGGTCCTGATTTCCTATAATCAACATCAGAATAATTGCCCCAAACATCATTTGCTATTTCTGTTGAATTTTGAATAATATCATCAATATTATCTGCCGCAGATAATGCCCCATAAAAATTAACATAAGATGGCATTGGCAAAACATTAAAGTTATTTTTAACCAAAATACCCCCAATAAAGTTGAATACAGGTGTTTTTACATTTGTTTTTGCCCCAACAAAAATCTTCTTTAAATCAAAAATATCAACATAATATAAATCCCCTATGTTTCTATTCCCCCTATCCAAAAATAAAACATCCTCAAATAACGTTCTACTTGTATAATCACTACCAGATATCCATTTATCATTTATGGATTTGAATGTCTCATATAAATCATATTTTGAAAACTTACTATCTAATCCTGATGTTATCTGATTGATTTCAACAATATCAATATTATTTATCTCCCTCTTCAATAAGGATAAAGTTTGATTCACATTATCTTTCAAGAAGGTATCCAAGGCTTTTTGGTTATTATCTAGTAAAACCAAGAATTCTTGTTTTGTAATGTTTGGGTTCTTTAACTTTTGTGTTGCATATATCTTTATTGGTTTTGCAAGTGCAATGATATTCTCTGATGTGAATTGGATATTGTTGTCAATGAAGAAATCTGTAATATATGAACCACCGTTCTTATATTTTAATGATTCAATTGTTGAAAATCCAATATGTAACTTTAATGTTTCCCAAGCAGGGGCATTTGATAATTCAGATGTTTGAAGTGATATGTTATTTGGCAAACTATTTGCCACATAACCCTTAAACCTTTTTGGGTTTTGAATGGTTGAATTTCCCCCCAAATGACTTATCAATGAATTATATTCATATCTGTCATATTGTGTTGGATTTCCATACTTAAACAAAACATCATAACTTAAAAATGCATCCAAGAATTCTCTAATGTTCTGTATTTGATACTCTGCTGATTTATTGTACAAATCCAAATTATTCAAGTTAAGATAATTAGATGGAATTTCCATCAAATTTCTATATAATAACTGGAAATTCCTATAAGCAGCAACAGGATTTCCAAACTCCAAGCCAACCAAATTTATCTGATCCTTATTCTCATTTATGTCATAAATAGATTTGCTAAAATCCAAAAACTCATTCTCAAATAAATTTAATGTATCATAATCAAAAACAGAAAACATATCCTCAATTGAAGCATAATCTGCACCCCCAGAATTTAATAATGAAAATGAATTAATATCTTTCTTACTATTCAAATATTCTGTTGGTAATGGTTTCTTCAAATCTTTAAATGTAAATGAGTTAAATGTATCTTGCATTGTAACATTAACTGCACCATTATGCGCAACATTCAATAAGTCATCCAAAGAATCATAATTATATGAACTAGTTTGAAATAAATTATTATTAGGTATATTGTTATTTGTTGATGGTAAAATATAATATTTTGATGTTAAACTAAAGTCAACATCCTCACAATAATCACTAAACATTGAACTATCATATATATTTTTTGGTACTAAAGTTGTATAACAATTAAAAGTCAATCCGCTTTTTGGAAATTCAAATGATTTAATCACCTTTAAACCCCTCTTTTGATTTGCAATCAATTCATTATTTGTAAACCCAGAAAATAAATCATAGCCATTCAAGAAGGCATTATAATCATTCATCATAACCGGATAAAATCCAACATCCACATTATTGCCAGATTTAAGATTTATAGTTTGATTTTCATTTACAATATATTGGAAATTTGAATCTATATTATAGTTTGACTTGTAATCAAAATCTTTCCACACATCATCCAAAAAGTCATCTCCTGTCTTAACATAATTCTTATACCTATGCCAAATGGATCCATATTTCAATATCCAAGCATATGGCAACTTATGCAAAGCAGAATACTTTATGAAGGCCGCAAAAACGTGCCCATTCTTCTCCCTTTGCCCTCTGGTGATAAAAAAGTTGGTCAGGGGTGATAATGGTAGGCTGTTCAAAAAAAGATAAGCAGAAGCAATATATGGATGTTTTTCCCCTGCTCTCCATTTGCTAACTCCGAGTTGAATTGCATTTGTGAAGATAGGTGTGTTAATCAATCCTCTCAATTGATTTGATGAAAAATTCTCTTGAAATATCTGCCCATATGTTGCCCCTCCTTGTGAGGCAAAGAATTTGAATGGTCTATTTATTACAGCTTGGTTATAGTCGTTGAAATTTGTTATTACGTTCCTTTTTGTATTAAAAAGAATTGTATTCTTTGTATCAAATTTATTTGGGAAAGTATTGATTAAGTTCTCATCAACCCATGTTGCATCTGTAAAAGGATATGTAAAATTTATATCCCCCTCAATTGGGGCTTTCTGTATAGCATCTGTAATTGTCTTGATTGTTTCCTCCCTCAAGTTGTTTGAAAAATTGTCTGTTGCTAACTTAAAATCATTTATATCATATATCTTGCTTGGGGCATCTAATATATCAATAATATATTTTGAGTTTGGTGTGCCATCCAAATATTTGTTATACCTCTCTGAAACACCGCTTGATAAAGATTGCAAAAGTTCACCGTAGTTGTTATAATCCAATCCCCCTTCTGAAAATAATATGTTTTTTAGTTGCTGGATGAATATTATGGAATTTGTCTTTAATGTGTTGCTTATGTTTTTGAATTCATTTTCCTTAATTAAAAATCCAATTCTTTTATCCTTCTCATAAATGGCTGAAAATCCTGAATTATATGATGATAGAATAAGCCTATCCCAAAGTTCATATAAGAACTTCACATTTGATGTCAGTTCATATGGTAAGGTGGTAAAGGGATATTCTATGGTGTTGGGTACATAACTATCTCTAATTATCTTATCTGAATCAAGAATATCACTTGGCGATGGAACTTCCAAACGTTTGGAATAACCATTTATATATTCCTCAACAAATTCAACTTCAGGCCATTTATCATAGTAATAACCTTTTGTAACATTAACAACAGTTGGATCACCAGGATAAATTAACTCATATTTGTTTGCATTTTTCTTATCATTTGTATAAAATACTGTTGGCCAAGGAAAAACAAATTGGTCAACATTTGGGGTATTGCTATTATCATCAACAGAAATCTTATCACTACCTAATACCGCATTTTTTCTATCAACATCACTCCTAACATTCCAAGCAGAATTATGAACATCCTCCATCAACCTAAGAAAACCTTCTGTTGTTGCCATAATTACTGCAATCACATTTTTGATTGTTGGCTTAAAACCAATTCCTGTTTCCTTTTTTTCAATCTTTAATGCTAATTCCTGAGATAATGCTTGTTCAATACCATTTAACTCATTGATGAATTTTGATTCCATCAAATTCCTTTCATCAATAAACCGTGTAACATTAAAAACTGGTGTGGTTTTTGTTTCCCCTGATAAAGTATATGTGTAAAATATATTCTTTTCTATTCTACTACGGCAAATGTCCTCTGTTAAAGTTGGAATTTCACTTATAGGAATTGATTTATTCTTTGATTTGTATGTTGTACACCAATCTATATCAGCATTAACCACATTAAACAAATCATAATTTATGTTATTTTGAATTGGTGATGTACCGTAAATCCCAAAGGTGGGGTTATCATTTAATTCAGTAGTATATTTTGATATTATGGTTTTCAAATCACTTTCAACCAGAAACAATTTACCATCCTTAATATTATCAATAAGTTCTTTCTTAACCCCAAATATAACATCATCTGTATTATTTAACCTTATAGGGGTTGAATCCAAATATTTGTTAAACCAAGACCTAAGATTGCCACGTATTTCTTGGTAATAATTGGTAAGAAACTTCTTATACCTCTTTCCATCTGTTAACTTCTGAACATCAACTTTATTTAATGAGTTCAACACATTTTGCTCAAACATTTCAAGTTTATATATCAATTCAGATAGTGTTAACTCCGGAAAATTAGCATCAATTAATTCCTTTGATTTATAATCCTTATATACTTCTATTATTTTTTGATAACCAATTTCTGTATTAACCTCAAATACTTTCTCATCCCCCAATGAACTTTGTGTTACCCCATCTAAGTGATTGACAATGTTATTTATTTGGGATGGTGTCAAATTAGAAGGGTTTTTTTGAGTCACATTATACTTCTTTGAATACATGTTTGGACATGCAATCAAATGACCAACACTTATATCAGACAAAACATTATATTTAAATCCAAGAAAATCTAAAGTAACTGTATAATCTCCATTATTGGTGTTATAACTAGCGTTGAACTTTAACAAAACCAACTCATATCTAACTGCCTTCCCATAATACCCTTTGATGGTCAAATAAAATGGGGGGTATGGTAAATTGAAAAATGCAGCATATGGTGAATCATTCCCCAGACTAAACAAAGCCCTGCCTTGAACATCCTCCATAACAACTGTTACAGTTGGCACAAAAGATGAATTTGTCCTAATAGCAATACTTTTTATACCAAATAAGGTATTATCTGCAACATTAGTAGCATAGTCTAATGTATAAGTTTCATTATTCTCTTTTACCTGCTTAGACCTACTTTGATTTGCACCCCCATCTTTAGTTAAAGAATCCTTACCTGTAATCTCATCATAATAACCAGATGTAAAATAATCATCCCCAGTATTTGGCTTCAAGAAGTTTATTGAACCAATACTAACATTACTAATACTATTATCAATAGCACCCCCAACCAAAAGTTTTGTTCTTGGTATTAACTTTGTTTCCAGATTTGCATACATAACAAAGTCTTCAGGTATTACTGCTCTGTCAATAACTTCTCCAGTATTTGTAATTACCTTATTGGGGTCTATATATATAACATTCTGATAATCATATATAACATGTACATCACCTTGCTCATTTGCCATAATAAAAGAAATAATTTTCTACTGCATTTTTATAATCTAATAAAGATGTTTCCAATGGGAAGGGTATTTTTAGCATGGCTCCATCATATATGTTATTTTCAAGGCCACCATGTTCTGGATTTGCTGCCAAAATTAGCCAACCAAAGAAGGGAGTTTGATAATATTGTTGGGAAACCTTATCCAATCTGCTAACATTTTTCTTATAAAAGAAAACATTATCACTTGACTTGGCTGGTATCTTGACAAATGGCACAACTTGTTGCACACCATTGAAGGTGAATTGTGAGTATCTATTATAATATTTTAAATTCATCTCATTAACTTATTTTTAACTAGAATAAATCCATCACTATTCTTATTCCATGTATTTTTATTGCTATCATAATTATCCCCCCCACCCAAACTTAATAATGCATTTTTTGTTGCATCATCAGGTGATTCAATAACCTCATATGCACTTACATAACCTGATGTTCCAATTGGCTTAATTTCCTTTAACTTAACAAGCATATCATTTGTATATTTGGTTAAATTAGATAGAAATTTTAATGTAACTTCATCATACTTATTATTATATGTTGTAAGTTTATTTCCCCAATAAACATTAAATATTTTTGAAATCTTTTCATTATTGGTAATCACATTTTTGTCGGGGTTTATTGTTTTCAAAAGGATTTGTTTCTCAAAATTTTCCAAACCATTTTTAGTTTTAAATGTGCCATATAATAACAAATAAATTAAACTATCTTGCTCATTTGTAAAAACACCTTTTGGGTTATCCACATTCATCTTTAAGTATGGTAAGAAATATGTTTTGATACGTTCTGCAATACCAGATAAGATATCCATAATCCCTGTCAAAGAAGTTATTAATTTATAAACAAAGAAATTTCCACTTTTATCAACATAACCATCAAATCCATTAAACCCACTATGATTGGAAATAATAAATAAAGCATTACTTAAAACTTTTTGAAATTTCTCTTGGGCATCCAGAATTGATTTTGTTATAACATTTATGTTATCATTTACCTTAACCATTTCATTATCAACATACAATTGATAATTATTTGAAACATCAAACTTAATACTTTTTTCAGTTTTGAACTCCTCATTTATTTGCTCAATGAACCCATCAACATTATTTTTTATATTATTTTTTATTGTACTGGTATAGTCATCTATTGTTTTTTGATAATCTGTTGGAACACCAAATAACAAAAATTCACCATTTGTTGCAGCATTATAAATTCCAGCAGTATTATTCAAAGATTTTAAAACCAAAGAAACAAATTCAATATTATAACTTTTTGAACTTTCTTGTATCACAGAATTAATTGTATTTACATAAGCAGTAGAAGATTCAATCAAATCTGTTGCCAAAGTAATATAATTCAATGTGGTTGCAGTCTTGTTAATTTCACCTATTGTTTTATATGCACTAACAATATTTTCATCATCAAAATTTTCAGTCTTACCCTTCTCCTTCTCTTCAATAAATTCCAATATCTTCTTATCCATATCATCCAAACTATTATCAGTTTTATCTGCCCTAGCATCATAAACTTCTGTATTTGCATAATAATTAAATGATAATGCATTTTGTAATTTATCAACAGCATTACTCAAACCACTAGCCCCAACAAACTTGAAACTCAAACTAACCTTTGCAATCATAGGCTGAAACCCAATACCTTCAGGGTTAATATCCCAATGTAATGGGTCATAACTAATGCTCAAATTATCTGGTATTATTTTTGTATGGAAGAAATCCCCAACCCTCAATACCAAAACCGGGGGTACACCAAATGCTGTATTTCTAGCATCTTTAAAATCCTTTACAATACCATCCTTTGTTTCTCTTATTGTTGGTATTGTGTCTCCTGGTCTTAAACATTGCTGAAGAAATGTCAATCTACCATTTAACCCTTCTGGTGTTGTAGAATGGAATGCTGGACTAAAATATTTTAATTTTTCCTTCAAATTATTATAAATAAAAGGATTAGTCTCCTCTATTGTTTCAAAATAATCACATTCTGTCAAAAGTTTTTGTAAAACTCTTTTTGATACATTCTTATATACTTTCTGTTCTTCTGTGGTAAGTTTAGTTTCAGTTATTTGTTTTGTTATTTTAATTTCAGATTCATTTGTTGTTATATTTGGTTCAATCTTTGGTTCAATTTTTGGTGCTACCCCTTTCTTTGTTGCAGTAATGCTCCCTATAGCAACTCTTCTACAAGCCATAGCATCTACACTATAAATTGTATTACCTGTAAAGCCACTACAAATTTCAACTCTCTTTGTTTGGGTTGGGTCAGTTGATGACCTTGCTGTAACACCTGTGTCTTCACCAAGATTATTTGTTTTTATTGTAAAATTTGGTGATTTTATATTATTCTTTAAATATGCTATAACACTACTACTACGTCTTACACTTAACAATTTATTATAATCATTGTTTGCTGGTTTTGATGCAGATGAATTAAGAGTAACTTCAATTAAATTTCCGTTATTCTGTGCAAGAAAATCATTGCAATCAATTATAAACTGGTTAAGGTATGTAAAATTATCTTTTACATAAGAATCCATAAAGGTTTTTAATTGTTGCGCCTGATTATATAATGTTGATGCTGTATATGAATTAAAAGCAGTAATATAATTAGCATCAATTGAGTTTGGAACATCATTATCAAAATAGAAAGCATATTCAATATACTTGTTAAATGTTGAGACTGTTTCATCAGGAGGGGTAGCCACATCAGATAAACTAATTGGGTCATTGTTTGTTATAACTGTTCTTTTGATATAACTAACTTGGTCCTTGATTGATGGTGATTCCTTAACTATTTTTTGGATTTCCTCAAGTTCAGATAATGTCATTGTATTATATATCTTTGCCAAATCATATATGTCATATTTTAGGCAACCAGCAAAGAAAGATGACAATATTCCATTAATGTTATCTGAATTATTTTCCTTTTCCAAAACCCTATTTGTGATTAGGTTCAATACTGATGGATGATCCACAACAATAGAAAAATCCAATGAACCAGTTCTTGATGTGCTCTTATATGTGAATACAGGTTCAGGTCTGCCCAAGAAATCATTTGAATTCCAATTGGATGATGATGTATCTGTAACCTTTAAATCATATGGTGGAAACCACATTATCCTCCCCCCATTTGGTCCTTTCTCACACTCTGGCAAATCCAAAAACTTGTTTGTTGTCCTCCATGCCAAATTCTCAAGGGATAACATATATTTTTTTGAATCATTCCCCTTCTTTGGGGCAATACTCAAATCATATGTCTTATTTATTACTGAACCTTTTAATCTTCGCCCTTCATTTGTAATACCACTTGTTTTTTGCAAACGTCCATATGTCATATAAGGTGAATCCTTTGTGAATAATCTACAATACTCTTGGAATGAACCCCCAACCAAAGTTTCAGGGTTTTCATACTTATATGTCTTAACCCTTGAACCTTTTGTTATTTCCTTATATCCATCATTAAACACCTTACTAACTTGATCCATAGCATTACCAACATGCTTTAATCTATTTGCACCATTTGGTTGTGAATCTATAATCCTTTGAGTGTCATCCAATATTGAACCTGCCCTAAAATTATAATTTGTTGATTCTGAACTGTCAAAAGTGGTTTGCTTTGTTCCATTCTCACCATAAATCTCACCACCCTGTCCAGCATTTTTACCTGCATTATTTTTATATTTTGGTGAAACCCATGTGAAACCACCCTCAACACCACCACCATCAATATCACTTTTACCATTAAAACCAATTGGGGGGTTGAAAGTCTCCCCCTCATATACTTTTGAAACCTCTGTTGAACTATAAACACTTGTTCTAATACGTCTTCCAAATTGGTCAATTGGTAAATCTCCTTCTGGTGAAAGAATATCAATAATATCCAAATTGTCATTTCCAATATAATAGGCACCTTTGTTGCTTGTGAATAAATCCAAAAAAGAACCTAATATTCCACTTCTTTCATAATTTGGTTTATATAAATTCTTATTTATATTTTTATATAAAACTGACCTCTGACCAGCCCCCATATTATCATAAAATAATTGTGAACCTGTCTTCTTTTGTTGAAATAACCCACCAAGAAACCCCTTATTCCCTTTACCTGTCAAACTTATTGACTCATCAAAGTAACTTCCAACAATAGTTGGAAATGGTAACTCTGCACCAACAAGTTCCAAGGCCAATTGCGATGCTGCAACAAGTAAATTATTTGGCTTTGTTATACTCCAGTTTGGTTGAATGATTGGATTTGATCCTGTTATAATGTTATATACATCCAAAGGGTCATTCAAACTTGCAATAGTTTGCTCAAATTTTTTAGAATTATCAAATTTTATTGATAATCTACCAACTCTCTCAATAAAATATTTGGTCAAAACCTCTGCACCTAATCTTGTGATATAGGAATCAGCAGATAAATTAGATTTTGTTTCAGCATTATTGGTAAGAATGCCAAAAGGTGTATACATAGATGGTGTGAAACTATTATCCCCTACACCCCAATAATATAATATACCCTTTTTTGGTAATTCTGGGTCAAACCAATTTTCATCTTGTTCAATAAAAATGGCTGAATCAATTAAATTATCTTGTGATGTGTAAAAATTCTTGAGTAAATTATCTTTTAGAATGGGTTTATTAATCTTTAATGCAACAGCATTTTTTAACCCATATTCACCATAATTTGTATTATTATTATTTAATACATTTACATCACTTGTTTGAATATAGCCACCATAAGCGCCATATTTGTTTAAAACATATGCCCCTTTTGCAAATATTGGCTCATCAATAAGTTTATCAGGAGAATCAACAACATTTAATATAGTTGCAAAAGGAGATACCTCATAATTAAATGGGGGACTTTTTCCATGCGGGGTTTTTTTGTAAGGTGCTAGATTTTTTGTTATTAACAAATTCCTAAAACTCTCACTATTTCCAAAATCTAAGGGGCTTCTCATTATGTTTTATATATAAATATAATTATTCATTAATTTTAAATACTAAAGGTGTAAGAACTGCATTATCTTTTAACCCTAAAGTGTAATTATCAATCTGATTCATTGGTTTAACTGCACCAGATGAATCCATCATTTTATGAATTACATCTATTTTAAGATTGAAATCCATATTCTTAAAATTTGATAAACCATTATCTATTTTATTAGTCAAAATCTGATTATTATCACCATATTGTGGTCCACCCGTGCCACCAGCATTTGTTGGGACAATTTTACCCGTATTTGCATTTTGATTAAGCACCTTTGAACCAAAATCTTTCATATCATCAAGTGATGTTGCAATCCAACTATCACTCAATCCTTCTTTTTTAGCAGTAGTAAGTAACCGTGTCTTAATTTTATCTATGATATCATCCATACTTGGTAACTTTGTTAGAGCTGTTTCCAACCCGCTTGTGAAACTTGTTGAGGTTTTAACCAAATCTGTTAAATCTGTATAGCTATTCTTTATAAAAGACCTTATCTCTTTTTGATCTATTGATTCATATACGGTGCTAAGTGTTGGGTCAACAAGCCCCCCTCTTACTTTCTCTTGCATTTCAGCAATTCCGGGTGTACCAACAGCACCAAACAAAATCTTATATTTTATTGCTTGAACATCATTCTTTATAATATCTGTAATACTCATTGATTCTCTTGCAAGGTCTTCCATCGTCTTTGGTTCTTCCTTAGATAATTCTTGCAATTTCTCCATTTGTTTATCTGTTAATTCTGAAACTTTCTGTGCAATTGATGCACCTGTCTTTTCATCCTTAACATTAATTACATACTCACCCTTATCATTCAAATAAGATAAGTTAGCAATAAACATTTTTTGGTCTTCTGTAATATCAAACTTAAAATCTATCTCTGATGACCTTTCATTAAACTCCCTAAGTGCAATTGCCATTTTCTTCACCTTGTCTGCACCTAAACCTGTGGCATCCCCAAGTTCCTTGAACATACCCATTGCTGATGGATTTATTTCAATCCTTCCTGTTTCAGCATTCAATTCTGTGAACATCTCACCAGCCTTTGCAATACTCTTTATAAGTCCTTCTGGACCATTTACTGAACTATTCATCAATGAAAAAGGATCCGCCAAATCACCCATAAAGACACCCAATCTTTGAAATGTAGAAGCAGTTTCAACAGCACCCTCAATATTAAACACCTTATCAGCAAATGACTGAATGGAAGACATATCAACTTTAAGCATTGCAGCTGTTGCTGCCATCTTTGAAAACCCTAAAACCCCTTCCTTAAAGTTAAATCTATTTAATAAATCAGTATTATTAACAACCTCTTTCATTATGGTTTTTGCATCCATACCAACACTCTTAATGTAACTTATTGAATTTTCAACCTCCCCACCAACTTTAGCAATTGAAATACCCACATCTGAAAAGTTCTTGGTAAGGTCACTAGCACTTACATCCATTAAAGTAGTTAGGGCATATAATTTTTCATAAATTTCAGGTGAAAATACAACATTCCTTGAAAGTGCTTGACCTGTTTGCTCAACCATAGCAACAATATCACCAATATCACCTCCCAATCTTCTAACAAGTGGTGCTGTGTCTGCAATAACCCCTTTGAATTCATTAATCCTTGACCTACCAAGAAGAAAACTTTGACTTATTCTGGCAGATTCGGTATCCAATGTCACCAAAGCTCCAGTAAAGTTTGTCATCTCTTTTATTTGTTCTTTAAGAAAATCAGGATCAAGACCAAATAACTTCCCTTGAAGTTTACCTAAACCCCCAAATATACTATCATAAAATCCTGCCATAAAATATAAATTATATATATAAATAGAATAAGGGATGATTTTTTACATCATCCCTTATTATTATTGTTATTAATATCCTCTGTCCATTTGTGTATCAAGAATTTCCGAAGAAATATTGGCATAGTTAAGAACTCAGAATATGAAACATGTAAAAGTTTTTTTAAATAATAAAATTCTGTTGATTGTGATAGCCTATAATCCGAAGAAAGGGCGAAAAAACTCCACCCCAAACCCAGCATTCACTGTGGTCACATCTCCTGATGGGGTCTTGATATCTTTTTTCATATTAAGTTTAGGCTCATTTTCAGTTAAATATCTACGTATAAATTTTGAATCAGCAATTGGCATAGTCTCCACATGTTTAACAATATTAGTCTTATCAATTTCACCATTAATTTCAACAATTTCCCTAGATAATCTTAATGTTGCCTTGGGTGCAATCCTTGATGGGGGGTAATTATCAATTATATCATTCACCTCCAATATTTCACCATATGTCAAAGGTTTTAATTTAACCACATCCCCACTCTTGGGAAGAGTAACTGTATATGTTCCATCCTCATTTGGCTTATTACCAGGCTCAATACTTAACTCACCCAAATCAACAATTGCCTTAAAAGACTTTCCGGTCTTGGGGTCAGTAACTGAAAGTTCAATATCTGAACCAAAAGAAGTATTTCTCAAAAAGATTAGAATTGCTTCTATATCACTTTCAATCATATCCTCTGGTCTTATATCATATTCATATATTTTGTTCTTCAAAAGTTGTAATGTGAAATTCTTGCTATTACCTAATAATAGATTCTCATCAGCAGCTGTTAAATAACCAACTTTAACTGCTTTTTTCTTGTTTTTGTAAAAGATGCCACCAGAAGGTAGTTGGACAACATCATGGGGTAAATCAAAATTTGATTGACCATACTCTTTAGATTTATCTTCCATAAATTTTATTTTAATAATAGATTTAAATTGAAGAAAAGAAAATAGTTAAAATAAAAAATCCATATGTAAATGTTAATACATAAACATATGGATTTTAATGCGATTAAATCTATTAAGTTTAATAAACCAATATACATCTATCTGGCTGAATAGTCACACTAATTCCTGCAATTGCATCAGAACTATAACTTAAATTACCAAAGTCAACATTTGTTAATAGGCAACCTTCAAGCAACCATTTTTCAATTACAACTCCTGTTGGGTCAAGCATTTCTAATGTTAAATTTTGCTTATATCCAGCAGCATAACCCATTCTGCCTGTTACTGATTCAGCATGTAATCTAACCCACTCCATTAATGCTTGTGAAGCTGATGGTCCAATTGGATCCCTAAACTTAACACTAATAGCTTCCCACTTAAATCTTCCTGAAACATATGTTGATGTATTCAAGAATTGTATCTCTGTTGAAGCTATGCTAATCTTAGGTCTTGATGCTGTTTCAACAAACCATTCATTTATACCCATACTTGATGGAAACCTCAAAATGAACCTATTTTCCCTTTTTGGTTCGTATGGTAGGGGCATTTTCATTAATAAATCAGCCATATTTTATTTTTTAATTTTTTTTTATTATTATATTATAACTTATAATAAATATAGGGAATATAAAAATATTTCAACTTTTTTAAAAAATAGTTCAAAAAACACTATTTACTTTTTTTATAAGATGATATAATTTTATATATATTAATATAATTAATTATTATTAATAATAATAATATTACTATTATAATATAATATATAATTATTAATATTTATTAACTTTTTCTTTTTCACCTTTATTTGTTGAATATATTGTTAATCCTTTTCTATTAACTTTATCTTTCATAACTTCAATATTTTTAGGATCATCATCAGAAAATCCTATTGTGAAATTCAATATATTACCTTTTTCTCCATTCATATCATTTTTAAAGTAAAATGCTTTTTTGAGTCTTTCTGACATATCTTCACAATAATCATAAAATTCATTTAATGCTTTAACTTTCTCAATTTCAGGATTTGCTGCACTACCAGATCCAAATGATACTGGGTAGAATTTACATAAATCCAAATATTCATCAACAATATCTTCATATTGATTTTCTGGTGCAACTAAATCCCTATATTTCTGTAAATTTTTAATTAACTTTTCTTCATCAATACCATTAAACCCATTTGTTATATATTTCTTAACACCTTTCTTTAAAGTTTCTGGATTATGTCCCCTTGCTGTAATAATTGAAAAAATTGAACCATTATTAATTGCTTCTTTAAAATCATCAAAAGCTGGACCTTTCTTTGCTGTAAGCACATCAGATAAAAAAGCCTCATCACCTGTAACTTTAAATTGTCTAAATGGTAAATCAGCATAATTAACTATTGTTGTACCTCTATATTTAAAATTAGTCTTTCCAATTTCCCCTCTATATTTGGCAAAATCATGGGTTGACATTCCAACTTCATCACCAACATCATCAATTAATATAATTTCAGTTGGCATATATACAATATTATCATCCCAATCAAATGCATAATATTTCATATCAGGTGTTCCTTCATTATTAAAACCTTCAAATAAATTCATAATAAATTTTTTATATAAATATCATTAAATTAAAATTCTTCAATAATGATTGGAAGGTTTTCTGTTTTGAATTTCCAAAATTCTGCCATAAATTGTGCTCTAAACTTATACTTGGGGTCTGTATGATAACCAGATTCATAAACACACTTGCATATGCTTTCATATAATTGTTTCTTTGGTAATTCATAATTTGCTTTTTTGCATTCATAATATCTTCCTGAATTTAATACTTTTGCCCAAGCCTCAATTCCTTCTTGAGTATTTTTTGCACTCATAAATTTTGCTTTCATAGTTACATTTTTTCCCCTTATCACTTCATAGGTTCTATATGTCACAGAACCATATCCCTTAAATGCCTTCATTCCCCCCGCATTTGCGTGCAGTCGCCATAAGTTGGTCTCAATGCCATTAGTAGTTGCCTCAATGATAAAGAATGAATAGAGCATAGATATGGGGAATTCTGTCAATAGATGTAAATTCATTAACATACTCTCGTAATGGAATGCCATCCACATTCTCCTCATCTGAACCAAAGTTGCATTTTCCAAATTTCTAAATCCATTAGTTTTTAGATGTTTTCTTAATGCAGTCTTATCCATATTTCGAATATCATAAACATATGACCTTTTTCCATAAGCATCCTCATCAATTATTGTAACACCTTCAAGAGCATCATTTTCTGGTATGATTGATTCTGTTGTATCAACTTTCACTTTAATGGTTTCAATCACCTTTTCAATAAAAACTGTTTCTTGTTGAATTATTGGAAGATAAGATTGTTTTTCATATTTAATTTTGTTTGGGGTATATATTATCCCCAATAAAAATGAACCCCATAATCCAAGTGCAATATAGATTGCAACACTAGGGTTGTTCTTTGGTAAAGTATTTTTTTTCATTAATTTATATATTATATAAAAAAATAATACTTGATATAGTGAAAGTAAAGTAATTGCCCCTAACATATATAAAAACCCCAAATATTAAAAAACCCCCACTTCTATTTTGAGGTGGGGGTTTGTTGTAAAATTCCATCATTATAAACCATTATGGTATTTAATGTTGGTTATATCCATCATTATACATCTTCAAATGAAGCACCAGTTAGTCATTTTGATGTAGTTTTAATTCAAATTTTAATGAACCACAATCCCATATTTTATCATAACCATTTTCAAACATTATTTCAAATTCAGTTTTGTTTATATCAAAACCTTCTTTAACCAATACATTCTTTCTAAATTGGTATCTATGTAATCTACTTTGATAATTTTTTTTATACACATACCAATAGTTGGGGGGTGTCTTTGAAACAAAATCAAAATTATTTTTCTTATAAATATTATTATCAATATCAATACCTGACCATCTTATATCAGCATAAGATATAATTCTGCTTGGATTATATTTTTTAATAAAAAACTTCAAACATTTTCCAAAACCCCCAATAACAGATGTATTAATTATGGAACAAGATCTATATAATTCATAAGAATTTTTATCCTTATCCATTCTTGGTTTTCCAAATGTTGAGACAAAAACCAATTTATTATCATAATATAATCCAATTTTTATTTTTGATGATATGCTACCTTGGATATGATTTTCATTTAAAAAATTTGAAACATCTTCATTTGATATGTCCCTAACTTCTGTTTTTCTTCCTGGTATCACAATTGGGGATTTACCAATTGATGCCATAATTTTTGATTCAACAATTTCTGGCTTATGAATAATTTCATCTTCAAAAATATGAATTAATTTTATGCTTTTATTTTTGCATAAATTTGTTTTATTTATATGATAACCTTTTAATTTTCCCCCACCATATTCTGAATGATAATAATTACCATTTAATTCAAATGCTATGTTATGTTGGGGTAAAAAATAATCTAATTCAAATGGTTTAATTATTGTTCTATTATTTTTAATAAATTCAATATTATATTTATTCATTATTTTCTCAAAAAAAACATTTAAACTATTGTTATTAACAATTGGATTACAAACTGGACATTTTATTGTATAATTTCTAAAATATTGAGTATGTTCAAATATGCTATTACATTTTACACATTTTAATTGTGCAACACCTTTTGATTCAATTTCATCATTTATTAAAATTAAATCCAAATTAGCCATTCTACTCCTAACATTTTCTAATCTTATTTTTCCTTGTTTTTCCTTATAGTGATTAGATTGTTGGTATGTTTTTGTTCCATATTTTTCTAAAATATGAGCCTTCATATTATCTTTTGTTTTTTGTAATTTAAGTGAACTATCAACCCCATATCTTTCCAGCATTGTATTTTTAACTTTATCTTTAAATTCATCTAACCTTAAATGAAATCCTCCATATTTTTCATTCAAAGTATTATTAAATTTACCTCTGTTATTATAATTTCCATCCCCATACCTTTCAAGTTTTGTTTGGTTTCTCTTTGCTATAATTTCATCTTTATTTAATTCAATACTTACTTTTTGGGATGAAATTGTTTTATTCTTCATATTTTCATTTTTCATATAATGGTCAACCCCATATCTTTCAATTGAAGTTTGTTTTATTTTATCTTTAACAGATTCAAGTTGAAAACTATGTTCAACACCATACTTTTCTACCATTGCTTTTTTACCCAAATTAAGTCTATTCTGTTTATTAACATCTATTAACCCCCATTCTTTTCTACATTCATCTGAACATAATTTATTAGGTAGTATTTTTCTAACTTCAAATTCATTATTGCAATGAACACAATTTCTTTTCTCCCAATACTTTTGATTTTTTTCTTTTTTTTCCATCTACTAGTTGTTTAGAATATAAATATACAAAAATAAACCAAAAAACAAAACCCCCAAGTCTAATTAAAGAAATGGGGGTTTTGTATTAAAAATTAACCATTATACATCTTCAAATGAAGCACCAGTAGGGGTTATAACAAATTCAAGGCTAATAAACTCAAGAGACCTTGTAGGTTTAATATATATTTTTCCACTCATTGTATTTCTATCAATATCCTCTGGGTCATTTGAAACCGTAACACGGAAATCAGTTAAACCACGATCCCTTCTAATTCCATCAAGAATTGGATTTATGGTATCTAAAAACTGTTGGCGGACTATCTGGTCATTTTGTTCAAAAAGTAGCCTCACAGCGACCGCGGAGATTAATTTACGTGCTTGCAATAACAACCTACGAACGTTAATTCTATTTAATGCTGATTCTCTAACTTGCAAAGTTTTATTTCCCCAAATTACAGTATTCACATCAGAGAATGTTGCAATTGGATTTATTCTTCCTTGATATAAAGTATCTCTATCATCTTGTGTTAATTTTAATCTTGCTTTAACTGAATTAACCAATCCTCTATTATAACCTGCTGATGCAAACCAAGGGAATGCTACGTTATCAGTTAATGCCAAATTTCTACAAACTTCTGCTGTTGGTGGAATATATACTTGGGTATTATTCACTTGGTCTCTAACCAAAATCCAAGGATAATATGTTGCAGTATAATTTGAATCAATATTTGTTTCCTCCAAAGAAACAATTGATTCTTGGGGATAAATAACATTATTCACATCAGTTGTTAATAAATTTGCATCAGGTGTTGTAACAATATAAATTGAATCTGCTCTATCGCTTTCAATCATATCAATTGCATTTTCAACCAAGTTGCTATTATTAATATAATCAATACCTGGTGTAACAAAAATATTTATATTTGTTGATTCTGGATTTTGATATGTTAAAATTCCCTTTAAATATGCATAATAATCTGTTGTTGCAAATTCAATTGAACCATCACCATCTGTAATTTGTTTAAATGTTCCTTGTCCTGTTGCCGCTACATATTTGCCAGATACAGATAATGCACCTCTCATATAATCAATACCTCCAATTTGGTATGAATCACCATTTGTTCTTCTTTCAGAATAAACATCCCATCCATCAAAACCACCCTCAAATAATAAGGTGAATTTTCTTGAATATAAGTAATAATATGGATTTGAATTTGTTTCTGGTTCTGAATTAAAACTTCCACTACCAACCTCAAATGCTGTTTGACCACTTGTTGTATAACTATTTGCTATTGTAACAATTGTTGCACCTGAATCCATATGGAAACCTTTTGTCACCACATTCCATTCTGAACCATCAGAAATAATGCTTGCTGGATTTTGTTTACCCTTATAGTTTAATAAAGAATTATCATATCCATAATTTGTTGAAAATCCAAGATATGTTCTTTTTACATTATCAGCGGCTACAGCATTTGATGCTGCAAATGGTTCATTATTAACAACCTCATTATTATAATAATATTTTGTCTTATATAATAAATTTGGTGTTAATGCACTACCATACTTTCTATGGGGATAACCCATAAATCCACAAGGAATTGCATCAAATGGAAATTCATCACCCATTTCAAGCATAATGTATTTTGAAACCAAATTATATTTGCCATCACTTGTTCCAATCTTCTTTCCAACAAAACTATTTTGTGTTTCATCTAATGTGCAATTTGTATATTTTTCCAACACAACTGGCGCTGAATCTGAATCATAATAACTTCTAACCAATACATCAAATGTTCTATTCTTAAATGACATATTAACAATTGAAGCCTTAACTTCAGTATTTGCTGAATTTCCATCAGATATTGAAATGAATTTGAATAAGTTATAAACTTTATTTCCTCTCAATTCAGAAACAACAAATGGTGTTTTTGGTGATTGATATTTTTCAAGATACCATCCAATTGATGTACCACTACCACTTCTTGCTGATGGCAAATAAGTTAAAGTTTGTTTTAATCCTCTAATATAACCAAGTCTATATGCTTGATTTAATAATGTTGGATAATGTTCTTCAACAAATATTGGGACATCATTCCTATCTTTCCCAAAATTATCAACACCCAATACATTTGCAATATAATTTGAATTGGTATTTTTTAATGATACATTAAATGTGTAATTAGTGTTTGATGTTGTTTTTCCACTTAAAACAAAATTACCAAATGGTGTCTCACTTATAGTTGTACTATTAGCTGTATCAATAGTTAATGCACTTAAACTATAAAGTTGACCATGATCGGTTGATGAATAATTTGTGATACCTCTTGACCTAATTGTTGCAACAACCATATCATTATAATCTGTATATGCTGTTCCAGTAAATGTATAAGTGTTACCAGTTACTGTTCCAGTGAATGCGCCACTTGATACATTAAAACTAGATGTGTTGTAATAAAATGAATAACCTGTATAATCATTCCCAGAATTAGCAAATGTTGCATAATACCAAAAATCATTTTCATTTGCTGGCTTACCATTACTACCCAAAGATACAGTTGTTCCAAAATAATTATATTCAGTTAATCCTGACTTTGTTGATCCTGTGATTGAATTATACACAGATACTGGTAATGAACCATAAGTTGATGTTTGACCAGTTAATGAAGTTGATAAAGCCACATCATTTGCAAATGTCTTTAAATCATCATAGAATGTTGATGTTGAACCATTGCTTGCTGTATAAGTATCACCAGAAAATAATGCTGCACTTATACCATTTGGATATGTAGCACTTGTTATTACAAATGTTCCAGTTGTTCCAGTTGTTCCAGTAAATACTATTGAGATAGATGGACCAACACCAGTTCCACCGGTTAAACCAACAGTTGAATGATTAACATTTGCAATTGTTGTTATTGACCAAGATGGACCAGCATCATAACCAGATAGTCCCAATACCCTTGTAACATACATTTGATTTGATTGTTGCAAATATGACTTGGCAATATATGCAGATTCATATTTTGGTATCTGTGTGTTTATATATTTTTCAGGTGATGTTCCACCAAAATAAGTTTGAAATTCATCATAACTTGTAATGAATATAGGCTCAAATGCGGGGCCTTTGATCGTCTCACCGACCATTCCCAGTGTGGTTACACCAATACTCTGTGAAACAAAACTTAAATCTGTTTCAGAGGTATATACACCAGGAGATACGAATACTTTTTCATTTGCCATTATTATTTTTTATTTATTCATATAAATATCTAAAAAATAATCAAAAACCATTATTGAGTTTTAATCTTTAATACAACGTACTGAAAGTCCATATCTTTCATCAAATGTATCAGGATAAGTTATTGTACTAGGATTTGATGCAAATGCATCAATTTGAATTGCTGTACGATCAGATGTTGTCCAAAAATAATTTTGAAATTTGAGTCCAGAGGAATCCCCAGTTTTGGATCTATTATCAGAACCTAAAGAATTAAACCCACTTGTATTAGTCCCCAATGGGGCTGCAACATACCAATAAGTTGTTCCTGGATGTCTTGCAGCAAGAGTAGTGCCAATATTTGCTATAAAAGTGTTTGCTTCACTTAATGTTGGAATATGCCAACCTGCTGGGCATAAAGTACTTCCTGAGGTGCTTCCAGTTACAGCATATTGGTTATATAATAAACCCTCAATTGCTTTACTATTAGAATCATCATGAACATATGCCCAATATTTACTTGACGTATTATTTGCATTTGACCAAGCGGTATTATCAACTTGTGTTGTATTGTCTAATAGTGTACCATCTCTAAATTTTGTTGTCCTTAAACTTTCTGACATCCAAACTTGATTACCAATCTTAATTGTTCTATATCTATTACCATCACCATCTGGTGGTGTTAATTGTGAAGCTGTACATATCTTATTTGATAACCCAGGAAATTGACAAGAAAATGTACCATACTCATTACTTATAGTTGCTGATGAATATGTGAAAGGCATTGTCTGTGTGCCTACATTTATAGTTGTGCCAGATGGATGATTATAAGGTATTGTATACCCTGTTGCCGCATATATTGAAACATTTGCTGTCTGACCGCTATAATTTATTGAACTTACTTGAATTGCCATTTTTTATAAAATTTATTTTTAATTATATTAACTTATTTTAAGATATGCCCAAGTTACTACTTGTGATGTATTAGTATTATTGGTTATAGTAAATTTAAATACATTTGTATTAGTTGGAAATGGATTGTAGGTAATAATACTGCCTGGTGTTCCTATTATTTGAGCAGGTATGTTCTCAAATCTTAATTTATTACCTGTACTATTATACCAAGCTCGTTGATCACCTATTACAGGCACATTTGTGTTTGATAAGGTTACAAATCCATTCCATTTAATAATACCTTGACCATCTGAAGTAATTCCAATTACTGACATCATATATGATGCAGATGAATTAGTTGTAAAACTATATTCATTACTAGAATTTGAAGGTAAAGTCCAAGTTCCTGTCTCTGGTGCTAATAATACAGGACCAAGTAATGATTCTCTTGTAATTTTAAATGATTCTGCATTTGAACTATTATTCATAACAAGATAAGTACCTGTAGGGCTACCTGTAAATGTTGGTAATTCACTTATTTTTCTATTTGCCATATTAATTTGTTTTAAAATACGTGTAATTCACAACTTGTGGTGAACCGCTACTATTGCCAAACTGAAATTGAAATACACGTGAATCAGAAACAGCTGGGGAAGTATCAATTCTAGTGCCTGCAATTCCAACTATCTGACTAGGAATTGAAACAATATTTATAGGAGTTCCTCCTCCATTATAAACCCATGCATATTGCATACCTAATGCGGCTACATTTGTGTTTGATAGTGTTACTCGAGCAAACCAAACAATAATACCATTTGGAATACTTCCTACTACTGACATAACATATGATGATTGAGCTGAAGGAACTGTAAAACTATAAGTATTTACACCCGCACTTAAAGTCCAACTTCCTAAGGTTGCTGGTGATAATAACCCACTAAGGAATGTTTCTTTTGTAACTTTAAATGATTCAGTTAAGCTACTATTATCCATAACAATATAAGCACCTGTAGTACTACCTGTATATGTTGGTAATTCACTTATTTTTATATTTGCCATATTAACTTATTTTAAGCCATGCATAATTCACAACTTGTGATGAACCACTATTATTGGTTATACCAAAATCAAATCTATTTGTAGTAACAGAAGGTGAGACTGAGCTGGCTAAAATAGTACCTTCTGTCCCAATAAACTGATTAGGAAGTGAAGTAAAAAATATAGGACTTCCTCCATTAGTATAATACCATGCATATTGCGTACCTACTACGGGTACATTTGGGTTTGATATTACTGCTTCAGCAATATAACTCAAAATACCATTTGGAATATTTGCAAATACTGAAATAAAATATGATTCATTTGCATCAAGTGTGAGACTAACAGTATTTGCACCTGTATTTACAGTCCAACTTCCTCTTGTTGGTTCGGGTAGTAATGTACCAGTAAATATTTCTTTTGTAACTTTAAATGTTTCAGTTAACGCACTATTATCCATAACAAGAAAAGCGCCTGTAGTATCACCTGTAAATGTTGATAATTGACTTACTTTTTTATTTGCCATTTTTATTTTATTTTATAATCCATATTTCTCTTTATCTGCGTTATAGTTTTGTAATACTTCAGCATCACTTAATGTTGTGTTGTATAAACGAGTAATGCCAATTCTTCCAGCATAATATTGATTAAGTTCTCCACCATTATAACTACCTATGTATAATGGATTAGTTGTATTTAATGTAGTTCCAAAAATATTTGCATTACTTCCCCAAAACGATCCATTTATATATGTTCTAATTGTATTAAGTGGGTTGCTAAATACATAAACTAATTGATACCATGTATTAAGTGTTCCATTAAAGTTAGTACCTATAGCAACTCCAGTACTCCCGGGGCTAAATTGGGCATTATTTCCAGTAGCAGTATTTACCTTAATAGCATAACTCACATCAATATTTGCTCCTCCAGTACGGAATTTTCCAAGTATAACTTTTTGAGTACCACTACTTGTCTGATAAACCCATGCTTCCATAGTCCAACTTCCACTTCCTGGTTCTAATACTGCATTATCAGCAACACTAATTTGTGATGAAGTTCCATTATATTCAAAATATGGGTATGTATATGTAATAGCCGACATTTGACCAACTAATCCATTTGGTGATAAATCATTTATTACTGTACTATGTCTATTATAAGAATCTAAATTACTTGGGTCAAAGTGTAATACAAGATTGGCTGTTACAGCAGTAATAGCATTAAAAGTAATATTATCACCAGCTTCAGTATTTGCAAAATCTAAATCCTCCCAATATAAATAGTTACGATCAGGTACAGTAGGTGTAGGTGTTGGTGTTAGTGTTGGTGTTATTGTTTGAGTTGGTGTTATTGTTGGTGTTGGTGTTTCTGTTTGAGTTGGTGTTATAGTTTGAGTTGGTGTAATAGTGCTTGTAGGTGTTTCTGTTGGTGTTGGCGTTTCTGTTTGGGTTGGTGTAATAGTGCTTGTAGGCGTTTCTGTTTGAGTTGGTGTAATAGTATTAGTTGGTGTTGGTGTTAGTGTTGGTGTTATTGTTTGAGTTGGTGTTATTGTTGGTGTTGGTGTTTCTGTTTGAGTTGGTGTTTCTGTTTGAGTTGGAGTAATAGTGCTTGTAGGTGTTTCTGTTGGTGTTGGAGTTTCTGTTTGTGTTGGTGTTGGCGTTTCTGTTTGAGTTGGTGTTTCTGTTGGTGTTGGAGTTTCTGTTTGGGTTGGTGTTATAGTTTGAGTTGGTGTTATAGTTTGAGTTGGTGTTTCTGTTTGAGTTGGAGTTTCTGTTTGGGTTGGTGTTATAGTTTGAGTTGGTGTTATAGTTTGAGTTGGTGTTTCTGTTGGTGTTGGTGTTTCTGTTGGTGTTGGTGTTTCTGTTTGGGTTGGTGTTTCTGTTTGGGTTGGTGTTATAGTTTGAGTTGGCGTTTCTGTTGGTGTTGGAGTTTCTGTTTGAGTTGGTGTAATAGTATTAGTTGGAGTTTCTGTTTGAGTTGGTGTAATAGTATTAGTTGGAGTTTCTGTTGGTGTTGGAGTTTCTGTTTGAGTTGGAGTTTCTGTTGGTGTTGGCGTTTCTGTTTGAGTTGGTGTAATAGTATTAGTTGGAGTTTCTGTTGGTGTTGGAGTTTCTGTTTGAGTTGGAGTTTCTGTTGGTGTTGGCGTTTCTGTTTGAGTTGGTGTAATAGTTTGAGTTGGCGTTTCTGTTTGAGTTGGAGTTTCTGTTTGAGTTGGAGTTTCTGTTGGCGTTGGTGTTTCTGTTGGTGTAATAGTGCTGGTTGGTGTTTCTGTGTTAGTAGGAGTTATAGTTTGAGTTGGTGTTTCTGTTGGTGTTGGCGTTTCTGTTTGAGTTGGTGTAATAGTTTGAGTTGGTGTAATAGTTTGAGTTGGTGTTGGAGTTTCTGTTTGAGTTGGTGTAATAGTTTGAGTTGGAGTAATAGTGCTTGTAGGTGTTTCTGTTGGTGTTGGTGTTTCTGTTTGAGTTGGAGTTTCTGTTTGAGTTGGCGTAATAGTTTGAGTTGGTGTTTTGGTTGGTGTAATAGTGCTGGTTGGTGTAATAGTGCTGGTTGGTGTAATAGTTTGAGTTGGTGTTTCAGTTGGTGTTGGTGTTTCTGTTTGAGTTGGTGTTATTGTTGGTGTAATAGTGTTTGTAGGTGTTATTGTGTTAGTAGGTGTTATTGTGTTAGTAGGTGTTTCTGTTGGTGTTGGCGTTTCTGTTTGGGTTGGAGTTTCTGTTTGAGTTGGAGTAATAGTTTGAGTTGGTGTAATAGTGTTGGTTGGCGTTTCTGTTGGTGTTGGAGTTTCTGTTTGAGTTGGAGTTTCTGTTGGTGTAATAGTGTTGGTTGGTGTAATAGTGTTGGTTGGTGTAATAGTGTTGGTAGGAGTAACTGTATTGGTTGGTGTTTCTGTTACTGTTGGTGTAATAGTTTGAGTTGGTGTTTCTGTTTGAGTTGGTGTAATACTGTTAGTAGGAGTTATTGTTTGAGTTGGCGATACTGTTGGTGTAATAGTGTTGGTTGGTGTTATAGTGTTGGTTGGTGTGATTGTGTTGGTTGGTGTTTCTGTAACTGTTGGTGTGATTGTTTTTGTAGGTGTAATTGTCTTGGTAGGCGTAATTGTGTTAGTAGGTGTAATTGTATTGGTTGGTGTTTCTGTTACTGTTGGTGTAATAGTTGGTGTAATAGTTTTAGTTGGTGTAATAGTTGGTGTAATAGTTGGTGTAATTGACCTAGTTGGAGTAATAGTTGGTGTAATTGTTCTTGTTGGTGTAATAGTGCTAGTAGGAGTCACAGTTTGAGTTGGCGTTGGTGTTGGTGTTGGATCAACTCCTTCTGGAATAATTAAATCATAAGTTGTAAGGTAACTTGGAATATATAAACTATATATTCCACTTATCCTATCTGTTTCAGGTCTTGGCTCAACATCAAAAGGTATAGTCTTCTCACCAAGATTATATGTCACACCATTTTGCAATAATGATACAAATGCTTGCTCTCCATTTAAATTTACACTTGATATTCTTATTCTTATTCTATAAGTCAAATCATTTACTGGAATTGGGTCATTTAATTGTATTTTTGGTACTGAATTTACCAATTCTGTTTCAAAAACTTGACTAATTCTATTTATTGCAGGTTTAACCTCAAATTCTTTTTCATCAATCAAAAACCCAAGCATTGTAAAATCATATGATTGAATATAAAATTTTCTGCTATCTGTGTTAATTTGAGATTCATCTTGAACATTTGTTAATAATATTGGTATATAATGTCCATTTATGGTTGTATATGATTGTCTTGATGAGAACTTTTGCAATACTTTTGTATTAAAATTATTCAAATCTCTAATCCTATTTGTGATTATCTTAACACTAAAATTAATGTCTATTGGTACTGGTTGTGGAATTGAGTAAATATCTGTGCCATTTCTTTGACCATCCCAAGTTGGCACACTTGCAAAATAAAATGGTTTTCTATCTGGTATATTATAAAGTGTTGCTGGATTTGATCCATATTTTGTATCATTCATCCTAACCAATGTAACAAATGGTGGGAGCGGATTATTATCTTCATCAATAAATGTCCATGTTTCTGTATATTGCGACCAGTTCTGTGTGCTAACTATTCTATCTAATGTTTGTATTATTTTTCCTTCTGATGTGATTTCCAAATCATTTTTAACAAAATCAAGCATCCCCCTATCCAAGTCATCATGTAATAATGATTTTGGCAAATAAGTCCCATCTTTAGTTATATTATCCAATAACTCCTGCCTTCTTTCAAAGAGGATTTTTTCATTAGCGATATCCAAATCTGTTTTTATATTTTTGGGTAATGGCATATTATTTCTTTAATTTAACTTCATTATTATGCCAACATTTATGGCATATATAAGGATCATCACCACCTTCTGATAATTTCCAAGACCAACCACAGTTATCACAAATAACTTTCTTTTTTGTTACAATTTCAATAATTCTATTTAATTGTGTTTCTGTTATATGTAATTTTCTCATAATCCTCTAAATTCATCTTTATTTACAAATGTTGCAACAACTGACCTATAAAATGGTTTATAACCTCCATAAGTGTGTTTATTATCCATATTTACAATTCCATCATCAATAACAGAATAATATCTAACCTTATTTTCTGTAACATAATATCCCAAATAATCACCTTTCAATAGTTCAACATTAAGGTCATCAAGTTGTTTTTGGTAAAATGAGAATTTCATATTCCCAGGTTCTTTCTGTTCAACTTTGGAATTTCCAAGTTGCTTTAGTGTTGATTCGGTAATTTGAACAACACCTTTAACTTCAATGGGTGGCATAAAAACAATTCCATCTTTTGGTGCTTCACCATATATATCATCTTTTATTGTTCTCTTTCTGTCTATTCTATACAATACAACGCTCATATTTAAGTCATCACCCAGATATTCCATTCCCATTTCAATATCCAGATTAAAATCTTCTTCTCCAAAAAACTTACCAATCCTTGATATTGGAACTAATTTTCCCATTGTTTTTATTTATAATATATATAAATATATAGGAAGTATTAAATTGATAATTAGTTTGATTTTTATTATATTTAAAATAATGTAAATTACTTATGGCAAAAAAGAAAATAACAAAAGATGAGGTTTTAGAAATATTGAAATTATATAATGGAAGTAATAATTATTTGATTAATATTCGTTATCTATATTTAAACAATCCAAATTTTTCATTGACTGATAGTCAGATTGAGTATATTACATCATTTAGTGAAACAAAACCAAAGGTTGCAAGAAAATGGGTTGAATTGGATTCTTATTATGCAAAAATGATTGCTGATGATAAGTTATTGGTTAAAATTCCAGAGAAAATGTGGGTTGAGAAATTATTGGCTGAAAAGGAGAAATCATATCATATTCTTGGTAGATTTTTTGAAAATGATAACTTAAATCTTTATTGGATTCCAAAGGATGCAATTGTTGTGGATAAAACAAATAAGAATGTTGTTGTTGATTATGAAAAGTATTCACATAGAATGCCATTTGAACATCAAAAAGAGGCTATTCAAAAGTTGCTTGAAAATGATAAGTTTATTTTGGCTGATGACATGGGTTTAGGAAAAGGACTTATAAATTCAACACCTATTTATACCCCAACTGGGGTTAAAAAAATATGTGATTTATCTGTTGGTGATAAAGTAATTGGGTCTAATGGTGAATCTTGTATTGTTACTGGAGTATTCCCCCAACCAAAACAAGAAATATATGAAATTACTTTTAATGATCATGTTAAAATAAAAACTGATGCTTCACATTTATGGTCAGTATCTTCACCAAATTATAGTAAAAATAGAAAAAATAATAGAATAAAAAAATCTTTAATTTTATCTACAAAACAAATGTATGAGGGTGGGAAGATAAAAATAAAAGGGAATGGTTATAATAACCAAATGGATTATGAAGTTGAAACTTTTTATAAAAGTCCTAATGGTAATAACAAATGGCAAATACCTATTGTGAAACCAATTGAATTTTACAATAATGTAGAGTTACCAATAGACCCTTATTTATTGGGTCTTTGTTTGGGTGATGGGTATTTTAATAAAAATAATACTTGTGTTATTGGAACACACAAAGATGATTTTGACGAATTGCTTGGGTCTTTTGAACTCAAATCTATAGGTTTTAATAGAGAACTAAAAGAAGGTAGGATACCTTTTGGTAAAATATTAAATGAACTAGAATTACATAATACTCGCTCACACACCAAATTCATTCCAGATATATACAAATATTCGTCCATTGAGAACCGCCTTGCTATATTGCAAGGTTTAATGGACACAGATGGTCATTGTATGTTATCCAAAAATGGGTCATTTCAGGGGACAGAATTTTCAACAGTTTCTGAAAAATTATGTGATGATGTTGCTGAAATTGTCCATACATTAGGTGGTATTTGTAGAAAACGTTCAAAGCGTGGTTCATATACTAAAAATGGAGTAAAAGTGGAATGTAGGATTGCATATAGGCTTAATATCAAATTATCTAATGATATGAACCCTTTTAGGTTAAATAGAAAAGCAACTGCTTATAATCAACCTAAAAAATATTCAGTTGGTAGATATATTAAAAATATTGAGAAAGTGGGGGAAGATTATACAACTTGCATTTCAGTTGATGCTGATGATAAATTATATGTTACTGAACATTGCATTGTTACGCATAATACAAGTTCAGCAATTGTTGCTTCAATTGAAGCAAAACCAAGTAAAACTTTAATTGTTTGCCCAGCAAGTTTAAAACAAAATTGGAAAAGAGAAATTGAAAATTATTCAAACAAAGAAATTTATATTTGTGAGGGAAAAAAATATGAAGATTCTGCTGATTATGTAATCATTAATTATGATATCATTAAAAACTTTCATTCATTAAAATCAAAAGAAGAAACAATAATCCAAAAGTCAAAATTTGATTTGGTTATAATTGATGAATGCCATTATATTAAATCCCCCCAAGCATCGAGAACAAAATTGATAAATGATATTTGCAAAGATATTAATAAAATATGGTTATTGACTGGAACGCCATTAACATCAAGACCAATTGATTATTTTAATTTATTATCTTTGGTTGACAGCCCTGTATCAAAAAACTGGATGGCCTATGTTAAAAGATATTGTGCAGGATATCAGTTTAATGTTGGAATGAATAAGGTATGGAATGTGAACGGTGCGTCAAATTTGGATGAGTTAAGGGAAAGAACATCCCCATTATTATTAAGGCGACTAAAAGAGAATGTATTAGATTTACCAGAAAAAATAATAACACCAATTTATTTGAGATTAAAATCAAAAGAATATGAGGATGTTATGGGGGAGTATTTTGAATGGGTTAAAAATAATCCAAAAGAATCAAAATCATTGAGCGTTCAATTTACAAAGTTAATGAAGGTTAGACAAATAATTGCGGATGAGAAGATTAAGAGTACCATAGAATTTATTGAGAATACATTGGAGCAAGAGAAGAAGATTATTGTTTTCTCAAATTTTACAAACTCATTAAATAAAATATATGAACATTTTAATAAAATTGCGGTTAAATTAGATGGTAGTTCAACAGCAAAACAAAGACATGAGAGTGTTGATGAATTTCAAACAAATGATAAGATAAAGGTTTTTGTTGGAAACATAAAAGCGGCTGGGGTTGGTATTACATTGACAAGTGCAAATGTTGTTATCTTTAATGATTTATCCTTTGTTCCAGCGGATCATAGTCAAGCGGAAGATAGGGCATATAGAATTGGACAAAAGAATTCAGTTTCTGTATTATATCCCATATTTGAAAACACCATTGAGGGAATTATATATGATATGTTGGATAGAAAGAAAAAGATAATATCAACTATTCTTGGGGATAACTTATTTGAAACTGATACCACAGAAGATATTTTAACCCAGATATTAAATATGAAAATAAAAACAAAATAATATTTGTTTTTTGGTTAAATTATTTTACCTTTGCAGAATATTTATTACTTGAAACAAAAAAAAACAAATAAAATGAAATTACACGTAATTAAAACCTCGGATTTGCAAAATTTTATTGTTGAGAAGCACAGAGAAATTCTCAATGATATGAATTCATTTGAAAAAAATGGTGCAATACTTGCACAGAAAATGGAAAACTTAAATTGTAAAATTGAATTGCTTGAAGATTTTACCAAGTTCATTGGTGAGAATGATGGTAGTTTTGTATTTGATAATGAATTTTTTGAAAATGAGTGCCATTAGCACTCATTAAACCATTATGTTTTTATGAACTTTGCAATTTCTTTCCTCTAATTGTGCTTTTATTTCTTTTACTGTATAACGACCTAATGGTGAGCCTTTCAACCAAATACTATTTTTAACTTCCATTCCAATAGGAAATTCTTTTATCCCAGTTCTTTGTATAGATAAGGCACCCCCAACATATAGGTTATCTGGTAAAGATTTTAAATCCCTACAATCATACAAAAGTAAATCATCACCAACTATAAGTTTTTCTGGTAATTCTGTTATTGTTGAAAAACTTAAATCTAAGTAGTCAGTGACTTCTAAAATTTTTGGTAATTTAGTTATCAATTCACCATACAACTCTAATGCTCCCTTGTGAAAATACTTTTCAGGTATTGACTCAATGTCATGCAATAATATCCATTTTAATGATAATTTGTCTTCCTCTGATTTTAGGAAATCCATTATTCTTTTTATTGTTGTTTTATCCATTATCTTCTCTTATTATATCCCCATTTATATAACCATCTGGTTCTATCATACTTAATATGGCTTCATCTGAAATTTTTGCTAATGGGTTATTTTCAATAGATAAATCACCATCAACTTGTAAGCCTTTTGGTAATGTGTTTATCATTGTGTGATCTAAATACAAATTCTCCCCAACTTCCAATCCTTCTGGTAATGAGGTTATTTTTGTATTGTATAGACTTAAATAGCCACCAACTTTCAAATTGTTAGGTAGTGAAGTCAAGTCTGTACAATAACCCAAATCCAAACCACCATCAACATTTAAGTCTTTTGGTAATGATTTTATTTTTAAAGCGACTAATTTAAAATCACCACCAACATATAAACCTTTTGGGATTTGTTTTATACTTGTACCTTCCAAATCCAAATCACCACCAACATATAAGTTATCTGGTAAATATTTTAAATGTTTACAACTTGATAAATTCAAATTATCCTCCACCTTTAATCCTTCTGGTATGTAAGTTATATTTTCTTCAAATAAATCCAAATCACCTTTAATGTTTAATTCATCATCTGTAAATGTTTCATTATTCATTAATTTCCAAACAAATGGTTTATTTTTATTCTCTTTTTCTTCAAGAAAATCAAATATGTTTTTCAATGTGGTATTATCCATTATTATCTTATTATATTTCCTTTTATAAATCCTGGCTCAATCATTTTTCTTAATTGATCATTTGAATATATTATTAATTCTGTTCCTCTTATATTCAAATCACCACCAACTTTCAATCCTTTTGATAATGATTTTAAATTTTTGCACATTATTAAATATAAATTCCTGCCAACATATAATCCTTCTGGTAATGATGTTATTTTTGTATAATCTAAATGCAAATCCTCCCCAACTTTCAATCCTTCTGGTAATGAGGTTATTTTTGAAAATGATAAATCCAAACTCCCCCCAACTTTCAATTCTTCTGGTAATGAGGCTATTTTTGAATACTCTAAAATCAAATTACCCCAAACTTTTAAACCTTCTGGTAATGAAGTTATTTTTGAATTTCTTAAATATAAATTGCCTTCAAAATTCAAATCTTCTTTTGTTAATGGAATATTATTTGATGCTTTCCAAATAAAAGGTATTTTATGTTCTCCTTTTTCTTCAAGAAAATCTAATATGTTTTTCAATGTGGTATTATCCATTATTATCTTATTATATCTCCTTTTATAAATCCTGGATCAATCATTTCTCTTAATTGTTCATCTGAATATTTTGTTAAGGCTGTACCTTCAATCTGTAAGTCATCCCCAACTTCTAACCCTTTTGGTAATGAGGTCACACTTGAATGATTCAAACTCAAAATACCTCCAACTTTCAATCCTTCTGGTAAAGATGTTAAATGTTTACACATAAATAAATATAAAAACCCACCAACTTTCAATCCTTTTGGTAAGGATGTAATTTTTGTAAATGATAAATGCAAATTACCTTTTTGATTTAACTCTTCTTTTGTTAAGGGGTATCCAAATCTTAATTTCCAAACAAGATTATCTCTTTCTGAATGTTTTTTGTTTTCTTTTTCTTCAAGAAAATCTAATATTTTTTTTATTGTGTTATTATCCATTATAATCTTATTATACTACGTGTTATAAATCCTGGCTCAATCATTTTCATTAATTTCTCATCTGAATATCTTGTTAATCGAGTCTGACTTATTTGCAAAGTACCTCCAACTTTTAATCCTTTTGGTAATGTCTTTATGGTGCTGAAAGACAAATATATACTACCACCAACTTCCAATCCTTCTGGTAATGATTTTATTTTTGTACCAAACAAACTCAACTGACCTTTAACTTGTAATCCATTTGGTAATGATGTTATTTTGGTATTACTCAAATCCAAACTACCTTTAACTTTCAATCCTTCTGGTAATGCCTTTATGAGGCTGTCATTCAAAAATATACTACCACCAACTTCCAATCCTTTTGGTAATGATGTTATTTTGGTACCACTCAAATTCAAACTACCTTTAACTTTCAATCCTTCTGGTAATGAGGCTATTTCTGAATCCTCTAAAATCAAATCACCCCAAACTTTTAATCCTTCTGGTAATGAGGTTATATTTGAATGCCTTAAATCCAAATTACCATTAACATTTAAGTCTTCTTCTGTTAATGGTATATTATTTGATACTTTCCACATAAAAGGCGTTCTATGTTCTCCTTTATCTTCAAGGAATTTAAATATGTTTTTTAGTGTTGTATTATCCATACTAATATTTTCTCATTATATCTCCGTTTATAAATCCTGGCTTAATCATTTCTCTTATTTCATCATCTGAATAATCCTCAATAGAAGACATAGATATATATAAATCCCCACCAACTTTTAATCCTTTTGGTAATGATGTTAAACTTTCGCAATCCATTAAATTCAACCGACCCTTAACTTCCAATCCTTCTGGTAATGAGGTTATATTTGTTTTTGACAAAGTAAAATTAAGCCCAACCTTCAAACCTTGTGGTAATGATTGTATATTCTTACAATTGAGTAAAGATAAATGACCTCCAACTTTCAATCCTTCTGGTAATGAGGTTAATTTTTGACAAGCAGATAAATCTAAATTGCCACCAATTTTTAATCCTTTTGGTAATGATTTTATTTGAGAAGCAAACAAATTCAAATCACCTGTAATACTAAATCCTTCTGGTAATGAGGTTATTTTTGAATTTGATAAATCCAATTCGCCACTAACTTTCAACCCTTTGGGTAATGAGGTTATTTCAGTTTTTCTTAAACTCAACCAACCCCTAACATTTAACCCTTCTGGTAGTGATTTTATTTTTGTATTAGACAAAGCCAAGTCGCCATTAATTTTCAATAATCCTTCTGGTAATGACATAATATTTGTATGTGATAAGTCAAAAGTACCTTTACCATTAAAATCATCAACTGTTAATGGTATATTATTTAATACTTTCCATTTAATTGGTATTTTATGTTCTCCTTTATCTTCAATGAATTTAAATATGTTTTTTAGTGTGTTATTATCCATTATCTATATATTTTTCCTTTTATAAATCCAGGTGCAATCATATTTCTAATTTCACTTATTTTATATTTTTGTAATGCCGCACTAGGACGTAATTCACCTCCAAGTTCCAAACCTTTTGGTAATAAGGATATTTCTGTATTTCTTAAATCCAAATTACCCCCAACTTTCAATCCTTCTGGTAAAGAAGTTAATTTTTCAGCCCAATTTAAATCCAAATTACCACCAACTTCTAATCCTTTTGGGAGGGTGGATAAATGTTCAGTATGACTTAAATTTAAATCACCTTTAACTTTTAAACCTTCTGGTAGTGATACTATATCTGAAAGTTTTAAATTAAAATCACCCTCAACTTCTAAATCTTCTTTTGTTAATTGGTAGCCAAGTCTATATTTCCAAATAAAGGTATCTTTATCTTTATGTTTTTTGTTTTCTTCCTTTTCAAGAAAATCAAGTATTTTTATTAGTGTTGATTTATCCATTATCTAAATATTTATCTTATAAATATAATAACTAATGAAAATACTTGAAACAATCAAAGAAGAAATAATATCAAGAATACACAAAAACAATGTTAATTTTTTAATCAATGAGATGAAAAAGGTTGGAATTGAAAAACTACCTTATTCATATGCCTCATTAAAACCTTTTATTGATGAAAAAACAATGGATATTCATTACAACAAACATTATAAAGGTTATGTTGATAAATTGAATAAAGCATTAAAAAATAATAAATCAAATTATGATTTAAAACAGATAATAACAAATATAAGCAAATTCAATAAAACAATTAGGAATAATGCTGGTGGAGCATTTAATCACGCTTTATTCTGGAATATGCTATCACCCACCAAAAAGAATATACCAAAAGAATTAAAAGATAAGATAATAAAAAGTTTTGGCTCAATTAATTCATTTAAAACAAAATTTGAAGAAAAAGCAAAAAGTCATTTTGGATCAGGATGGGTCTGGCTTATTCTAACAAAGAATAATACATTAAAAATTATCACCACCCCAAACCAAGATAATCCCCTTATGAATGTCATTAAAGGTGGGGGATTTCCAATATTGGGATTGGATTTATGGGAACATGCCTATTATCTCAAATACCAAAACAAAAGAGATGAGTATATACATAACTTCTGGAATTATATAAATTGGGATTTTGTTCTTGAATTATATGATAATGCAAATAATAATGAGCCAAAAGAGTAATTTCTTATATTTATATATAAAAGAAATATGTCAGTAATAGCCGAGCCAGAAAGAACGCAAATTTACACAAGAATTCGTCATTTACTTGGTGCACCATTAAGGGGTGTTGAGATAACTGATGAAATGATGGATTCCTTAATGGAATTATCCGTTCAAGATTATGAACAATATATGCTTGATTGGCTAACCGAATCCCAATGGGTTAATTTGGTTAATCTTAATATGAGCGAAAAATCTGTTGCAAATGCTTTAATTACAAGAACAATGGATTTTGAAAAGCAATATGAATATGCTTATTCAAAAATTGTTGGATTGCAAACTGGGGGTCCTTGGGTTTTGCAAAAAGATTACATCACATTGGAAGCCAACCAACAATTATATGAAATCCCAGCAGGAAGAGAGGTGAATGAATTATTATGGTATAGCAATCAAGCATTTAGTGCATTTGGTTTAGGTGGTGCTGGTGGATTTGGATTTGGTGGTATTGGATTGGGCGCATCAGATGCTGGTTTTGCCCAAATGGGGAATACAGGATCCTATTTTATGATGTCAGGTTTTGATTATTTACTTAGAATGCAAAGTGCAAATGTATTAACAAGGATATTAGGTGGAGCATTAACTTATAGAATTACAGGATTGCCAGATGGAAAAAAAGCAATCCATATATATAATACACCAGGTGGCAAATTTAACTGGGGAAATTACTCCTCATATGTTGGAAAACAAATTTGGTATTGGTATTATGATGTGGATGGTGATAGCCGTGGAAAGTGTTTGGAAGATAACCCAGATATTATTAAATTACCATCAGATGTTCCATTTACTGAATTAACTTGGGACAAGTTAAACCAACCAGCAAAACATTGGGTGAGAAGGTGGTTTACGGCTTACGTAAAAGAGAGTTTGGGTAGAGTTAGGGGAAAGTATAGTGGAAATATAAAAGCACCTGATGCAGAGTTAAAATTGGATTACGAATCACTAATAACTGAAGGTAAAGATGAAAAGTCAAAACTTATTGAAGAATTAATGACAAGATTAGAAAGGCTAAGACCTGAAAAACAAATGGAAAAAGAAGCATTACTTGCAGAAAGTTTAAATAAGCAATTAAAGTTTAATGCAATGCCAAGGCAAATTTATGTGATTTAAATTTGATTATTAAAAATTTTAAATTATATTTTAAATAAAAAATTATGGCAGTAATAAAAACAATACCAATTCAGAAGGTCATAAACGGTACATTTGTTAATACATCAGATATCTCCATTGTATCAGAAGCAGAATATTCTACATCTGGGGAAGGTTTTATTATTGTTAGAGCAATACCCCAGTGCAGGTTAATATTAAATTCTAAAAATACAGATAATGTAATTGTGAAAGCAATGACAAATGTTATTGTTGTTCCAGACAGCAATAAAATTGATGAAGAGTATGATGAAATTTCATTAGAGAAAGGTGCTTGTGTTGAATTTAAGCACTGTTCTGGGACTTGGTATATTATTAGTTCAGATGGGCTAAAAGGATAAAAAAACCCCCAATCTAATTAAGGTTGGGGGTTTTTAATTTTAAGCATTTTCATATATTAGATTGGGATTAACATTTATTTTTTCCCAGAATTTAATCTCATCTTCTGATATTGTCATTACATCATTTAAATCATCTTGATCCTTTGCCGCATAAGGAATACCATTTATTAATTTACATTCTTCTGTTGTGAAGAATTGTCTATCAGCAGGGTCTTTTATAAGAATCCTATCCCTAATCTCTGGACTAAAAGCAACCAATAATGGACTTATCCTTTTGTTAAAAGTAACAACTGCTCTTGGCACATTATATTCCCCGGTCAAGTCAGGTGTTTTTTCAAATACATTTTGGTCAATATAATAGCAATTTAATTTAATTCCATCTTTTGTTTTTGACACATCCCCGTGCGATTGTTTTGTTCCATTATTTACATAATATATAATATCTCCAAGATTAACATGTAATTTTTCCTTTATGATTAACTCCATGTGTGCCATCTTACTTGTGGTGCTTCCTGCTTTATTTAATGTCTTTGACCTTTTTACATAGTCTTTAACATTCTGTCTAACCCTTGCCTTGTTTGCAATTTCAATTAGGGGGATTTGCTTATTATAAACCTTTTCAAAATAATTATAATATTCTTCAATAAATTCTTTTCCTTTACCTTCAAGCAATAACTTAACAGCAACATCAATAAATCTTTCAATATATTGGGGAAGTTTCTTTGATTTGATTGTATTTCCTGTCAACTTTATTTTACCATCATTTTTCATAATGGCATAGTTTTTTCTTGCAAAATTAACACAAGATAACCAATGACCATCCAAATCTAATGCCATTTCTCCCTTCATAAAAGTATCATTGTATTCTGCAACATCAGCATATATACCTTTGTAAATCTTACCTTCTTTAACTTTCCAGTTTAATCCTTTTCCAATATATTCCCTACTGCTAAAATCATCTGTTGCTGAAAAGTTAACACCATCTGTATCACAAACTAAAGGAACATAACCTCTATCCATAAAGAATTTAATCATATGTCTTAAATATAATCTACCAGTACAAGTTATCTGTTCACCTTTATCCATCTCAGCCCAAGGGAAAACTGCTGGTGCTGATAATGAACCAAACAAAGAGTTTATGAAAATCTTTATTGGTAATTGCTTATTATCATAAGTTGCCGCAATCTTAGGATCCTTATCCTTCCACTCCTCTGCCAAATTCTTATAATTAATCCTTGCATTTCTAAAAAATTTTAACATGCCTTCCAAAACACCAGTTATATCACAAGATGGGAATACATCGTGAGCCAATTGTATGGATGGATATAGGGACGAGAAGTCAAGTTTATATATATTCTTTGAATACCCTACCTTAACCAATCTGGATAAACCACCCACAAAGTTTCGTTTATCCTCACTTTGGGGGACAGCCAACTGATTATTATATGACCAAGCCAACATCAATGTCTTCCATAATCCTGCTGTCCCCATTGTGTATATCCTTTCAAAAGGTAATGGCACCATTTTTGCCAATAAGAATGATGCTTGACTAAATTCTGAATCAACTCTCATTGTCTCTTCCAAGTCATCATCAAGATATGCTTCAACAAGTTTATCACCAGAAATTCTCTTATATACGTTTGGAAATTTAATGTCAAGACCAGGATAATCTGATGCTAATTTATATTTCCCATTCTTTATATTAAGAAAATATTCTTCTTTCTCTTGATACATTTTACCAATCTTTGTGTGTTCAATATACACACGATCTTCATCTTCTGCATTTATATATTTTGTAATATATTTAAGACCAGCAGATTTGATATCGCTATTGATTGCTTGTGCCCTTCTTACTGAATGAATAACATCAATAACATTATATCCCCAAATAGAGGTTTGAGTGTAATTCTCAACATCACCCCCTAATTTTAACATAGAATCCCTTCTTGTAACAGATTTTGTTGGATTTAATGATTTGCAAGCAGTTTGAACATGTATCTTTAATATCTCACATCTTTTGAAAATCCATTCCCAGTCAAACGTTGCTGAATTATAACCTGAAATAATGGTTGGTTTAATTTCATCAATAACTTTAAAAAATTCAATAATACCATTTGCCTCATCCTCTGGGTTAATGCACTCTATGATTCTGGAATAACCTTTATTGGTTTTAATTCCAATCATAAATATTCTACCATCAGTTGGTTCTAATGCTGTGGTTTCTAAGTCAAATACAAGTCTTGTTATATCATCATAAGAATCAAACCCTTTAAATAATCTTTTACCTTTGGATATTAGATATTGGTCAACAGGGGGTAGCATAATAATTTTGGTTCTACCAATTTCACTCTTTGGGTCTAACCCCCCTTCCTTAAAGAAAGCAGTTAAATTTCTATAACCCTTTAATGACTGAACGATAAATTTCATTCCATGTTCCAATCTTGGATGGTCATCTGTTCTTAATTTTGTTATAATAATACTATGTTTGGTCATTGCTTCCTTTTGCAAGACCTTTGACTTATTGTAGAAATTTAATGAATTTAAATTACCCACCCAACAAAATGAGGTAAAAGTATCTTTGACAATTTGTTTTCCTTTATTGGGAATTTCTTTTATCTTATAGACACAATTGGCCATATAATCATATTCAATAGCAACAATATGTTCTTCTGGATCAGAACCATTAAGAAAATCCTCAATCTCTTGACTACTTATCATATTTATTATTTTAGGGGTAAAAATCTAAAAGTTTTAATTAAACTTCTTAATAAACGAATCTAAAATAATAATAGTTAATTCTTCTCTTAAAGGCAAGATGAGATCGCCATCTTCATTTCTAATTAAAAATTCACCTTTATATATGCCAGGTGCATTTGTTTCTCTTTTCTTAAATTGATAATATATATAATATTCCACAGTTGGGGTTGGCTCTGTTGTTTCTTTTGCAACTAAATATGCTTCAGCATTTGTTATTTTATACATTCCTGTTTTAGCATCTGCCATAGAAAAGTAAATGGATGATGTTTCCAAATCCTCCATAAATTTTTTGTAATCTGACCTACCATCTTTAATTGGTTCAACTTTTAATATAGGTAAATCTGCCCCTTTCTTTATATAAAAATTCATATTTTCTTTATTATTAAATATCCAAAAAATTAAAAACTAATTTTTTAAAAAAATGGTTTGCAATTTTAATTATTTTTTGATATATTTATATATCAAAATAAAGAAATGTTCAAAGAGATTAGAGAACAAATTAACAAGGTGGTGAATTGGTATCAATCTTTGATTGACAGTAAGAATTTAACCAAAGAAATTAATCATATTTTGGAAGAAAATGGATTTTTAATCCAAGATATATATGATGTTGAGAATGTTAGTGGAATTATTAGTGCACTAAAATTATCAGAAGTATTACCACTTTATTTATATGAAGGAATTGATTTTGAACTTGACAACTCTGGTGGTGTTATTATATTTTCCACAGATTTAAATTCCACATTAGGCAAGGCTGAAACATTTAGTGATAAGGTTAAATTTTTCTTTGATAGTAAATGGAAGACATTTTTAAACAGATTAAATGTTAGTGATAGGCTTAAAAAAATACTATTAGATAAATATGAACAACCTGGATTTACTTTGGGTAAAAACTTTAGAGGCGCATATAAAAGTAAAAATGGATTAACATTTAATGAAAAATCTTTTACTATTGATATTGCAGGTATTGACTCTGATGCTTTGATTTTAATTGCATCTGAAATTTGTAGAGAATTTAAACAAGAGACTGTAATGGTTAGAGATTTCAATAGAAATAAAGTACTTTTTGTTAATGATTTGTAAAAAAAAATTAAAATGAAAGAGAATTTATTAAAGGCTTCAATTTTTATGTTAGCATTTCTATTTATTGTGTTTGGTGCTAATAAGTTTTTAAATTTTATGACACCCCCACCACCAACAGATACTGGAGCACAACTTCTTATGGTAGGAATGTTTAATTCATATCTTAAAACATTAGTTGGTATTGTAGAGGTATTTAGTAGTTGTTTGTTATTATTTAGAAGAACAAGATTCTTTGGTTTTCTAATTATTATACCTATTATTTTGAATATTATTTTATATCATTTAACAACAAATGATTTTTCAAATCCAATTATACTAATTATTGGTGTCCTTTTTGGGGGACTTTGTTATAGTCAAAAAGATGGAGTTAGAGAATTATTTAAGATACAATCAAATATTTAAATTCTGCCAAATCAACAAAATAAATAGAGATTTGGCAACTTATAAAAAAATTTAAGAATTAGTGGAAAGGGGTTGAAATTGACCCCTTTTCTTTTTATATTTGGAAAGTGAATTGTTTAACTCAAAAAAATATAAATTATGAAACTAATTACAGCTGAAAGCGTTTCCATTGGGCATCCAGATAAGGTTGCTGACCAAATTTCAGATGCAATACTTGATGCTTATCTAACTCTTGACCCAGATGCAAAGGTTGCTGTTGAAACACTTGTTAAAGACAATTGTGTTGTATTGGGGGGTGAAATATCCAGCACACATAGAATCAATTATGAAGAGGTTATTAAAAATACCGTAAAAGAAATTGGTTATACTAACCCAGCACATGGATTTTATTACAAAAATATTACAATCATAAATTTGATTGGTCAGCAAAGCAGAGAAATAAATAATGCTGTTTTAAAAAATAGTGAAGAGTCACTTGGTGCTGGCGACCAAGGTTTTATGACTGGCTATGCAACAAATGAAACAAATACCTATATGCCAATTGGTATGTATGTTTCAAAGAAGTTGGTTGATTATGTGTATAATAACATAGGATTTGGACCTGATATTAAAACACAAACAACAATTGAGTATGATGACAATACCAAAAGAATTCATACCATATTGGTATCAACTATGCATAGTGAAGATTTAACCCTATCTAATGTAAGGCAAATTATTATGAAAGGCATTAAAAATAATGATATGAATTTGGATGCTGATATTTTTGCCTTGATTGATGATAGAACCTCAATTGTTATTAACCCTGCTGGTTCTTGGAATGTTGGAGGTCCAGTTGCAGATTGTGGAGTCACAGGCAGAAAGATTGTGGTGGATCAATATGGACCATATAACCCTGTTGGTGGTGGTGCATTTAGTGGAAAAGACCCAAGCAAAGTGGATAGAACTGGCGCATATTTAGCAAGATATATTGCAAAAAATATTGTGGCAGCAGGATATACAGATAAGTGTGCTGTTGAAATTGCTTATATGATTGGGGTGGATAAGCCAGCCTCATTAAGCATAAACACATTTGGACAGTATTCTGATGATTGGTTGGAAGGAGTTGTTTGCAGAATATTCCCCTTAACACCATCACAAATTATCAATCATTTTAAATTGAAAAGACCAATTTATCTTGAATCATCAAGAGGTCATTTTGGAAATGATATAATGCCTTGGGAAAAATTGGATAAAATAGAAGACTTAAAACGTTTAGCCGTTATTCATAAGGGTTAAATAATTATCAATAAAATCTGGGGGGTAGTTGGAATGAATCATTTTCTTAACTACCTCCTGTATTTTTTCCTCACGTGATAATCTTGGATTGGTGCTTAATCCATTTTCTATTGTATAACCAATCATATCACTTGTTGGCAATTTGTATTCTTTCTTTTCTTCTTTTGATTTAAGTCCCCCAATCTTTTCCCACACAACTACAAGCAAAGAACCATCATGCCATTTATACATCATTCCTTTGTATCCCATTTTTTCAAGCATACTTGACATATAAATGACCTGCATCTGATATGGTACATTATCACTACCATATTTTTTTGCTGCGATATCATAGAGATTTAGGGGGTCAGCGTTGAATGGATATAAGTCACTTAATTTAACATCTACTTCATATAATGTGCCAGAAACAATTCTTTCCTTCTGGTTTAAATTTGTATAAAAGAATATTCTTTTCTTACCCCACCATTGTTCTGAACTGGTATAACTATTCTCACCAAATTTAAGGGGATCCAAATATTCTAAATTGGATGGGCCAAAATGATATAACTTAACATATTCACCATCTGTTTCCAATTGAGAAAGCCACCTATCATTAAATAAGTGGCTATCTGGTTTTTCTGGTAAATCATTTGCCTCATCTTCTTCGGAAATGACCATTATTTTTTTAATTCTAAAAATCTCTTCTTGTAAATTCATATATAATAAATATCATATAAATATCATATATTATGAATTTTAACCAATATTTAATTGACCTGTAATCCTATCACACCAACCTTTTGATTTTGAATAAGGCCAAACAACCCAATACTTTGGTTGCTTTGTTGTTTGAAAATCCCTCCATATTTTGCAATATTTATCTGGGTCTCTCATCATAGTATTAATTTCATTTATATCAGCATCTTTCCTATATAAAGTTTCATCATTATCACCATGGAATGCCACCACCCAATATTCATAATCTGGTTCTGGAACTGAAACATATTGGATATCAATACAATGTCTAAATATAATTGAAAAACTATTCTCCCATTCTTCCTCTGTCTTATACTCCTCCTTAACTGGGGGGTTTTTCTTATCTATTGTCCATTGTTGAACTGCACGTTTGGCATAATGAATGCCAGCATATTTTTCATAATCTCTTAATGTTCTAACTGGGCCAAAACCATATAATCCATCATGCCCCTCTTGTTGAACACCATCCACACCAAACAATCGCTTGTTTAAATAATGTGCCCTCTCATTCTTTTTAACCCAATCTCTATCATCATCCCATTGTTTAACCTTTCCCTTTCTTGTATATTCATGATATATAATTGGAAAATGTGGATGGAATAAATCATATCCCCAAGTATATGCCCTAACTGCAATTGAAATTTCCTCACCATGAAAATAATATTCTGGATTATGTTGAACTTCATTTGCAAATTGTCCTAGGGTAAAGCAATAATGTGCTGAATAAAATCTTGCTGGAATTGGTTTATCTAAACTCCGCCAATCTGGAATTGTTTCAGGCATAAAGAATACATTTCCCTCTGGGGAAAACCTATCAAAAACCATCCTCCAAGGTTCTTGCACCCTCCCTGCTGGGTCATTTGTTGGTTCATAAGAACAAGCATAGGAAGTCAATAAAGGTTTCTTATACCCATCTTTCTGCAAGCCCTTAATTATTTTTATTAATGTATCATCCCAATCTTGATTAAAACGCATATGTGAATCAATTTGAAGGGTATATTGCTCATTATTATATAATTGCTGAATTAAATTTCTTGCCCAACAAGCCCCATTGGATTCATTATATGGTATATCTAATATTTTAAATCTTTTATCTTTTCTCCATTTATCAAGATTATCAAAACCATCCTCATCAGCATATTGCCTTGCAATAGCAAAAACAAGGTTCTTTGGCTTCTTTGCCTTATCCAAAATGTCCTCAATGGTTTTAACTAATTCAGGATCGCGATAACTTGCAATCTGTACAAATATTTTCATTGTCTTTTTTTTATGAAAAATAAGATATTTAATTTAAATATAAAGGCTAATTCTCCCTTCTTTCATCTGGAGCATAGTGCATAATTCTATCATGCCATATTGGTGCGGCTAATAATATTGCAGGTTTTAAATCACCCTCTAATGTCATTTGATACATATGTGACATCCATGTTTGCTCATAAGGGTGTGCCCATTTTGTGTCAATAAACATTTTTTTATTACCAGCCTTACTAACAATCATTGGCCAATTTGCATAATAAACCTCACCATCTATGTATGAAACCCCATCCATAACTCTTATATTTTTAAAGTTTGTTAATGGTGCATTTGGATCTAATCCGGTCACAGGTAGTTTATCATAATTTGGCCAATATTTTGAGCGAATAACTTGTGGTACATTATACCAAGAGCATTGTTTATCATTATCAAAATAAACTTCAGTAAATGTTAATTTGACAAAATCAAAACCATCTTTTAACATAATCTTATGCAAGATGTTATACAAATTAGGAACATATTTCCTAAACCCATTTCTACATACTTGCCCAACCATTTCTGGGGAATTTACAGTCATATCATCCTCAAAGAAAAACATAAAGTCAGCATCTGAATTATGAAAATGTTCAGCAGCAGCTTGTCTCCCACCACAAATACCTGTATTACTACCTAAATCAATATATTCAAAATTATACTTTTCTGCAATTTTTTTGTTTTCAATTTTAGCATCCTCCTTTGTTGAATTATCTAATAACACCAAACTTGGTCTTGTTAACCACTCTGGTGTTTTTTCCATTGATTTTATGGTGTGCAAAATTTGTTCTGGAAAATTAAAAGTTAACATATATAAATTTGTTTTATATGACAAAACATCTTTATCTGTTACTTTTATGGGATTTATAATTTTAGGTTTAACAACTTCTGTTAATTTTACATTATTATCAACTAATGCTTGGGTGAATTTACCAATTAAACCATTTCCATCTAACTCATACCTTTTATATAAATCTGGTTCATTGTATGACATTATGGCAAATAAACTTTCTTCTGTCCCCATATAACCAGAGTTTAAAGTTTTTTGCAGTAATGAATAATATGTTGAATTTGCTTCTCTTATTTGATCCTTGTGCCCCCCAAACAAACCACCTCTACAAACATATTTAACATCTTGTTCTGCATACATATTCATAGCCTTTATATGAAACCCATGAATTTCATTATTTGCCTCATATGGATAACTTAAAAATAAAAAAGGATTCCCATATTCTGTTATTGAATTTAAAACATCATCATGAACTAAATGATGGTAGGATACAGTATTGGTAATACCTGCATCAATCCAAAAGAAGTATTCAGTACCAAATGGATTCCATATTGAAGCATCATTAACCATAAACATTTTAGATTGCACAATTGGATTATACCATTCTAATGATGCTTGGGGCGAATCTTTTAACCAAGATGCTAAATTAAACCAATTAGGGTCTGTTCTAATTTCTTGGGTCTTATCCCAAAAAGGTGCATACAATTTTTTTACATCATCTAATTCATATATTTTTACAATTGTATTCTGTTTCTTTCTTTTTTCCCAAACCAGATATTCATATTCTTTAGGTATGTAAATAAATAAATTTTGAGGTATATCTAGTAATCTTTTAAAATTCTCAATATAATGGTCAAAAGGTCTTCCATTTCTATTTATATTCCAAAGACCTGTTACAATTGTTAAATTTTCATTACCTGGTAATTTATGTTCCACATAACCAGTAAATTCCTCAATACTATGTATCTGACCTTTTTTAGAGTTATTCTTTTTAACACATAAAAAATTACCTCCATAAAAATATTCATGGTTGTCAATAATTTCTCTTAACTCAGCATTATAATCTCCAAATACATTTTTACCATCACCACCACCACCAATGTCTTCAATAATATAATAACCACCAAATTTAACTCTATCAAATAGATTTCTAAATGTTGTCAATTGGGCAATAGCAGTATGTAAACCATCATCTAATATGATGTTAAAACTTAAATTATCTAAGTTTTTATTACAAGCATCTAAATCAGTAGAACTCATTAAGAATGTTTTAATCCTATCCTCCTCAATCATACAATCAGGAGCAACATCAACACCATAAATGTTGCCATTCTCAAAATATTCTTTCCAAACTCTTAAACAACTTGAAGGTGTAAAATTTGGAAAATATTGTTTTATACCAATAAATGTAGATGGAATTTCAGGTTGTAGTGTGCCTAACCCAATTTCCAAATAATCTATTTTATCAAATCTTATTTTTTCAAATATTTTTGAATAAAAGTAATCATACCCTGATACTTTTTTATCACTGCCATATTTATCTATAAGTTCTCCTAATTCCATATATTTTTTTTTATTTAATGTAGCTTGATTCAATTATATTATTTAATTGACTTCTTAGATTAAGATCTGTATTATCATTTTTATCAACATTGTATCTAAAAAGATTACAACCTTCTTCACTTAAATGGCTGGTATGACCCAATATTGGAAATGATTTACCTACTATCTTTAAAAAATCTTCATATGATTCACATTTTTCATCATCTGGATGAAATGTGACAATTCTATTACGTTTTTTAGTAGCAAAATAACCTGAAACTGCAAGATCGTCATCCCACAAATAATATTGCCTAATAAAGTCAAAAAAATCTTTTTCAAAAAATCTCCTTTTATAGGAGATACTTTTATAATGTTGCAATATATCAACAATAGAATCTCTATTATTCCCTGAATAGAAATGGTCTCTTAAATCATTAAAAAATAATGATACTGAACCATCCTCATTTCTTGATTTTATACCATCATAACCAACAGGATTTTCAGGCCACTTTACTCGATTTTTTATATGTTCAGTTATTAAATTCTCATTATAAATCATATCATCATCAACAACAATTATTATTTGTTCAGGATCAATAACTCTTTCTAATGTTGGTAGTAATTTTGTTATTGGACCAGTATCCTCTACTCTAAAAATTTTTAATTTATCATTATTACTATCCATTTCATTTAACCATTCAGGGAAAATGTATTCTTCATTTGTTCTCTTACAAACAAATGGGATATTTAAATGAATTTCAAAGTTGTTGTATTTTTGATTTAATAAAGACTCTAACGCATACCTCATATCATACCCATATTGGCTATTTAATCTTGTTGGTATTGTTGTTAATGTAAGTATAATTTTTTGCTCTTCCATAATATGTATAGTTAAATTTTAATAATTTTATATTTATTGTAAATGATATCTTATGTTAATTTAGTGAAATCTAATATTTTTATAGCTATATTAGCATTTGCCTTTATTGTCCCATTCTCAAGATACCATTTTCTACCATTTTCAGCAACAAAGTTAATATATTCATGGTCGTTTTTAACCTCATCATATCTTTTAATTACTCTATCTGAGAACTCTTCCCAAAAACCAGGGAATGGGTGACCACTATATTCTATTGGTATTTCATAATCATCAAAATCTACTGATATGTAGTGATAATCTGGGATTAGTTCATTATGAAATTTAGTAGTTAACTTTGTTCTAAATAATGCAGTACCTAACCCTAAAATTTCCATATCCCTATAACATATTTCACCAGCGCCATTAATACTAAAATTTAAATTAAAACCATTTAACTCTCTTATATAATCACTTGGTGAAAGATAACTATTTTGTGTATTATACATATTAAAGCGATTATCACTTTCTAAAAATTTCCTAAAAAGATAAAGGTAGCCTCTAAATGTTAATTTTTCAGGGTATATGCGATTTGTTTTATTACTATATAAGGTTTCAATTAGCAATTCATTCTCTATGGTTGGACATGTGTATGAAAATGGCGTATATGTGCAATTTAGTGGTTTATAATAAATGTCATTTTTATGAACACCTGAACTTGTAATAATCTCAACACAATTTTCAATATCCCATAACGTCACATTAAATTTATTTATTACATCATCTAATTTATCCCAATATGAAATTAAGATATATTTTTTAGTCTCGGGATTTTCAATTATCATAAAATGTGGACCGTATTTTTGAGCATTACCCAAATCTACTTTATTCCTTAATGGTGTGCTATTTATATGGTTAAATTCTATCTCTGGGTATTTTTCTAATAGATTATCATATATTTGTTTAAATGAACAAATATATGACCAATTGCAGAAACCATCTTCAAAGTAAACATTTAATTTCATTATTTTAAGTGTTCAGGCATATTATATAAATTAGTACCCATATGTTTATCATAGTACCAAAATAGTTTATGTTTAAAGTCATCATTGTTAATTAAATTCTCTTCCTCAATTAATTTATAAATAAATTGAACTAATGGAGATAATGGACTTATTGACTGCCCATTTTCTGGCAACCAAAAACAACCATGCCTTATTATTTCATAATATGCAATTAAAAAATAATCCTGTCCATTAAATTCACTATGATTGAAGCATGATTTTAAATTACTTGATGCACACTTAAAAGTATTATTTTCTTTTATTATTTGCAATGTGTTATCTAATTCATGTAAAGATATATTATTGTAAGTGTTTAATAAATTAAGTAATGATTCTTTTTTCCAAATACATGGCTGTGTGCTAAATAAATATTGATGAGTATTTTTTCTTAAATACAAATTATCTTTAAATTTAGTATTAAAATTTGGAGTGTACTTATCAAGTACATTTATCCACCAAGATGTTACTTCACATAAATCATCTGGGCAAAAATAATCAATATTATCATTTTTTAATATATTGATTACTTCTGTTAAATCATCATATTTTGTTTCTGCAATAAAAAAATAATCATCACAGAAAAAGAAAATATATTCCTCTTTAATCTGGGGTAGAACATTTAGTAATGTTTCTGCAAAGTGTCCACCATTATTTTTAAAATTAACATTACCACTTAGATATGATACCTTATCTTCCAGTTGGAAATTATTGTCTTTAAATTTATTGCTAACTAAACTAACATTTAAACCTTCTTTTTTATTATGTTTAAAGAAGTTTTTAACTGCTAATTCACCTAATGAAACACTATTTTCATTTGTAAAAAATAAAAATCTTATATTATCCATAACCCTATCTTTTATTATTGTGTTCATCCAACAAATAATAATGTAAATCAAATGATTCCATTGTAATATTATTACTTACCATATGTCTATATAAAATAGATTCAGGAGCCACAGAAGTCCCATAATTTAACCATGTATTAGGCAATTTATTATATAAATCAGAGTAAATATGCATCACATCTTTATTCCCATAAGCTATTTGGTCATTCATTGAACTATTCCAAGAACCTCGTAAAGGGCTATATATTGTATTTTCTTTTGGTTGTTGTAAAATTAAATCACTATTAAATAATATATCACCCCTTAACCTTATGATTAAATCATAATTTATACCACTATCTTCAACCATTTTCCCACATTTTTCTACTTTATACCACATACTTAACATATTTTTACAATAAGGTGGAGGGGTTTCTCTATTATGGGTATATTTATTACTTTCTTCTTCAAAGAAATTATTTAATTTACTATATGACTCAAATTCAAAATTTTTAGGTTTCAATTTATTCAAGACATCTTCTTTTATATCTTCAAGAATTTCATCATTATTTTTAATATCAAATTTAGTTCGGAATGTGCTAAAACCATATATATCCCAAAAACTTAAATAAACATCAGAATCATATTTTGAAATTAAATGCTTAATGTTATTATCAACATTTTCTTTAAAATTTCTAAACATACCAGAGTAGCAAATAGCAATTTTCATAATTATTTTAAATTAATTTCAACCTTTTCAGCCCAACCACGGGTTTCACTTAATCCCCAAAACACAACTTTGGTTGGATTTTTATCTGTCATAAACATCTCCTCATAATGAATAGGTTTTCCATTTTGTAGGAAGTTTTTTAATCTATCATCATCAATAAATTTACTATTAATACCAATACCATTCTCATCATCAAATGCTACTAATATGCTTTTATAATCATTTGCAGGTAATTGGTTTCTATCAATATTAACCAAATGATAAAATGAATACATAAATGAATCCTCCCACTCTTTCTCATCTTCAATAACTGGATTTGGGGGAAATCTATTTTCTTTTGTGTATTTTTGAAATGATTTTTTCTTAAAATGTATTCCAGCATATTTCTCATAATCTCTAAGAGTTCTTACTGTACCTAAATCATATCCTGTTAAATCAAAACCATTATCTTCTGTTTGCAATAATTGCCTTATCTTTGACCTCCCAATATCTTGTTGTTTCCACCACATATTATCACCACGTTTGCTTTGGTCATCCCAAACAAGTTTGCCATTCCTCTCTTCTCTCATTGTTGCGTGCCAAATAACAACTCTATGTGGGTGAAATAAATCATATCCATGTGTGAAACTACGCACACTCAAATTTATTTCTTCACCACTAAAATATATGTCTGGGTCATGTTTTACATCTTTTGCCCATTTGTTTGGCCCAAATGCAAAATGACCGCTAAGAAATCTTGCGGGATAAGGCTTTGTTAAATTTTTCCAATTTGGGACACCTGTTGGTCTAATGAATATTGTTCCATGTGGGTAAAAACTTGCAGCCTCAGATAACCAAGGCTCCATAACCCTCTTTTCTGGGTCATTGAATGGATCATAATATGGTAAATATCCACAAATTATGGGGTTATAACCTTCCTTAACCAAATCTGCATACCAAGTTAATAATGTTGTGTCCCATCCTTTTGTGAATCTATGGTGAGCATCTAATTGTAATACAAAATCTTCATCTGTTAAAAGTTTTTCATTTATGATTGCTCTAGCATAAGGTAAACCTTTTGCCTCTGTATATAGCATATCATATATTTTAAATCTTTTATCTTTTCTAAATTCATCCAAATTATCAAATTCATCATCAGGATGATATTGCCTACAAATACCAAAAACTAAATTTTTTGGATTGTCTGCATTCTCTAATGCGTTTTTTATTGTTGGGATTAATTCAGGTTCTCTATATGCTGGTAAGTGAATTAAAATCTTTTTTGCCTTTGTCATATGATTTACATTATATAGAATATATAATTCATAATCATATAAAATAAATAATTGTCAATTTAATTTATAAATATATAACAAAGAAAAAACCACCAATAGATAGGGGGTTCTTTCTTGTTATTTTATTTGTGATAATTTAATCATCTATACTTGTCTTGGAATAGTAGGTGGTAGTTCATTTATAATGAAATGATTTCTCCCTGTAATAGTATTATAAGCGGTATCATTTCGTAGGTTTTGATATATTGAAGGACGAATAGTATCACCTACATTTAATGATAATACAATTCTTGTTGTTGTTGTTGGAATTTTAACAGTTGAAGTAGTGTATGGCCAAAAGTTTGCAACAAAAATAGCCGTACTATTATTATAATTGATAATAGTTGCAAACTCTCTATCTAGTGCTAAAGGAGTAACATTATCAAGCATCATAGCAAATGAAATATCATAAATACCTGCACGAGGACAAGTAAATATTCCTGTTGTATTATTCCATGCACTAGGTGTATTATTAACAAGTGTGCTCCAATTAACTATCGTTGTTTCTGAATTATAGGGGATTGATTGTGCTGTGGCTTTATTTAATGATAAATAAACTGGTGTAATCATAGTAGAGCCTGTAATAACTCTGCCAGCACTTGAAATACCCAAATTGGTTATAGATGTCCCTGAACCTATTGTGGTTATGTTTAATGTTGTTGCAGTTATAGCGTTAATATTTGTGCTACCTGTTGCAGTTAAGTTATTTATGTTAATTGAACTAGTCCAAGAAGTATCATAATCTGTGCTTGAATTTTTAACTAATAGTTGGTTAATTGTTCCTCCTGTTTTTTGAAAAGAAGTCCCAGAAGTCCCGCTTGTGCCAGAAGTTCCGGTTGTGCCAGAAGTCCCGCTTGTACCAGAAGTTCCGGTTGTGCCAGAAGTCCCACTTGTGCCAGAAGTTCCGGTTGTGCCAGAAGTCCCTCTTGTGCCAGAAGTTCCGGTTGTGCCAGAAGTTCCGGTTGTGCCAGAAGTTCCGGTTGTGCCAGAAGTCCCACTTGTGCCAGAAGTCCCACTTGTGCCAGAAGTTCCGGTTGTGCCAGAAGTACCGGTTGTGCCAGAAGTACCGGTTGTGCCAGAAGTCCCTCTTGTGCCAGAAGTTCCGGTTGTGCCAGAAGTTCCGGTTGTGCCAGAAGTTCCGGTTGTGCCAGAAGTTCCGGTTGTGCCAGAAGTCCCACTTGTGCCTGATGTACCACTTGTACCAGAAGTTCCGGTTGCGCCAGAAGTCCCGCTTGTGCCTGAAGTGCTACTTGTCCCACTTGTACCAGAAGACCCTCCTGTACCAGAAGAACCGCTTGTACCCCCTGTGCCTGATGTACCACTTGACCCATTAAGCCCAGGTGCTCCTTGTATTTCACCCATATTAACCCACCCATCAACATTTGCAGCAGATGAAGTTGGGTCATATATATATAACTCTGATGTATCTTGTAATATGTATGTATCTAAGGGGTCTGGTGTTGGATGGTTGGCTATCATATCTGCATAACTAGCCTCAACACCCTTTGGTGATAATGTCTGTCCATTATTACCTGAAACAACCATTAAAGACCATTTAGAGTTAATGTCAGGTGTGGTCTCATTTATTGAAACATTTTCAGTAGCAATATAAACTCTATAAGGACTTCCAAATGTTACAACATTATTTTTAACATATGCACTAATATTTGACCATCCCCCAAGGAAAATAAGCCCTGATCCACTTGTACCACTTGATCCTGATGTTCCAGATGAACCACTTGTCCCATTTATCCCTGATGTACCAGATGAACCACTTGTGCCTGCTGTCCCACTTGTGCCTGATGTCCCACTTGTACCAGAAGTTCCGGTTGTGCCTGATGTGCCAGATGAGCCACTTGTCCCATCTATACCTGATGTACCAGATGAACCACTTGTACCTTCTGTTCCACTTGTCCCTGAACTACCAGATGAGCCACTTGTTCCTTCTGTGCCTGATGTTCCAGATGAACCACTTGTCCCATCTATCCCCGATGTCCCAGATGAACCGCTTGACCCTGATGTTCCATTTGTTCCGCTACTACCAGATGAACCACTTGTTCCATCTATTCCTGATGTTCCATTTGCACCACTTGTTCCTGATGAACCAGATACTCCTATTTCACCACTTGTTCCTGATGAACCAGATACTCCTATTTCACCACTTGTTCCTGAACTACCACTTGCTCCAATAGAACCACTTGTGCCTGATGAACCACTAGAACCGCTTGCACCAGAACTTCCAGTTCCACCACTTGTTCCTGATGTTCCAGTTGTACCACTTGTTCCTGATGTGCTTGATGTTCCACTACTTCCAGATGTGCCACTTGTTCCATCTATTCCTGATGTCCCTGATGAACCACTTGTGCCTGATGTTCCTGATGTTCCAGATGTTCCAGATGTTCCAGATGTGCCAGAACTACCTGATGTGCCAGAACTACCTGATGTGCCACTTGTCCCATTTATTCCTGATGTTCCCCTTGTACCTGATGTCCCTGATGTTCCACTACTTCCAGATGAACCACTTGTCCCTGATGTTCCACTACTCCCAGATGAACCACTTGTTCCACTACTCCCAGATGAACCACTTGTCCCACTACTTCCAGATGAACCACTTGTTCCTTCTGTGCCTGATGTTCCACTACTCCCAGATGAACCACTTGTTCCCAATGTTCCTAATGTTCCACTTGTGCCACTTGAACCATTTGTGAATCCAGTTATAGAGATGATTCCGCCATAATTTGTATATAATTCAATTGTTGTTGACCCTGAAAGGTATTCACCAGATATTATTTTGGTGTCAGTTCCCAAAAACTTAACCCAAGTTGCATTATCTCTTGTTGCGCCATCAACACCTTCAATGGTGGATCCACTCCAAGCCGCAATGAAATTTCTTCCTGCTTCTGACCGTGTGTTTATTGTTGTTGTGAATGTTGTGAATGTGGCTGCTGATAATCCTGTTAAACCACTTAATGCAAACCATAATTCCTCATAATTTGATATTGTGTGTTGATATACTGTTTTTGTTTCTTGAACATAAACTAACATACCCAATCTTCTTCTTCCTGATGATATATTATCAGAATTTAATGTAAGTGTATTTGCCCTATAACCAACAGTATAATTTATTGGTATTGTATTACCTGTGTTAATTATTAAACCAGTTTGGTCATATGTTGAATAATTTAAGTCGCTTAGACTAAAAACCTCCATATAACCACCAATTAAACTGGCTGAAAACGTTGTCCCAAATACAGATGTATTTGATACAGTTTGTGGCCCACCTAATTGGGTATTTGAAATTGGATTTTTATATGGAAATGACATAATTAAATTTTTATATTACCTTTTATATAAATATCATTTAATAGTTTATTTGTGTTTGGTAAATTCAATAATGATAAGAATAATACTCTATATGTTCCTGATGGTATTGCTGCACCTGATGTTACTGTGACATTCTGTGATGCAATTGAATCTGGAATTCCTTGGTCTGAATAATCTGTTCCACAAGGTGTAGAACCTGCATTTATAAACATATTGGTCATTGTATTACCAACCCCATCAATAGGTATCCATATTGAGTAAAAGTATTTTATATCTGTGTTTATTTGGCTTGCACCCACTCTAATTGTTTCAAATGTATATTGATTTTGTGGGCATCCAAATGAATCTTCTGAATAACTACTTGTTTGCTTTATTGCCCCACTCAAGAATATTGGTGGATATTTATAATTCCCTATATTGCTTGTAAATGCTGGATAATGGGCATATGCATTCATATTGTTTGAATAATTATCTTCATCTGGAACGCCATAGAATTGGTAGCCACCCCAAGTTGCAAGACTTTCATTTAACATATAATTCTCCAAAGTAACACCATCATCAAATGTTTGAGGTTCAGCAAATATATAAGCATAATATGCTCTTGCAGATGGGGTTGGGGTTATGTTTGGTGGTATTGGTTGGGCATCAGGGTTGAATGGATCAATTAATGAATATCTTGTTTTTAATAGATTAAAATTATGTCTTATTTGCCCAGCATTTAAAGGTTCAATATACATCCTAAATGCACTTAAATCACCCACCAAACTGCCACCAAATTCTTTTTCAAGAATAATATTTGTTGTTAATCCTAAATATGGTGTGTTATTTAATATATCTGTTGTTGATAGTTCTGGGTCTTGTATTAACTCATTGCTTGTGCAAGATGATAATGTTAAAGAATCCTTTAACCCTTGTGTTCCCCCACCTATGGAAATATTGAAAGGAACACCAATTTGCCTTTCTTTTAGAGTATTTAATGGTCTTGGGATAATTTCCTCAAAATTATCAATAATGAAGAATATTTTACCATTTATGTATATTCTTAAATTTCCATTTCTATAATTTTTTGTATTAATCCATGATTGGTCAAAGTTAACCACTTCAATTGAAGTATTTGTTTCTCCGCTTGTTTTTGGTAGTATTAATTCAACACTTCTATCAGTTGTTGTTGCGGTATATTGACTAGATATTAATAAACCTAACCCTCCAAGTTCGTTTAAATCACAATTTTCAATTAATCTATCTCTAACAAATACTGCATCAATCTGAACCCAATTTTCATTTTGAATATAAGTTGTATTTTTGAATTGGTCAAATATTCCTTTTGTTGAACACCATTGATTTATTGTTGCTCCTGATGTTTCACAAGTTCCAGTTAGTGTATATGTTTTTACACAAACTATTGGATTTCCTGAATCACCGCTTAATTGGATTGATAGGGCATTTGAAACAGAATCATATAAGGGATTTGGTTCTGTGAATATGACATCTTTATCATAATTTGTCACCCCAGTTATGGGATAAACCTTATTGCAAGTTGATGCTGAATAGGTGGATGCTGAATAAGTTGGATTACAATTGCAAGTATCCAAACAAGTAAGTCCTGATGTTGGTCTTGTATAATCACTATATGATATTGGATGACCATCAGCAAAATGATAAAACTTATTTTCAGCCCTTGCTCCAAGATAGAAGAATGTTCCTTTATTTTTTGGATATCTAACATTCAAACCATTTGTGTCACCTGTCCATCTATATTTAATTAAAAACTCTGCTGTCCAACCAAGTTCAACTCTTTCTGGGAATATTTCATAATTATATCCAAATATTTTATAAAATCCTTGGTAAAACCCACCATTCAATTCTGCATATCTTCCAATATTTTGTTGTGTTTTACCTGTTAAATTATATGTATAACTATTGTCATTATAAATCCTATTTGTTGATGTGGTGATACCTGATATTGGATGTAACTTTAATCTTCTATCATACTTTAATCTATTATATTTATCTACTGAATTTGTGTATAATCCAGTATTAATTTGAATGGTTTCACCTGAAAAATTTAAAGTTAATCCATTGTCAATTCCTGTTAGTCCAACATCACATATTGAAAATCTATTTTGATATGTATTTGCTGTTAAATTATAATTTTCTGGATTATAATAATTTTTTGAAATAATAATATCATTACTAAAAACTCCACAATTTATACAAATTGATGTTTCTGAATTATTTAAATCAAAATTGAATGGCATTCTATTGCCATCATCTTCAGCAATTAACTTGGATGAGAATACAGTTTCTGTATCATAATTCAACTCATCTGATGTCAAACTTATATCAATAATCTCATTCACAGGTCTAAACCCAATCTTATTGAAATTATACTGACTAATATTTTGATAACTCATTTATAATTATATTACGATAAATAGTATTTAATTGATATTTATGATAAAAAGTAAAATGATAAATATTAACGAAGAATATTTTAATTCACCATATTATTTTTTAATTAGAGAAAAGATTGATAAATATTCATTATATTTCTCAATAAGCAATACATTATCAGAAGCAAGAGATAATGATGAAGTAATTCACTTTGATAAAAAAAATATTAAAAAAGTAAAAAACCATTTAAACAAAATGGTTAAGGGGAAGAAACCCACAACAAAAAAGAAGTTGAAGAAAGAACTTGAAGAATTGGTTGGGGATGATGGGTCAATGCTAACATCAAAAGTTCCAATTCTAAATAATACCCAGCATACACATAGAACAATGGACCAGATTGTTCCAGCAACAAGGCAAACAAATGACCCTGTTACTCGTGGATACAGAACTTATTATGGTGAAAGTATTGAGGATGAGATATCTGAAGTTGATTTATCTGGGGCATTTGGCTATGAGGAAACAAAGAATATGGATGGCAAGAAGACCTATAAACACCTTGTGGATAAACTTGGTATTGAACCTGATGAGGCAAAGCAAAGAACAAAAGAATTTGGCAAGGATCCATATGGAAAAATCACAAAAAAGAAAAAGAAGGGGTCAATTGATAAGATGACCTTATCTGAATTTAAAAAAGGAAGCATCTTAAAGATGGTGGAGGATTTACTTGTAAATAAGGGAAATGATAATGATATTCAAATATCAAAGGATGTTAATCCAATTGTCAAAAAAAACATTAAAATGTTAAAAACCCAAGCAGAAAAGAATGGATTATCCTTAAATGATTTAATAAAAATGTTAAAAAGTGAATAGTGAACTATATGGCAAACCCATTCCATTTCCAGATGATATGAAACAACACTTGACAATGTGCATGAGTTCAGTTGGTTCAATCCCCCAAGATAGTGAGGGGTATAAGAGGAATAAGGAATTGCAAATGAAAAATACCATAACCTATACACAGATGAAAAGAATTAAGAATTATTTTGATAATTATAAAGGTGATTATAAAGATTCAGAATTTATTTTAAATGGGGGGCTTAAAATGAAATATTGGGTTGACCAAACATTAAACCAAATGCGGGCAAATATAAAGATGACCAAAACAAATAGAGCAAATGCAGGGGAAACAAACCAATTCATTGGTGATCATGAAAAAGATGATACAAATGTTAGACCATCACAAACGCATAAGAAAACATCAGAAAGACATGCCACATCCATTCCAAAAATAACTGAGGAAATAAACAAAATAAAAATGTTAATAAAATATTAAAACTATGGGAGTTGAAACATCAATTGATTTAAGTCAAAATATTGAGAATAATTTGACCAAATATGCTGAAGAGCAAAGGGCAAAATTATTGCCAAAAAATGAATATAAGGATACAACATTTGAATATTCACAAATAAATCCAAATGCGCTTGGTGATGGAGATGCCAAGGGTAGGGGGAATGGAGTTTTTCTTGATACCTTTACTCCAACAATTGGAACGCAACAAGATATTGTTGAACGAAAAAATGAATTGAAAATAAACAAATGGAAAAATACCAATCAATATCCAGATTTTAAATAGACATGAAATTAACAACAACGTTAAAATCTTTATTAACAGAAATTGCATCAATTGAATCTATTGCATCTGCAATAAGGGGCAAACAAGTCTGCGTTATTTACTATGAAGGGGATGAACCTGGGGGTAAAGGATTAAGACTAATTGAACCTGTTTGTCTTGGCACAACCAAGGGTGGGAATAGAGCAGTTAGGGCTTATGATATTGAGGGTGCATCGCATACAGGATATTTGGGGAAACAAATTCTGCCTGGTTGGAGGATATTTAGATTGGATAAAATATTGTCATTAAATCCATCAGGTGAAGTATTTACAAATCCAAGAGAAGGATTTAATGTTAATGGGGATAAAACTTTCAGAGGTGGTGTATGCCTAGTGAAAGCAGAATTTAATACAGAAACAACATAATATATGGAAAGCAATTTAATGCAAAAACTAGTAAAATCCAAAGCAATAATGGATAAGCACAATACAATGGGTAGGGGAAATGCATCACCTATGCCACCAATGGAGGGTCAAAATTTTGACATCCCAAATGCAAGGTATAATATTCCTGATGATATTTTGGCTGAAAATGAAATGACAGCGCCTGTTATGCCAATGAGAGTGCCAGAAACACCATCAACAGAAGCCATTAAGAAATCAAAACTTCCAGATGAGATTAAAAGGATTATGATTGAACACCCAATTGCACAATCAGCACCACAAAGTTCAATAAATATTTTATCTGATAGCATGATTGCAAAGGCAACTCAATTGATGGGCAATAAACCAAAGCAAACTATGGTTGAACAAAAGCAAATAATAAATGCTCCAATAGATGCAGAATACATTAAAAAAATTGTAAAAGAAACAGTTAAATCCACAATTAAAGAAATGGGTCTAATAACTGAAAGCACAGAGAAATCAGATGAGTTCTTCCAGTTTAGAGTTGGTTCACATATTTTTGAAGGGAAAATACAAAAGATTAAAAAAATTAAGAGTTAATTAACTAATTTTTTTTATTCTTAAAAAGCAATATGCAATTTCTGCATATTGCTTTTTTTTTTAATTTTATATACTATAATTAAATATAAAATATAAAAATGAGTAAAAAGATAAAAGTATTAGTTATACCATCTGATAGGTCAGGTGTTTCTAAATTCCGGTCTATTGACCCCCACCTTTTCCTACAATCAGAATACCCTGTTGATTTTCATGTGGATATTAATTACGAGCCACCAATGGATGATATGAATTTCTGGAAGGATTATGAAATTGTTGCATTCCATAGAAGTATTGGGCATGATTTTGATAAGGCAAAGAATCTTATACTTACATTAAATAAAATGGGTATTATCACAGTTTGTGATATTGATGACTATTGGATGCCAACAAAAGACCATCCAATACATGAGATTATAAAAATCCATAAGATAAATGAAAAGATTATTGAAAATTTAAAGGCGGCAACTTATGTAACTACAACAACAAGGATATATGCAGATTTGATAAGAAAGTATAATAAGAATGTTTTTGTTTTTCCAAATGCAATCAATCCAAAGGAAGCACAATTTAATGAACCAACATTGGAATCTGATAGGGTTAGAGTTGGTTGGTTAGGTGGATCAAGTCATTTGGCGGATCTTAATTTATTGGACAAATCATTTAGTTCATTAACAAAATATTCAAATAAATTACAATTTGTATTATGTGGATTTGATACTAGGGGTTCTGTTACTGAAATAAATGCTGATACAAAAGAACAAAAAAAGAGAAACATAAAACCAGAAGAAACTGTATGGGCAAGGTATGAGGAAATATTTACCCAAAAATATTCCATAATAAGTGAGGATTATAAGAAATATTTGCTTAAATTTGTGCAAGAACCTTATGATAATGAAAATAATGAGGCTTATGTTAGAGCATGGACAAAACCCGTTACAACATATGCAAAGAATTATTCAAAATTTGACATATCTTTGGCACCAATAAAGAATCATATTTTTAATGAAATGAAGTCCCAATTAAAAGTAATTGAGGCTGGCTTTTATAAAAAAGCAATAATTGCTTCAAACTTTGGCCCTTATACTATTGATTTGAAACATGGATTAGATAAAGGCACTTTTGTAAAGGGAGGAAATGCTTTGCTTGTTGATTCTGATAGGAATGGGGTTGATTGGGCAAAGTATATTGAAAAGTTAATGAAAAATCCCAACCTGGTAAAAGACCTTGGAGAAAACTTATATGAAACAGTAAAGGATACATATTCATTAATTACTGTAACAAAAAATAGAGCAGCATTTTATAAGTCACTAATTAAATAACTACAACATGATAAATGTACCTTTAAACAAAATTTTATTCCTTGACATCGAAACTGTTGGTTGTGAAGCCAGTTTTGATGCTTTAAAAACAAACAAACCTGAATTAGCCTTTCAGTTTGAAAATTATTATGATTGGTTTGAAAAAAGATTTCCAGAGGATGGTGCAGATGGTTTTGATTCTATGTTTCATAATCGTTCAGCCCTTGTTCCTGAATTCCTAAAAATTGCTTGTGTTTCTCTGGCATTTGTTAATGATGATGGGACAATTAAAATGCAATCATTTTCTGGAAAGGACGAATTGGACATTCTTAAAAAAACCCAAAAAGTTTTGCAAAAAGTAGGTTCTCTAAATTATTTCCTTTGTGGGCATAATGTTAAGGGATTTGATATCCCAGTATTGGCAAAAAGAATGATGATTAATGGATTGCTACCACCAAAGATTCTACCAAGTTTTGATACAAAGCCTTGGGAAGTTAAAGCAATTGATACAAAAGATATTTGGCAGTATGGGCAATTTGGTTCAATTGCATCGTTGGAATTGATGTGCGTTAGTCTTGGTATAGAATCATCAAAGAATATGGATGTTACCGGTAATAAGGTGCATGATGCATATTGGAATGATGATAATATTGATGGGATTACCAAGTATTGTGAGAGAGATGTTGAAGTATTAATTGATGTCATTAAAAAATTAATTGAATTAAAATGAGAATTTGGGTAAATGGTTGCTTTGACGTATTGCATATTGGGCATATATCATTACTTGAATATGCCAAAACACTTGGACATGTACTTGTTGGTATTGACTCTGATGAAAGGGTTAAACAATTAAAAGGTGATGATAGGCCAATAAATTCTGTTGATGATAGGATTAAGATGTTAAAATCTTTGAAATTTGTGGATGATGTTTGTGTGTTTGACACAGATACAGAGTTAAACGACATTTTATACCTATACCAACCAGATGTTATTGTGATTGGTGATGAATATAAGTCAAAGACTATAATTGGTTCAGAACATGCAAAAAGAATTGATTTTTTTGAAAAAAAGTATGATATTAGTACAACTAAAATTTTAAATAATAAAAACAAATAAAATGGAAATTAGAGAAGATTATAGCCAAGAAGAGCTAGAAAACCTAAAGCAATATCTTGATAATACAGATGATGATCAAGATATTGATGATGCAGATATGCAAACATTCATTCAAAATATGTTTGGAATGTCAATGGAAGAGTATTCTGGTGCTATTGAGGATGCAATGAAATCCAAAACACTTGGTTATAAGAAAGTTTCACCTGATGCAGTTGATCCTAAATATAACTATGAGAAAGATTCAGGATTTGATTTGCACTCCATTGAAGACCTTACCTTACCTGGCTTGTCAAGGGCTATGGTTGGCACAGGATTGTCTTTTGACATCCCTGATGGATATGAGATACAAATTAGGCCAAAGAGTGGTTTAGCAATCAATTATGGGATTACAGTTTTAAACACACCCTCCACAATTGATGGTGGATATACTGGGGAAGTTAAGGTAATTCTTGTTAATACATCAAGAGAAACTTACAAGGTTAAAAAAGGTATGAAGATTGCACAAGCTGTATTATGTCCAGTACAGCAAGGCAAATATGTTAATTTTGAAAATTTGGATGAATTACCCCAAACAGATAGGGGGGATAATGGTTTTGGTTCAACAGGACTTATTTAATACAAAAAAATATGATAACAATAGGATTTTCAACAAGAAAGAGCAATCCAGCATTTATTGAGCAAATTAAGAAAACAGTTGGCCCAAAAACTGTAGAGATAATTGAGGTTATTAATAATGGTGAAAAATCACTATCAAAAGTTTATAATGAGATATTAGGTCAAGCAAAGAACAACATTGTTGTTTTTTGCCATGATGATATCATATTTGAAGATAAAGGTTGGGGTAATAAATTAATTAAGCACTTTGATAAAACTAATTTTGGTATATTGGGTGTTGCTGGCACAACTAGTATGCCATCATCTGGTATGTGGTGGGAGGAAAGAAATAAGATGCTTGGTATTGTTAATCATAAGCATGAGGGTAAACAATGGGAATCCAAGTATTCTACCTCATTAGGTAATGAAGCAGAACAGGTTGTAATTGTTGATGGTTTGTTTATGGCAATTCATAAAGATAGGATTAAGAGCAATTTTATTGAAGATTTTGATGGATTCCATTTCTATGATATTGCATTTTGTTTTGAAAATTATATTAAAGGGGTTGATATTGGTGTTATATATAACATAAAAATAACTCATTTGTCAATTGGACAAACAAATGAAAAATGGGAAGAAAATAAAATTAAATTTGCTGAAAAATATGCAGATAACTTACCCGTTAAATTACCCCATAATGGAAAAAGGAAATTAAATGTTTTAATATCTTGCTTATTTTTTAAAAACTTCACAGGATCCGAATTATATGTGTATGAGTTAGCAAGAAATTTATTAAATGAAAACTGTAATGTTACTGTTGTTTCAGATATAAATGGGCCATTAGCCAATATGGCAACAAACTTGGGTATTAATGTTTGTTCCATAAATGAACCACCTGGTTTTAAATTGGGTGATGGTAAGTGGGGGTTTGATACAGATAAAGGTTTTGAAACTTCAAAAGAAAATATGTTGTATAAAGTAAATGAAGTCAATTATGATGTAATCCACACACAACATAAACCAATAACTGAAGCAATTTGCAACTTATATCCAGATGTCCCTAAATTATATACAATTCATTCTGAAGTAATTTCAGAAGAACAACCTATTCTTCATCCATCAATAAAGAAATATGTGGCAATCAGACCTAGCATAGCAGATTATATTGAGAATGATTTTAGAGTTCCATCTGAAGATATTGTTGTGGTTAGAAATCCAATTGATGAAAAAAGATTTAATAAAATCAAAACAAAGAATGAGAACTATGTCTTATTTGTTGGCACAATTGATTATTTAAGGAAAAATGCTATAATGGATTTGTCAACGTATGCAAAAGAAAACAATTTGGAATTGTGGTTGGTTGGAGCAAATTCATCAACATATTTGGGAGAATTATTAAAAGAAAATCATATAAAACACTTTAACGCAACTTGGAATGTTGAAAAGTTTGTAAAAAATTGCAAAGAAACTGCTGGTATTATGTTGGGAAGAACAACAATTGAAGGCTGGATGTGTGGTAAAGGTGGTTGGATATATGAGGTTGATAGTAATGGGAATATTGTTAAAAAAGAATTTCATAACCCCCCAACTGATAATGAGTTGCAAGATTCTTATTTTGCGTCAACTGTTGCTAAAAAAATAAAAACTGAATATATTAATATTCTATAATATAAATTACTAAAGATTTTAAAATGAAATTATTTGATAGATTTGATAAAGTGTATTGTATTAATTTAGAGCATAGAGAAGATAGGAAGAATCATATTTTATCTGAATGTAATAAATATGATTTAGGTGAAGTTTCTTTTTTTAACGCATTTAATGGTAATAATCTTTCAAACCCATATAAAATATCTAATGGTAATTTTGGATTGATATTAACAAATATTGAAATTATTAAGGAGGCAAAAAATAATAATTACAAAAATATTCTAATACTTGAAGATGATTGTTATTTTACTAGTGAAGTGTTAAATATAAATACATACTTTGATGCTTTACCAGATGATTGGGATATGCTTTATTTAGGGGGTAATCATAATACACATATTGGGAATTCACCCCCTATAGTAATAAATGAAAAAATTGTAAAATTACATAGCACACTCACAACTCACTTTGTTGCTATAAATAATCACATGTATGATGTTATATTAGCAAGGTTATCAAAATTTGATAATCCAATTGATGTTGTGTATACTGGAATACAAAAACTATACAATGTATATTCTACATCTAATACAATAGCTAAACAACTTAATGGGTATAGTGATATTGAAAATAGAGTTGTTGATTATAGTCAACTCATAAAATAATTTATGAATTACATTACAACAAATCATAGAGGGGGGATTGGGAATGTTATGTTTAAACTTGCGGCATCAGTAAGTTTAGCTATGGATAATAAGGTTGAGCATATTTTTTCAAAGGAGTTTATTAGACCTATTGACCCTAACTACCCAACATATTATAGTAATATTTTAAGAGGGTTTAAGTTTATTGAAAACCTGCCACCAAAATATCATATATATAATGAACCTAAATTTTCATATACAGACATACCTTATATTGAAGGAACCAACTTACTATTAGATGGATACTTTCAAAGTGAAAATTATTTTATTAGAAATAAAGAAACAATCATTAACTTATTTAAACCAACTAATGAAATAAAAGAAAGTATAATAAAGGACATTCTAGGTATTCAAAATTATATATCAATACATGTTAGAAGGGGAGATTTTCTAAACTACCCAAATCATCACCCCCAACAATCATTAGAATATTATAAAAAAGCAATAGATAACTTTGGTGTTGATAGAACTTATATAATATTTAGTGATGATTTAGAGGGTGTTAAGGATATGTTTAATTTTCTACCAAACAAAATATTCTACACTTCTAGTCAAGATTGGTTAGATTTATACATAATGAGTTTGTGTGAGCATAATATTATATGTAATAGCACTTTTAGTTGGTGGGGTGCTTACTTAAATGAAAACCCAAACAAAGTGGTTATTGCACCAAAAAAATGGTTTGGATTAGCATATACACACTATGATACATCAACTTTAATACCAAAAGACTGGTTAATATTAAATGAGTAAATATGAATAAAATTTTTTCAAAAGTAGAAGAAGGTAAATTGTTGCATATCATCAATAGATTTGATGAAATAAGTGGTAGGAATGAAATTGTGCCAGAAGATAATTTCATCCAATGTGCAACCCTAAAAATGCCAAAAGGTAAAACATTTCCACCACATAAACATATAACAAAAGAAAGGCATTACCTTGAACAAATTGCACAAGAATCTTGGGTTGTAATAAAAGGTAGTGTTAAGTGTTTCTTTTATGATATTGATGATACAATTATAGCAACAGAAGTATTAAATTTTGGTGATGCTAGTTTTACATTATATGGAGGACATACTTATGAAATATTGGAAGATGATACAATTGTGTATGAATATAAAACTGGACCTTATGAGGGGCAAAAACTTGATAAAACATTCATATAATGAATCAAAAATATAAATCAATAGGTGAGGATGTTTTTATACATAAAGATGCCATAATAAAGCATCCAAATTTATGTAGTATAGGTAATCATGTTGCAATTGATAATGGGGCTTTTTCAACTCAATTAGAAATAGGGGATTATGTTCATATTTCACCATATGTTTGCACAATTGGTGGTAAAACAACAAAAGTCACATTTGAAGATTTTTCATTTGTTGCTGCTGGAACTAAAATAGTAACAGGTAGTGAAGATTACACTGGTGGAGGGTTAGTTGGTCCAACTATACCAATAGAATATAGAAAACTAATATTTAATAATGTTATTTTCAAAAGATTTTCTGGATGTGGTGTTAATTGTTCTATTATGCCTGGTGTAACTTTTGGTGAGGGTGCTATTTTGGGTGCTAATTCATTGGCAACAAAAGATTTAGAACCTTGGACAATTTATGTTGGTTCGCCAGCAAAGCCAGTAAAAATGAGAGATAAAGATATTGTTTTGAAATATGCAAAAGAACTTGGGTATGAATGGTGATAAGATAAAAATAAATATGATTGGTGGGGGTTTTCAGCATTCAATATCATCAGGTGATTTAGAACCAAAATATGTTGAATGGGTTAAACACACTCAAGCGGCACCAATTTCTTTTCATATTGATTATGCTATATTAGCTGATGTAAACCCAGCAAAAAAAAACTATGGGTGGCTTTCTGAATCAAAAACAATTATTGGAGATGTATATGATTGGGCAAAAAAAAATACAGACAATTTAAAATCCAAATTCATAAAAGTATTCACACATGATGTTGAATTAGCTAACACATCTAGTATATTCCAGCTAACCCAAACAGGAGGTAGGTCTCGTATGGAATTTGGGGATATATATCCAAAAACAAAATTGGTTTCAATGATTGCATCCAATAAGGTATTGTGTGAAGAACACGTATTTAGACAAAATGTTATAAAAAAATATAAAGGAAAATGTGATCATTTTGGTAGAGGGTTTAATGAAATTGCAGATAAGAAAGATGGTTTAAAAGATTATTGCTTTTCATTTGCACTAGAAAATGGAACATATCCAAATATGTATAGTGAAAAAATAACAGATTGTTTTATGACCGGAACAATACCAATATATTATGGTATTGATAATATTGGTGATTATTTTAATACTGATGGTATAATTAGATTAACAGATGACTTTAAAGTTGAAGATTTGTCTTTTGATTTATATCATAGTAAACTAGACGCAATTAAAGATAATTTTGAAAGGGGTTTAAATATTTTACTATCTGAAGATTTTATCTATATTAATTTTATTAAAAATAAATAAATATGTCATTTGAATTAATAACAACATTTGAAAAAAGACTATCCAATTTTTTTGGCTCAAAGCACGCAATATGTGTTGACTCTTGTACACATGGTCTTGAATTAGTTTTAAGGTATAGAAATGAAAAAAAAATAATAGTCCCAAAAAGAACTTATTTGTCTGTACCATTTTTGGCTAATAAATTAAATATTGAGAGGGAGTGGAAAGATGAAAATTGGGAAGATTTTTATGCACTTAATGATGGAGATAGAAAAATAATAGATGCTGCTGTTTTATGGGAAGAAAATAGTTATATACCTAATACATTTATGTGTATAAGTTTCCAATACCAAAAACATTTATCATTAGGAAGGGGCGGTGTCATTTTATTAGACAATGATGATGATGCTTTAATTTTAAAAAAAATGTCTTATGATGGAAGACTTCCAAATTTGCCTTGGAGAGAACAAAATATAGATTGTGTTGGGTATCATTATTATATGACCCCAGAGACAGCTAAATTAGGTTTGGATAAAATAGATGATGCAATAAAAAATAAACCAAAAAAATGGAAGGTCAGTGATTGGCCTGATTTAACAGAAATGAAAATATTTAAAAATGAATAAAAAAGCGTTTATAACAGGAATTGGAGGGCAAGATGGCTCTTACTTAGCTGAATACTTACTTGAATTAGGTTATGAAGTATACGGTATAATTAGAAGAAATTCTATTGCTGAAAATCAACAAAGTAGAATTGAAGACATTAGGGATGGTATAAATGTGTTCTATGGGGATTTGTTAGATCAAGGGTCTTTAGATAGATTACTTAGTGATATTAAACCAGATGAGATATATAATTTAGCAGCACAAAGCCATGTTAGAGTTAGTTATGATATTCCACAATTTACTGTACAAACAAATGCACTTGGTGTGCTAAATATTTTAGAATCATATAGAAGAGTATGCCCAGAGGCTAAATTCTATCAAGCAAGTTCTTCTGAAATGTTTGGTAGTTCAGTTGATAGTGATGGCTTTCAAAGAGAAACAACAATAATGAATCCAGTATCACCTTATGGTTGCTCTAAAGTTTTTGGTTATAATATTGTAAGGAATTATAGAAATGCCTATAAATTACATGCAACAAATGGTATATTGTTTAACCATGAATCACCAAGAAGAGGTACAAATTTTGTTACAAATAAAGTAGTAAAAACAGCTGTTGAAATTAAATTAGGTTTGGCTGATAAATTAGTTTTAGGTAATTTAGATTCTTATAGAGATTGGGGACATTCAAAAGATTATGTTAGAGCTATGCATAAGATAATTAACCATACAAAGCCAGATGATTTTGTTGTATCCACTATGGTTACACATTCTGTTAGAGAAATGGTTGAGTATGTTTTTGATAAGTTGGATTTAGATTTAAATAAGTATGTTAGCCAAGATAAAAAATTTTTAAGGTCTGAAGAATTAGAATACTTAAAAGGGGATTCAACTAAAATAAGGGAAACATTAGGTTGGACGCCAACATATACCTTTGAAACAATGTTAGATGAAATGATTGAATATTGGCTACATAAATTTAACAATGAAAACTTAACGGTTAAAGTCTAATATAGTGATAAAATTAATTATATTTGATTTAGATGGGGTTTTAGTTGATGCAAAAAACATTCATTATTTAACTTTAAATGAAGCATTAGGGAGTAAGTATGAAATATCCTGGGAGGAACATTTAAATAAATATGATGGCTTAAAAACAAATGAAAAATTAAAACTACTAACAACTAGTAAGGGTTTGCCCCCATCATCATACAATGAAATATGGTTAAAAAAACAAGAATTAACTATCAATGAATTAAAGAAAATAACACCAAATGATGTTTTAAAGAACACAATTAAAGAATTATCCCACCAGAAATATAAAATAGCGGTATGCTCAAATAGTATTAGGAAAACCATTCTAACTGTATTATCTAAATTAGACATTATTGAATATTTTGATTATATTGTATCTAATGAGGATGTGAATAATTCAAAACCACACCCTGAAATGTATTGGAAGACAATTTCATATTTTGGGGTTTTGCCAGAAGAAACATTAATTATTGAAGATTCGCCTTTTGGTTTATTAGCGGCTAATAGGTCAAAATCAAATGTTATGAGAGTTGAAACTCCTAATAGTGTAACGATTGATAACATAAATAAACACATTAATAATTTAATAATGGAAGAAACTCCAAGATGGAAAAATGAAAAACTAAATGTGTTAATCCCAATGGCTGGTGCGGGGAGTCGGTTTGAAAAAGCAGGATACACGTTTCCCAAACCGCTTATTGATGTTAATGGGAAACCTATGATTCAAGTTGTGGTTGATAACTTAAATTTGGATGCCAACTTTATCTATGTTGTGCAAAAATCTCATAGACAAAAATACAATTTAGATACATTATTAAATTTAATAACACCAAATTGCACTATAATTGAAGTTGATGGACTTACTGAGGGGGCTGCTTGTACTGCTTTAATGGCTAAAGATTTGATAAATAATGATAACCCATTGTTTTTTGCAAATTCTGACCAATATGTTGAATGGAACTCAAATGAGTTTATGTATAAAATGCAAGAAACAAATTTTGATGGGGGCATTGTAACATTTAAATCAACTCACCCTAAATGGTCTTTTGTTAAATTGGATGAAAATAATTTTGCATCAATGGTTGCTGAAAAAAATCCAATATCTGATTTGGCAACAGTTGGTTATTATTTTTGGAAAAATGGTTCAGATTTTGTCAAATATGCTGAACAAATGATAAATAATAACATAAGAGTGAATAATGAATTTTATGTTTGCCCTGTTTTTAATGAAGCCATAAATGATGGTAAGAAAATAATAACATTTAATGCATCCAAAATGTGGGGCATAGGAACACCGGAAGATTTGGATTTATTTTTGAGAAAAAAGTCTTAATATTAATTTAATACCCAAAAATAACACATAAAATGTTTAGATGTGTTATTTATGTAATAAAACAACTTAATGACAAGAAGAAGATTTGTGAAAAAAGAAGATGAGGTTGAGTTAGCTCCCCAATCTAGGAAAAGTCAAATTTGCAGTTTGCTTAAAAAGAAAACAAAAGAAAAATTCCTAAATGACAACCAAGCAATTTATTACGATAAATTGTTAAACCACCAAATTACAATATGTGTTGGTCCAGCAGGAACTGGTAAGAGTTATATGTCAATGAAGGCAGCAGTGGATTTACTTGCAGACCCCAACAATACATATGACAAATTGGTAATTGTTAAACCAGCGGTTGAAGCAGAAGAGAAATTAGGAGCTTTACCTGGAACAGTTAATGAGAAAATGGATCCATATATTTATCCATCTTTTTATCTTTTAAACAAAATAATTGGAAAAAATATCCGTGAGAAATTAATGGATATGGAGGTTATTGAGGTTATGGCTCTTGCTTATATGAGGGGGTTAAATATTGATAATACCATCTTGGTTTTGGAGGAGGCGCAGAATACAACGCCAAATCAAATGAAATTAGTATTGACAAGGATTGGATTTAACACTAAATTTTTTATATCTGGTGATTTGGAACAAACTGACAGATATAAAGACAAAAGGGGAACTGGACTATATGATGCTATGTCAAGGTTGCAAGATGTTGATGATATTGCACACCATGAATTTGGCACTCAAGATATTGTGAGAAATCCCCTTATATCAAAAATATTAAAAAAATATGAGGATTGGAATTGATTTAAATGGAGTTTTAAGGGATACTCTTGGTAAAATAGAACAAGTTTATGATAAATTTTATGTTTCAAATGAAGGTGAAGAATCTGATTTTAAATATGAGATAACATATCCAATTAATTCCTTAAATCTTATGAATCATTTCAAATTTGTGTCAGGTGATGATTTGTATAATTTCTTATATGTTGAACATCCTATGGAGATATTTGGTCATGCGGGATCTGTTGAATATACAGGTATGAATGATTTGAATGATTTATATATGGATATGAGAGACAAGCATGAGATTATAATTGTTTCAGATGAAATTGGCAAATCAAAACCTGCCACATTATTTTTCTTATCAAAATTTTCTTGTTTGGTTGAAAACATTATGTTTTATAGCGAACAAACAAAAAATAATATGATTGGGACAATAGATGTTTTACTTACAGCTAATCCTGACTTATTATTAAAGGAATTTGATGGTTTAAAGGTTATCAAATATGAACAAGAATACAATAAAGACAGTAAAGCTAAACATAGCATAAACAAACTGAAAGAGTTAAAAGATAAAATTTTAGAAATATGTTAAAAATTTTAGGAGAACATTATTATGTTGATTTAGATGTTGTTGAAAAGTATGTTGATATGACAGAAGTTGCACCAATAGAAACAACAGGGGCAACAGACACAAAAATAAATATCATCAAATATGAACTTGTAAAACTAATGTTAGATGTTATTCTAACAGAAAATGATGATGTTGATGAAAAACTTGGATTAAGTTCAGGCAACAACTTGAGCCTACCATTTAAATTGGCTTTTAATACATTATTAAACAAAAAGATAATAAACAAATATTAACATGAATGATATTAAAACAAAAATTGAAGATTCTTTAAACCAGTTAAAAGACAAGAAATCAAGAATTTATTTTGTTGCCCAAGACACAAAAGGAAATGCTAGGGCATCCATAAAATACATATATGATGTTGCTATGGCTTTGAAAGATAGTGGATTTAATCCCATTATTTTACATGAAAAGAAGGATTATACCGGAGTTGCTTCTTGGCTTGATGAAAGTTATATGGCAAATCTTCCCCACCGTTCAATAGAGGGGGAAAACTTGGAAATTAGCCCAGAGGATTTTATTGTGCTTCCTGAAATCTATGGCTTTATTATGGAACAAATTAAGGATTTGCCTTGTGGAAAAATTGTATTAACCCAATCTTATTCATATGTATTGGATACCTTACAACCCGGTCAAAGTTGGCCTTCCCTTGGTTTCTTAAAATGCATCACAACATCTGAAAAACAAAAAGAACGGGTTGAATCTTATATGAAGAAAATGTCATATGATGTCATTACGCCTTATATATCAGAAATTTTTGATAAACCAAAATTACCCCCAATGCCAATTGTGGCAGTTCATACAAGAGACCAGACAGATACAATTAATATTGTTAAGGAATTCTATTTAAAATATCCCCAATTCAGGTGGTTCACATTTAGGGATATGAGGGGACTTACCCAATTGGAGTTTGCCAACTCATTAAAGAATTGTTTTTTAAGTGTTTGGATTGATGATATTAGTGGTTTTGGAACATATCCATTAGAATCAATGTCTTGTGGAATTCCAGTTATTGGAAAAATCCCAGATTTAATCCCTGAGTGGATGAATGAGAATAATGGGATATGGGTACAAGACAAGTTAAAGATTGTTGATTATATTGCTGAATTTATACAAAATTGGCTTGAGGATAGTATAGTGCCTGAATTATATGAAGAAGTTGAAAAAACAGGAAATCAATACAAGGACAAGGAAAAATTCACAACAACTGTTATCAATTGTTTTACAGGTTATTTTGATAATAGAATAAATGCATTTCAAGAACAATTAAACAAAATATAAAATGAGTAAAAAATTATCATTATCTATTATATTGCCAATCAAGTCATCAAAAAGTAAGGACTTTGATATATTTTTTGATAAGGCAATTGCATCACTAGAGAAACAAGAAGCTGATTTTGATGAGTTGGTTATTGTTCATACAAAGGAAGATACGCTTGTTAAATTCTTAAATGACTATGATTTTAAGAATTTAAATGTAAAGAAGTTTGAATGGGATTCTGAACCAAATTATTGCTCACAGATTAATTATGGTGTTGATAAAGCATCATCAGAATGGGTTTCATTATTTGAATTTGATGATGAGTATTCCAATATTTGGTTTAAGAATTTTAGAAAATATGCTGAAGTATATCCAGATTATGCGGCATTTTTACCAGTTGTAGTTGATGTGGATGCAAAGGAAGTATTTGCTGGTTTTACAAATGAAGCAACTTTTGCCGCAAATTTCACACAAGAAATGGGTATATTAACAAATGATATCTTACACGAGTATCAAAATTTTCAAACATCTGGAATTATTTTGAAAAAGGATATATTTATGGAGATAGGAGGATTCAAACCATCTGTTAAATTAACTTTTGGTTATGAGTTCTTACTAAGGCTTACCTATAATTCAACACCAGTAATGACAATACCTAGATTGGGGTATAAGCATACAAATCTTAGAGAAGGATCTATATTCTGGAATTATAAATTTGCCAAAGATAAAATTACTGAAGATGAAGTTAAGTTTTGGCTTCAAACTGCTAAAAAAGAATATTTCTTTACAACAGATAGAGAAATAAAATATGAAACTGAAAAATCTTAATGACAAATCAAATTGTTGACGTAATTGATGATGCTAAGAAAACAAAGAAAAAATCAAAAGAAAATTATTTTGATGTAAGAGAAGAAACTGCTGTTATTGATTTTTTAACAGCAAATTCTTTTTACGAGAAAAATAAGATATATAATGAATTTCTTAGAAACCCCCTAGACAAGATGATATCGTCAATAATTAGGCGATATAGATTATATAGAAAAGATATGGATTTCAATGAACTTCATACAGATGTCCATTCTTTTCTTATGACCAAGGTGGATAAATTCAAGCCATCTAAAAACAAAAAGGCATATTCTTACTTTGGCACAATTTGTAAGAATTACTTAATGGGACAGATATTAAAAGACCAAAAAGAAACAAATAGAAAAGTTTCCTATGAGGATATATCTTCAACCATAGAACAACGCCCAGATATGCTATATCATATTGATGAAGATGTTTTGGATTTGGATTCAGTCATAATAGAATATACAATAAAACTTAAAGATTTTGTTGAAACCCAATCATTAAATGATAATGAAAAAAAATTAGGATTGGCTTTAATAGATGTGTTTGAGAAATATGAAACAATATTCACATCAACAGATAATTCAAAGTTTAATAAAAATTTGATATTGTTGTCATTACGTGAAATGACAAACTTAACAACAAAAGAGATTAGAGTTTCATTAAAGAAATTCAAATCTCTTTATATTTTTATTATAAATAAAATTACATAATTATGGCTAGACCGCTTAAAAAAGAAATTTCCTTTAATAAGGAATCAATTTTAAACTTGATGCAAGAAATCTATAACGAACTTGTTGAACAAAGAACCACAGCAATTCGTATACAAAATAAGATGTTGACGATGCTGAAAGAACCTGAAGATATGACTATGATTGGACCTGTTATTGAAAAACAGCAAAAAATCATTAATGATTGTGTTGAGAAGAAGTTAAGTTTATCTAAACTACAATCAAGTATCTGGGAGAAAATGAGCAAAGATGAAACATCATATTCATTTGCTGATTTGGATGAAAATGTTTTGCAGAATTTATTGGACAAAGATATAAATAATGAAATGACAAATAATTATACAGTAAAGTAATTATATGCCAAATTTACTGAATGAATATAAGAATATTAGTAAGCAAATTGATGCTTACACAACTTATTTAAATAGTGTTCAAGCGTCTGATACAGCAAGGGCTCAAGCCCAAATATTCTTTGATAAGAAGGTATCTGATGTTAAAAATGCAATTAATGTTTCTGATTCAGTAAAAAATTTAAAAAAAAACAGAACCCCCTCCTTATTTGACCAGTTAATTGGGTTCATTAAAAAATTGGATGGTGAGGGTGCTGATACCAATAATAAGTTATTAAAGACTTTTTCAGATATTGTTGTTAAGAACTTGCCTGAAATTAAGAAAATCCTTTCAGAGGAAGCCATCAAATTATTGGGTTGTAGAGATGAGCAGACATTTCCAGCACTAAAATTGGTTGATTTTGAGTCTGCCAATTTTATTGTGCCTATTGAGAGCCAAATATATATTCCATTAAAGAATTTGGATTTATGGAAAAATCTAAAGAAGGATCCTGATTCAACTTCTGGTATTTTCTTTTATGAAAATTTGGGGGGTGTTGACATATTGGATGGTATCAATAATAATAAATATAAAAATTTTGGTGGGAGTTTAAGATTTCCTTTTAACCGAGAATTATATGATAGGGTTATAAATCCTAATCAAAGTTTTTATGAAAAATATGATGAAACTTATCAAGGGGGGTCAAAAGCCCCTTTGTTTGATTTCAAGTATGTTACAGAGAATAATTTGGGGGAAACAGGTGATTTTATTGCTGTTACTTTATTGAGTAAAGATGATGAGTTTAATCTTTATAGCAAATTTATTTTTGATTATTATGATAGCATTAACATTTTTGATTTCAACAATTTAATAAAAAACATCTTTAATTATTTGCTTGATGGGGCTGACATAACACAGAGTAGTTCACCAAAGGAGATAGGGGATAAGACAAAGTTTATGTTATTGATTGAAAGGCTTTGTGGTAAGTGCTTTGATAATAGTGATGAGATTGATGTTAGTGGTACAGCAAAGATTGCTGAATTGGATGATGATAGTGATGATTTCTTTACATTTTCAGAAATTGATTTGAGACTGATTGAAGAGAATGTAAATAACTATAAGAACAAGATTGTTAGTTATGATAGTTGTGGAGTTGTTAACCAGCCAATTGATTATGATGGAATTGTTGATTATGCCAAGGAGGTTGTTGGGGGATTTGATGCATTAAGCCCCACAGCCCAGAGTGATGCGTTAACCAACGCTATTTTAAACATATTAAAAAACAATAATTTAACAAACAATAATGCAACATTATTTTCATTTGTTAAATCAATTATTGAATCTATTTTGACACCAAAAGTTTTATTCCCCATTATGGCTTTGGGTCAAGTTATTGAAAAAACAGCAAGTGCTCAATATGAATTGGTTAGGGGACGTGCTGATGAGTTCATAACACAGAATAAGAAAGCAATTAAAAATTTTACAGATGAAGGAATTGATTCGGCTGAATTTTTTGCAAAAAAATATAAGGCATATCTGCAAAATGTAACAAGAAGAGTTTTGGAGTTATTTCTGAAAGAATTGTTTAACGCACTTAAAGGTAAATTAAAAAAACTGGTATCAAGGGTTGTTGGGGGTGTTTTCAAGAATTATTCAAAAAAACAAGTCCAAGTTATATTGGCATTAAGCACCGGTTTACTGGGTATCATAGCAACAATAACAAATTTTAGAAAATGTAAAAGTGTTATTGAAAGTATTGGCAAAATTTTAAATTCCATAAACATATTAACCAAAGCCGCAATAATTCCAATACCCCCACCATTATTGATTGGGGCGCAGTTTTTGCCAGGGTTCTCAAATGAAAGGGCAAAGATTAATGTGATTGGGGAAATGCAAAGTTTGGGATTACCAACAGAAGATTTATTGGATGGTACGCCAAATAGGGTTCTATTATTTGCTGAAGCTGTCATAAATGGCACAGATAATGAGGAAATAACAAATGGCGCTGTTGATGGGTTTATTGATCCCCTATTAACAGGAAGGGTATTTGCCAAAAAAAGACATGGATAATATGGAAAAGATTGAGAATATAATTGAGTTTTCAAAGGATTTGAAAAACAAAAGCAATGCAGAAATTATACAAACTCTTGACACTTTAAATGAGGAGTTTAATTTTACAAAGAATGTTGTGATTAACTTGACCCATAATTTGGATAAGATTGAGGAGTTATATACAATAATCCTAAAAGAGTATAATACAAGGCAAAATGGATAATAAAATATTATTTCCTGCAATTATTACAAGCATTGAAGACCCCCTTATGATTGGACGTGTAAGGGCTGAGATTGAATCTGACAGGAATGATGATATTTTGAAATCAATAACTGACCCCCCATTTAATATTAAGAAAGATATCTGGGGAGATAGGGATCCATTTATATTTAAGCCATTACTACCCTATTATTATAACACACCTTTGGCAGTTGGAGAAATGGTGTTGGTTATCTTTGCAAATAAAGATTTTAAATTTGATAATCAATATTTCATTCAATCTGATTTCACATCCCCAATGCGTGCCAATTTCAATAGTAATGTTGAGGCAAGAATAACCACAGGTTCTGGTAGGAGATTTAAATCAAATTTGAGTTTAAAAAACTTGGATGGAACATATAGAAAGAACAAAACAAAAGGGATATTTGTTGAACCACAAGATAATGGGATTATTGGTAGGGGTTCATCAGATGTTATTGTCAAGGATAATGATGTATTGATAAGGTCTGGGAAATATAAGGGGCAACTTGACCCAAGAGAATTTCCAAATCCAAATATAAATAGGTCATTTGTTCAAGTATCACAATTCAACACACGTAAGATTGCTTTACCCCCAGTTGAATTGGAGTTTGATAGAGAGAAGTTTTTAGCCACAAAGTTTTTGATTGAATGGGTAATTCAAAATCCTGATTCAACATCAACATTTAATGGTGTTGTTAATCTATATACATTAAAACAAAACGAACGTGTTGCAATCAACAAACTTGATATTAATAGTTCAGTTGATGATTTAAAAGTGATTAGAGCAAGATCGTCATTTAATGGATTAAGCAAGGATAACACCATTGCATTCATAAATAATTTTATTTTAAATTGTGATAATCTTCTTAAATTGGATGATGGCACACAACTATTCTTACCAAATGAGGTGAAATACCCAATATTTTTTAGACCAGGATTTGCCACAGTTGTTAGATTAAATGGTTCTTTTGGCAAGGTAATTCCACAAAATCTGGTGGATATATACAATAATATTAAATTTGATAAATTTGCCAAAACAAGTGGTTATGGTTTTATTTATTCAAAAGGTAGCACAAAGATACCCACATTAACAGAAACAACTGAAATAATCCAAACACAAATTGTTAATGAAGATAATTCAGCAACATTGATTGGGGCTGATGAGATATATCTATTATCCCACAAATCAGATGTTGTGCCAAATAAGAATAAGATTGATTTGACTGGTTCATTATATGGCATTGAACAAGATAAAATAATTGATAATATCTTGCCAAATACATCATCATTGGTTAGGGGGGAGGAACTTTTGGAACTAATAAATTTGATTGTTAGATTTCTAATAACCCATGCCCACCCATTCCCAGGATTGCCCCCGGTTTCAGTTACAGAAGATGGTTCAACAATAAATAACTTGTTAAGTGAATTATCCTTGGCCACAAAGAAGATATTAAACAAAAAAATTAGAATGAATTGATATTTATAAGATAAAATAATAATGTCAATTCATTTATCTTATTTCAATAGAAACAACACATTAATATCAAATTCCAAAATAAATACAGGCAGAAATCCTGTTGTGGAATTAACCTACGGGGCAACAGATTACCTAATCCCTGCATATGGTCCAACAAGATTAATCTTTAATTTAAATCTTCAACCATTAATTGATAAAGTTAATGATGCCATCATATTTAGTGGTTCATTAAGCAGTGTCACTCATACATTAGTGATGAGGAATACAGCATCATTTGATGAATCATTATTGAATGGTAAAATGCCTTCACAAAAGAGAAGAGCATCATCATTTGATTTGAATTTATTTAGAATTCCATTAAGCCAAGGAACAACTGGATATGTGCAATATTGGGATGAAGGTGTTGGATATGACTATACAAATTATTCAAAAAACTTGAATTCAGGGTCTGGGGCAAAATACCCTCTTGTTATAAATGATGACAATTCATTTGCGACAACTCCATCAAATTGGTTTAGTGGGAAGACCATAAGTGGTTGGACTGAGCCTGGAATATATAATAATAAAAATGAGGGCAAATTTAATTATTCTGAATTAACTATTATTGATACCCAACATTTTGAATTTGGTAATGAAGATATTTCATTTGATATGACAAATGAAATAAACGCCATTTTAAGCGGCTCTACTGCATCTTATGCTGGTTGGGGTATTGCATATCCACCATCTTATGAAAATGCGGTAGGCTTAACAGAAAGTTATTCTGTTGGCTTCTTTTCAAGGCACACCCAGACATTTTATGAACCATATTTAATAACAACTTATGATGATTTGATTAAGGATGATAGAAATAATTTTGTTAAGAATAGGGTAAATAAATTATATCTTTATGTGACAGATGAAGATTCATATTCAAATTTGGATAATAATCCAATTGTTAATATATTTGACAATTATGGGGATGTTCTTACTGGTTGCACAAACTTGCCAACAATATTAATTACCAAGGGAGTTTATGAGGTATCTATTCCAAATGTATTTAGTGGGCGTACAACACCTATGGTATTTACTGATGTTTGGAGTGGGATGACCTTAAATGGGATTACATTACCCAATGTTGAAAATGAATTTGTATTATATGATGTAAATAATAGAATTAAAACTGGAACAAAGACAACAGAAAGTGAAACATATAATTTTGATTTCTATAACATTCTGCAAGGAGAAAAAATACTCAATACTGATGTTAGAAAGATTGGGGTTATAATTAAAAAAGCATATAGCACAAGTGAATTATTAACAAACATTAAAGGATTTTATCGTGTTTATGTTAAGGAGGGGGAAACCCAAGTCCAAGTTCAAGATTGGACAGAATTAAACAGAACACCAAATGAATATTATTTTAATTTTGATACCAGAGATAAAATACCAAATAAATACTTTGTTGATTTAAAGGTTCAAATTGCTGGGGAGATTACCACATACAAAAAACAATTAACATTCTTTATTGTAAATAAAAAATAATGGAAAAAGAAACAATAAAAAAAATATTTGATTTCCTTGAAGAAAAGGAAGGGGTAATACCTAAAAATAATTTAAGATGGAAGTTATTATTTAATAAACCATTAACAAAAGATGAATTAAATATAAAAGATGATTTGAATTTAATGTACTCAAGTATAGAATCATTACCAGAAGGGTTTAAAGTTGAGGGGGACTTAATTTTAACATTTTCAAGAATACAATCATTACCAGAAGGATTAAAAGTTGGTGGTAATTTGCATTTAAATTATACATCCATTAGTTCATTACCTAATGACTTAAAAATTAGGGGTCTTTTGGATTTATATTCTTGCAAAAATTTAATTTCACTACCAGAAGGATTAAAAGTTGGTAAATATTTGAATTTAAAAGATACAAAAATAACATCATTACCAAAAGGGTTAGAAGTTAGGGGGGTATTGTATATAGAAAATACCCCATTACGAAAATACACAGATGGACAATTAAGAGAAATGGTTTATCCTGGATTTATAAAAGGAAAAATATCAAGATTGTGAAAGAAGAAACATTAAAAAGAATATTTGAATTCCTTGAAGAGAAGGGAGAACATAATATTCCATTTAAAATCAAGTTGATATTTAATGAACCATTAACAAAAGAAGATTTGAATGTTAAAGGTTATTTGAATTTAATGCATTCAAAAATAACCTCATTGCCAGAAGGGTTAAATGTTAGGGGTTGGTTGAGTTTAGGGTTTACAAATATAGCCTCATTACCAGAAGGATTGAAAGTTGGAGGTGATTTGATTTTATATAAATGTATTAAATTAACCTCATTACCAGAAGGTTTGAAAGTTGGTGGTTATTTGGATTTAAGAAAAACAAATATAACCTTATTACCAAAAGGGTTGGAGGTTCATAGTAGTTTGGTTATTACAGATACAGCATTATTAGAATACACAGATA